ATGATCTGGCTGATCTTTTAGTTCCTGAAATCGTTTGTTCATAAATTTTAGAACGCCACCCTCAAAATTGACGAGGACGCCATCCATATCGCTAAAGACTTGGTACTTCATAGGAGCACCTCCCTTCAACATTATAATACCATATGTTTTTAGTAGGTCAAGAAGTTTATTTATCTTCTTGTGCGTCAAGGTAGGCGGCTATCGCCATCTGTTGCTTTTTCTTTTTTGACTTGCCCTTAAACTGCGGGGCGTCAGACTTGCGAAAATCTTTGACATAATCTCCGGCATCAGAATCTTTATCAAGTTTTTCTCCGACAACATGATCATACTCAAGATAGTTTTTGATTACGCCAATATAATCTGCAACCTTGGTCATCTTACTTTGAAGCCACGCCGGGTAATTATCGCCCGAACGAATCATTTGAAACACCTGTGAAGCATCTCGGGCTGTCTTATACATTTGACGCTTTGCCATATCGTCTTCGTGATCATGTGCTTCTGGAATATTGTTTTCTCCAAGATCCTTCGAAGCCGCCACACTGGCATCAAAAGCTTGTTTTGATTTATTCAATATCTGCTGGGCGTTCAGCCCCTCACCATCTAAACGAACAAGCAAATTAGAAATCTGTGTGATTGCATTCTGCTCCAAATCAGCATCAGAAATTTCATTCAAACTCTTAATGTGTTCTTTGATTAGTTTACGGATTGTATCTTGTGTTAATTTCATACATTAATTAGGCGGTAAATTATCTATTTTCATCTTTGTTGTAAGAATACCTTTATTGTTCTCATTACGGATTATGAACTCAGCATACCTAGCAACTACAATAGCATCAGCACGGTCATCAACTCCTTTGGAGTAATTAACCCCATTCCTGTTAAAGGACCACTTAAATTTAGCTCCCTCTTTTTCTATAACCTTTTCAACAACCATCTTTTTTCTTGCCGCACTTTTAGTGCCTCTGGGAAACACCAAACCATAAGAAGTTCTAGCTTTAGAGACATTTACTAACACTGGCTTAATGCCAAATATTTCAAAACAATTCCAACTAACTAAACCGTTGAATCTAGCTAGTGCAAGTAAAATATTCAAATTACTATTGAATCGATGCGACAAACCACGCACAAAATCTTCAATATATATGTGGGTTATATTATACTTCTGGGATAATTGATAGAGTTCTGCTGCTACTGCCTCTGCCTTGATAAAAGAGTCAGGGTATTCTTTTTTATCTCCAATGTTCCAGTTGTCACTATGAAGTAGTTCCCTGGTCTCTTTAGTAACCTTTTCTCCATTATACTCGATTGTATGAGTGGTTGGGTCGCCTAATACGCAAACCCCGATCATAGTAGTAGAAACATCAAGACCTAATATCATACCTCATCTTATCACATGTCAAGATTTAGTTTAAAGGTAAAATTATCAATTTCTCTTTTTAGGACAGGGTTAGCTAATTTTGCTATACCTAGAAGATTCTTATGTTCGTCAAAAATACCTATTTGGCTTATGAAGGTCTGCTTCTGGAACTCATCATCGTAATTACAGTATTGACTCTGTACTGTGTTTTTGATAGCAATGTCTGTAGGTTCCACATAGCCATTTCTGCCAGACGAAACTTTACTTGTCCAGTGAGATGAAGAGTATTCAATCCATGTTGGATTCAAAGAATTATTTGCCTCTCCTGCTTGAACTGTCGCAAACATGGTCATAGATGGTATTTTTTGTGTACCCTTAAAGCTGACCGAATACAAACTAGCAGTAGCAGATGTTGGGTTGTTTCCGAACTCAAGCCACGTTGGCTTTGATAAACTGCCGGCACCAAAGTCATCAAGATCGTCTGAAATGGCGGCGGATGAAGTTAGTAATATAAAACCCTCATTGTAAAGAACGACGCCCACAGTTGAGCCACTAGTAGAACCAACCACTGATATCAACTCGCCATTCTTTCTTTTGTCAATTGCTTCACCAATTAACGTGCCGGTGTGATAGAATTTTAAACTAACAGACCCTTTGTCAATACCATCTGAGAAAAATATTGATGGCACCTGAATCATATTAACTGCGCCTGTAACATAACTGCCTGTATAAGAATAACTGTCACTAAGATACTTGTAGTAATTCATTGTGTTTTTTAGAGATATTAATGCTTTCCTTGAATCAGCATATTCGTCTAGTTGCTGCTCATATACAGCTTCGGATCCAGGTCCGATACCAAGAGTTGGAAGATCTAGTCCTGTAAAGTAATGACGACCTATAGAAGATGTCATAGGATAGGAACCGTTGATCTGAGTACCAGCAGCAACTTCGTTATAGGCAGACCCAGTTATCGTTCTAGAGCCCAAATTCATAGTATTATAAAAACCATCTTTGATTATGAATGGTTGAATAAGTGATTGATTTGTGCCGTCTCGATCTACATTGTATTCGTACAAGCTAACAGTGCCTGTAGGAATGTTTCTACCCAAATCTCTTTCATTGTTTAGGTATGCGGCACCCTTATATAAGACAAATTCATATGATGGTTTTGCCACCATACGATTTATCAGTATATCATCGGGACCAAACGAATGAAGGTAGGACATCCATACCCCCTTCTAGTAATCGTTCCTGACTCTTAGGATCAACTCGCCAGCGGGTGTCTTTTTCAAAGGCTCGCTGAGTTTGGCAACACTTAGCAAAGCGTTGTCTTCACTATAGAGACCCACTGTAGTAATGTAAGAGACTGGGTTATCCGCAGACACTTCTTTGACTCTCATTTTGCTAGCACTAAGATATGTGGGGTTGCTACTGAAGTTGAAATCACCATTATTTATTCTACAAAAATAAATTGTAGAGTTTAGTTCTGTAGTATTATTAAAGCTGATGTTTTGAATCCTGTGTCTGAACGCATCACATGCGCCGCTAATACTACTGCTAACCAAAAGATTGAGCGGCTTGAGTCCAGCAGACGTCATTTCACAATCTTCTACAAACGCAGGTTGGAAAACAGACGCAGTTATGACTGCAACGCCAGCTTGATAGAATACCAAACCGCAAGGTTTTGGCGAAGCTCCAGGGAACCCAGAACCAGTACCATACAGGATATTGAATTCACCAGCAGGAGAATTTGTTTTATATGCATTTGGACCATCTTTATCAAAAACAGTTAGAGTTTTTGCAAAAGGATTTGCAAAGGAAGCACTCACGCCAAGAATTGCCGTGAAACCATCAGCCTGTTTTTGAATCTCATCTTTTGTGAGAAGCCTTGCAAAGTTGATAACAAAAACTTCATTCATGTTGTCAGCAGCAATACCACTTGTAAAGTTACCGCTGACGTTTAGACGATTGATACTTCCTGTGCTATCGTACCCGGCAAGCATTTGCCCTAGTTCGTTATATATGTCATTTTTCTGATCTCGCATACTGATGACAAGTGAACCCGAAAGAAGAGAATCTGTTACCCATCCAGCGGTTAGATCAAAAATGTGGTTAGCCGATGAACTTAGATACGGATAATCATAAACAGACTGGAACATACCGTGAGTATAGTTCTTAATGTTGTTCTCGTTTGGGAAAGTACCATAAGTTCCAGATATAATTGTCCCGGTTAGAGGAATTGACTCGTGAAGTTTAGTACGAGTGTTCGTAATATCTGTATTTGTATTTAATGTTTTAAAACTAGTCGCCATGTTTATATCCTATTATCCTGTATATTTCAACAATTTAAGTGGTATCTCCAGACGAGAACCTGTAGTCATGCCTGTGATTCTAATTACAGTGTTGATGAATTTGAAACTAAGACCAAGAGCAGAAATAGTGACAGTGCCTCCGAGAGTGTCAAATAGGTGCGTGCTGTTTTGCAACTGTACATCATTATTTGAGCGTAGGCTAAAAATTAGTCTAGATCCAAGTCTTCCTGTCTGATCGTTTAGTCCAATGACCGATCTTTCTACTCTTGTTACTCCATTACCTTGAACCAGTTCATAAGCTGGTTGAGCGTTACCGCCATTACCGCCAGCTTGAGAGGCAAAATACCCACTGTTTCTCTCAAGGTTCAACATATAAGAAGCTATATTGTCATCATCAATAAAAGATGGTTGTGCTACTGGTCGTGGATTTGCGCCGGTGGTGGTTGCTACTGATATCAGGCGGTTATCTACCTCGACCATATACCCCGTTTCAAACAAGCTTTGTTGTTGCTCGTTAGTACCAAACAACAGACCCACTGATAAGTCGCCTGTATCCAAACCTTGATCGCAAATAATTCTAGATTCTTCGGCGGTTGCACCAGGGTGAGCGAAGCGATAGCCTGAGCTTGTCGCTGTGTCAAGGGCATTTGATATTTGAGTTGATGTAGTAGAATCTACTGAAACATAATAACCTCCGGGAACATCGACGGAAGTTGAGGAATCATTTTTGGTATTAAGCTTTACTACGGGAAGATATAGTAAAGAATTATCGCTATAAGACACTAAACGATTTTTTAGAGATGTTACGTTGTTTGTAAATGCTTCAAAAACAGGTAACTTAAGAATTCTCAGATCTTCATACCCAGACCCGCTAACAGGTGATGTGTCATATAAAGAGTAGTCAATTTCATCATCGCCAACAGCAAATTTTGTAATTCGAAAACTGCCGTCGCCAAGCGCTAAGCGGCGACGACCTTCATCAGTCAAAACCGCATCAAGTATAATATCACCACTATTGTCTAAAAATCCCATAACGTTTCCCTTGTTTGAATCTTACAAATTGATTCCTAATAAATAGTTCCAATTTATCAATTTCATTCATTTATGTTTGACCGCCGATGATTTCACCATCAACCTTTACAATAAAATTGATTTTCAAATCAAATATTTTACCAGTATCTTTTGATGTAAAACGAACGACCATAGTCTGATCCTCTACTGACTCTCCTAAACTGGAAGCTAAACTTCTAACTCCAATAAACCGATCCCCATCTTGCTGTATTGTTGGGAGTGACTGGATATTAGAAGCTTCAATTTTCACAAACCTAGTAAGATTTTTAGTCGCTGTTTTAGTCGATATTTTTCTTGGTTCAACTCGGTCTATTTCCGGGACAATCAAACCTTTATCCAGAACAAGTTTTATTCTATAAATTTGACTTGGGTTAGAAACATTCCCATGACGATCATGAACCACAACGGTGTAAAAATAATCAACATTAGGAGATAGATTATCAAGCACATCGTAAGACCTGACATATTGAACTTCCATGTCTGATTGATCTCTTAAGTCCCTGTCTGTTGAAAACCTTCTTACCAAAACTTTATCGTTTGTATTTGGGTCGAAAGATTTATATAATTCGTTATAGCTCTCAACATCAAAATCCATTCTTGTTGTTCGATATATTGCTATATTTTTTACATCCCGGATTGATTCATTGGCAAATTCTAGCTTACCTTCTGGAAGTTCATAATTGGTAAACTCACTTTGATACTCGTATAACTCTTCTAGGTTATTAGCTGCATCGCCAATAGAAACAACCTCTAAGGCGTTCTTACCAATATAAGATCCAATCTGAGGATTTATGTTTATGGCAAACTGACTAGCGTTGCCAACCAGTGGGAAAAAATTAACCTCTGGTGGTGATGGCGGGCGATCTAAAACTTTTGCTTTCGGATAAGATGTACCACCTGGTTTATTGGCTGCAAATGGAGCCGTTATTCTAACTTGTCTATAAAATTCATCTTGATAAATTGGTATTTCATATATTGAAATATCTGGCTCTTCGTCTACATAAAATTCAAACTTTAGCTGGGCGTTGAGTGCTAAACCAGATTCATACACTAACCAACTTAAGGTTCTATCCGCTTCTTCTTTAGTCGCAATCGGTAAAATATTCTTCACCATTGTTAGGTCAAGTAATGGAGCAATTGCTGCTAACTTATATTTTGTACCATAAACAACTCTGTACTCATGTAGCTCATACTTATATTCCCTACCATACATAATCTGCGTATCTATATAGGAAGTTACAAGAGGGCTGGCCTGAGTTTCAGGAGAGTTTCCAATTATAATATTTTGTGTGGGAACACTGTTAGCTCTACTTGGATCTGTTTTATTTATCCTATATGCCAAAACTTCACTAGGAGTAATATAATGGTTGTAGTTCAATATAGAATTGTAAGCTAAGTTAGAAAAACTTTCACCTCTACGCTCAATATCACGCAAAATGTTTGTGCAGCGAGAAGCCTGATTCGCTGTTAAGACTCCTTGCTGATAGGGTTCGTCTTTCTCTCTTAATCCTCCTGGAGTATTGAGCGGCTTATTCTCCATCAATACTAGAACATCACCAATGCCGGCATTAGAAGCGTTTCGAATCAAAACGGCAGGATCAAAAACTCTCATTGATAGCTCTAATCCTCTAACTCCATAGTCTCGTACAAAAGAAGACTCTAACTGTTCGCCAGCACTGGAACCTGATGTAGCTATATAAGTTGTAATAACTTCCTTAGGTGCTCTAGATGCCTGTCCTCCTTGCAGGATTGTAGACAATATAGGACTACTAATATTGTTCTCCCACATTTGACGACCTACATCACCAACAGGTTCCCTAGTAAAACTAACTTGTGTAAACATGGGGTTGGTGAAACGATTTCTCATAACCTCAGAAAACATGTCAGTTTCACTTGATGGTATTACTACATTTCGTGTCATCGCTCCGATTTGACTTGCAACAACTCTGTTAAACCTAGGTATACCTTCAAATCTGTTAGACACGACTGAACCGTAAGTATTGTAATAATCTGCTGTTAAGTTGCCCCTACATGTAGCAACATTGTTTGCAATTCTCTTGTCAAGAGTGATAAACGTATCATACTTTTCTTTCTGAGCCACAGGAACGTTTGAGTCTAGTTGAGTAAATATGTTTCGAATATAAGCATTCGGTAAAGCATTATCATAGGGAGCAACCTCATCATTTATTTGGGAAGAAGACACACCAAGTTCATACTCAGGATAATAATTGTTATAAGAACTTTTGATTCCTGCTTCATAACCTCCTTGAAAAACATCACTTACTCGATCGGTTAAGTATGCCTGCGTTTTTTTTGTTGTTACATAGGGGTTCTCAATTGTTAAATTAAGGTGATTATACTCCCTGACTGTATCTGCTGATGGTGACAACAATGCATCTTGAATAAGATATTGTTTATCCTGAGGCATGGATTTTATCATTGCCACAGACAACATATAGTAGTAAAATCTTATCAAGGTAGCTCTAGTGGAATATTGTACTGAATTATTTACTACTCCTTGTTCGTAGTCTTTAAGTCCATTAAACCTAGCCTCTGAAAGGTTTTGTATTTCTTGAATTCTTGTAATAAGATCACGAATTATATCCCGCACAGATGTGTTTTCCGGGAAACTATCAATATATGCTTGTCTGCCTCTGTTAGATGTTAATGACCTATCTCTATCAGATCTTGTTAGTCTGAAAGTTGTCGAACCCTCCCGGACGACTTGTGTCAAATTACCAAATATAAAGGTGCTTAGCTCTTCACCGTCTGGTCCAGAATTCAAAAACCCTAAAAACAAATAGAAATTAAACTCTACACCTATTTCTTCCGTTGGGCTTCTTGCCTGAAGATATTGGCTTAGTTCACTATTATCGTCGTTGATTGCCTGGATAATGGCAGATGCATTAAGCACCACTTGATCTATTAATTCTCCGGATAAACTTGACAGGGTTCCATCTTTATTTTGATAAACGTATGGATTATTAGAAGCAGAAGATCTACCTAATTCTCTCTGAGCTTCTTCTCTTGTGGCAGAATGCAACTCTCCAAAAGCAGAAAAAACAAATTGTCCGAAATCAAATGGATCAGCAGGAGCAAATTCTCCTTCGGGATCAGCCGTACCACCAGCGTTCCAAATGATATGAGGTAAATTGTTGCGTATTGCGCCCACGGTAAACTCTCGTAATCCACTGACATATAGCCTATCGTCTACGAGGTTACCAAACATATCACGAAAACCTGGTTCGTGTCTTAGCGCTAAAGTCCTTTCACCTAATCCTGTTTGTGTATAATATTTTGTTAAAGGATCTTTTTGATTATTCCTTCCAACATTTTGAATATTTATTAACCTTCTACCCATTTTATTCTAGTATCCTGTTGTAAATAGAGAGCTAGTCACAGTTTCATTTACATTCATATTATCTATTTCCGGCTCAAATTCAAACTCTGTATTATTGGTCGTGCCTCCGCCAAGATAAAAATACTGATTATATAAAGGCATTCTAAAAGTTTCATCAAGATTAAAAATTCTAGCTACTTGTTGTATTTGTTCTCTATTAAGTTGTGAAGATAGCATATCTACATAATCAGATGACTGCAATTGACGCACACGACACAACAACTGACCACGCAGGTCACTTTTTTGTAATAGAGATATTGCATCACTTGATAATTGTCTCCATCTTGGTAGTCCTAGTTTTTTAGAAGAGGTATAAGGTGTTTGCATATCTGCATATGTTTCGTCATTTACTTCTAAGTCATCAAACCCATCTAAGTATTCAACAACACATAACTGCTTGTAATTCATCCAAAAAGCCAAAAAGTTTACATAAGATTTCATGGGATCAAGAGCTTGTTGGTAAGGTGGTATGTCCTCATCATCACTATAAAAGCTAACTAAATCTTTTGAATCATCACTCATTATAGGATCGCCAAGCCTTGGACGGCAAACATCAAATGAAAGACCTGATTCAAAATCTCCTAGAGGCAATACATCAGGTGTAGAAGAAATAGCTAACATGCTTTTTATTTGATTAGGCATTTCGCTAATAGGGCTTTCTTCTATTTTTTCTTTTATGTTGGATTGGTTGATACCTAGAACTTTTCTCAAATCCGTAAAAGAGTTATAAGATGTATTAATTTTTGATACGTCACTAACTTTACCATTGATTTCCATTTCTGATAATAAAGAAAATGCTAATTTTATTGGCTTACTGCTAAGCTGTTTGCGAGTATCTAAATCTAACACAGAAGCTGCTAATTGTAATTGGTCTTTATTCTTAATAGCAAGGTTCACTAATGATATATAAGATTGAGCCTCTAAAGAATTAAGACCTCCCAAAATAGTAGGAATTAGAGGGAGTCCTCTTTTATTATTGCACTCATCGTCGCCATCTGTTACAGTGGTATCTTGATCACCTGTAATTACACGAGGTGGTTCAAAACTTTCCGTGATGGAATCTGAAATAGTTACTCCGTATTTGTCTAATAAAAGTTTAGACGCCCCGGAAAAAAGTCTATTGCTTTTTGTTTGTTTCTTTAGTTTAAGTGACAAATCGGGATAGAAAATACCCTTATCTTTGGTCTTTGTTTTTATCTCTACAATATCTTCCAACAATAATGCATATCTATCAAGATCATAATTTACAGATAACCCATTAGAGTCACCATATGATGGTTGAAATATAGTTTCCCTATTCGGGGAATATATGGCAAAGGGAGTAAAATATGAATAGGAGGAATTCAAGTATGAACCTGGTGGTATTGGTACCGTAGAACCCTGTCCCGTTTGAAAGTATTTCTTAAATTCATCGTTCATACGATTTTCATAACTCTCAATTGATATAGAAGGAAGACCTTCTTCATCAATATTAGCACCAACATAGTCCAGACCAAAGTTATAATCTTTACCTATTTCCACAGTGTTATTAAAAATATGTGTCGCTACACTAAAAGGAGTCCTATATGCTGGGAGTGTTCCCATTCTGGGGGACCTCTTTGATAAGTCTGGCTGATAACCGTATGGATCGTTTGGATAAGTTTTTAGAAGCTTCTTTGTGATAAAATCAATCCCTACCTGTACCATCTGCTGTAGTCCTGAAAGTAACGATATGTTTATCTTACCAAAGTTTTTCTCCATGGCAGTAGCATAAATTTCAGCTAAATTTATCTTTTCATCTGAAGTGTTGAAGTTATTAATAAGACGGTCGTACTCCTGAACAAGATCTATAATATAATTGTATAATGTTGGTCCTTGAGTACCGTCAGGATTTACAGTAACAATATCCTCAAGACTCGACAATAGAACACCTGTATTAGAAAGACTTACAAGCGCCCCAGAAGAATCTCTGAATCTGCCTCTTGTTAGGTCTTGATAAGATTTATCTATGTCCGATTTAATTTTTGTAAATCTATTTGAAACATTCCTTAAAAATTTACAAGAACTATCATAAACCGAATACTCAATCTCGTATCTAAACAAACCATTTATTTGTCTGTTTGGTTGAGACTCTGGATTGATAATATCTATTGCTTCAAAATATTGGATTCTTTTACTTTCTGTATCTGATGTCGAAAAATCGACAGGCTTAGCCATCTTAAGAGGCACCCTAGGAAATGCTTCACTGGGTTTTATTGGTACATTTTTAGATGTTGTTCCTAGAGAATTTGATGACCCAACAGCAGTTGGAGAGCAGAATCTTCTATAAACAGTTATGTCCTTGATAGAAGATAATTCTTTAGGTGCTAAAGGCGACAAGCCAGATATCATAGCTTCTGATAATTCTTCCTTATCATATAAAAAAGGATGCGAACTATTTTCTGACAGGTAAGAAGCTAGATCAATGGCAAAAAGAAGTCTATTGTTGTTCTGATTATCTCTAGTGATCCAAAGTTCAGAAACATAATTTGAACTACTAATAACTTTCCGCAAGTCATTTTTTCTTGTCCCAAGAGAATTTAATAGTCTATTCTTTGTACCAATAAAACTCTCAGAAGTCAATGAATCAAGTGATAACACACTAACAGGTTCAAACAATTTAAGTTTGTTACTGTCCGTATCATTATTTGATGTGCTTCCCAGCATACTAACAAACACATTTTCATTTGATATCGGTAAAAATAAATTCTTTGTGCCCCTAAGACATAAAGATTCAATCCTTGAGACTCCTGTATTTATTACAAAGTCTAGCTGAGTATCTGTGTTTGCTAAGCTTGGGTTATATACGAACGCATATACTGATAAATTACTAAAATCTACTCCTTGGTTTGCAAAATTTATAGAAATATCTTTTAGCATGACCTCTAGACTGTTAGTATTTTGTTTTGTTACCTCAATACTCCCATCTGATTTTCTCATCACAAGTTTATTCATAGGACAATCATAAAGCAAAACATCTTGAGGAATTTTTCTCCCTGTACCAATAGGAGTTGTTTTTTCTTTAAAAATCATAGAAACTTGTTCTAAATTAGAAGCGAACGGACTAAAGACAGAATCGTTAGAGAGCAGACTATTATCGCCTAAAACTTTTTTTAGGTATTTATTGAACTTGTATGTAGTGCATTGAGTTGAGTAATAGTCATCGCTATTATATTCGTTATATCTTTGAGACACATAATCCATATTTTTAGCACTGGACTCTGAAAAAGTAAAAGCTAATCTCATCCTAAGTCCTGACAACTGTTCGTTCAGGTTTGTACCAGCAGAATAACTTACTCCTACATTAGATGAGATCTGTATAGAACTACTGCCACTCGGGGACATCGAAGGTTGCAGTGAAATATCATTTATTTTTACTTCATGAGCTAAAATTAACATGCTTTATTTACCTTCCCTCATCGCCGAAATCAGAATCCCCATCATCAATCTGGCACACATCAACTGGTGCATCTTGTCTGGCAGAATCATACATTGTTGAATTAGGAGAAAGATCTCTCCCAATAATTTCTCCGTCAGTAGAAATATTCAAATAAAATTCTGAATATGTTTTATCTATCAAAGGAAATCCTTTAGTTATTTGTTCATCATTACCAAAAATATTTTGAGCTAACAATAATGGATCATCAACCTGATTCATTAATATACTTGTTTTACTTGTTTCTTGTTTAATAAACGGCAGCGGGATCTGACGATTACCGCTATTTGCTGAGGATGATATGAATACTTGTATATCAAAATTACCAGACCCTTTAAATATTGTATTCATTTCTTGCACGTCAAGAGTAATACTGTCAGAAGCTACTAAACTGTACGTTTTGCTATTACTGTCGGGTATGTCATAGCTTATATAATTTATCTCCAAAGTAGCACTCATAACTGGTATTGAGTTATTTGCCGTATACACAACCCCTCTTTCCAGTGCTCTGTTTGAAGAAGGTGTAATTCTTACGTCCCAAGCTGGGATATTCTCGACCCATGGACTTCCTTTTCCAAGAAATCTATAAAATGATGCATTCCAAATGTTATCCTCAGAATAAACTGCTTCACTTGTAGACTCTGGTCCTAAAGAAATAACTGGAGCAAGACTACTAGTAAATCTAGCTAAGGGATGGTGCCTAGGTGTTGAGTTTTTGATTCGATCAACAATTTGATTTTGAGTTTCTGATATATTAGCGTAAGTGCCGTCATAAAGTATTGCGTCATCATAAAAAGCGTAATGCCTAGGACTAAGAGAACCACTAGCAAACTGCTCCCTACCATAGGGCGTAAGCTCTATAGAAATAACTTCTTCTTTTTGATCAAAGAACTTTACCATATCTTTAAGTATCTCCAAAGAACATTTATTCTTTGTCCGGTTTCATAACATTTCTGGCTATATTTTCAATAGAGGTTTTGATTAACTGTTCGTCAGAGCCACCAGTCTCTAGTGCTTCTTTATATTCTTTTTCTAAATCTGGTCGGAAGCCAACTTTGCCATCAATCTTAGCTAATTCAATCAAAGAACAGTAATCATAAGGCCAATTGAAAGTAGGACTATCCAAAGAATGCTTCTTGATGTAGGTATTCTTAGCAAACTCATCTCTTTCTGCTAAGTTTTTCTCAACTTCTTGCTCTGGTAATCCCTGAAGAAGCATAAGCTCTTTAGCATTATCATACCCCAAAGCAGCAGGACCATCAATTTCTTCAGCTATAAACTGAGTATAATTAGCTACTCCCCTTTCTTTGACTCTGAAAACTAGCCATCTTATTTCTGGGACAAACCCGTCAGAACATTTCTTTGCTATATCTAACAAATCATATCTTGGATGCCCATCTTGAGTGACTCCTAGCTTTATTTGCTGCTTCAGCACCTCAGGAAACTTAGTGGTAGAAGACCCTACATTATCTCCAGGCATATAGTGGTCGATTGCTGAGAAACTTTTTGTAAGCCTGTTTGCTATGTCCGGCATTATGTTTTGCCATATATCTGCAAGATCTTGTTTAGATAAAGATACTTTATGCTCCATCAAATAAACCACAGGAGATTGTAATATATCACTTCCCTTGAGTACTTCATCATACTCATCTGGTCCAAATGGGTTTATCACATTTGGAATTGTCGGGTACCCCTTAGGAACTAAACCTAAAAGCTTATAAGCCAAAGACGGTGGTAAAGAATATTTAGTAAAATTCTTTCTAAATTCTTTTATTTTTGGACCCAATTTGCTTGCAGGTGCTTGCAAGTTTACAAGATTAGGCGCACCGTTGTCATCTAAGTAAAAAGGCAAAGCTAAAATAGCTTCAGAAATAGAATTTTCATTATCGTCAGCTAGTTCCCCCAACCTTTTTGCTTTGGCTGGTTCAAACCCTTGGCGAATAATTTCATCCGGGTCAAAGCCGCAAAGATCAGCTAATGATGAAATAGACCTACCAGAGTCTATAACAAACTTTGGAACCTTTCTAACATGGTGATACGAACCTGAGAAGTCTGTGAAGGGAACTGGCTTGGTAAATGTCGAAACATAAGATACGGCGATCCTGTCATATTCCTCATTCTTCCCAGTTGGTATATCCTTTATATACATATAAACACCATCATCAGAAGAAGGCGTAACACCGTACTGGTGCCACATTCCTTGAGTTCTCTGAGTATAAGAGCCGGGTTCGACAGAAGAAGAGAAATTATAAATATCAGAAGCTGTCCTGTTGGGAAAATCTAAAATAGGACACTCCCACTTAGGCATAATAGTCCACTTGTTTGGATCTGTTGATTTATATATCTCACCATCTCCTGTCGGGAATTCATTGTTTATAAACAGAGAGGCATCGACGTCCATTCGATTCAACCAAGCTCTATTCCATCCATACCCAGGCGTTGTAGTTGATGCTCTGCTGTTTCCATCAGCATCAACAAATGACCCAGAGGCTATATCGTAATAACTGCCACTTTCATTTATAAAATCAACAAATACTTCACCTCGATCATTATTGATAATTTCATCCAAGGTATACTCTTTTTTATCTCCAGTCGGTAAAAACGTAATACGTGCCAAAGATGGACCATAATAATATGGCGCAGTAAATGGAGCAAACTCGCCTCGGTGTTTAGGCCAGGGTGGGTTATCCGGAACAAAACTACCGCTAGCTTTAAGTGTGTCCCAAGTATTTATCTCACCATGCGTAAAAGTAGATGGTCCAAAAGCGTGAGGATTACTGTACATATTAAACTGATCTGTTTTCATTAGACCAATTTCCATCATGTATGCATTTTTTGGATTAATAGCTACTTTTCTTTCTGGCGATGTAGATGCTTGCGAACCCTTGGGTACGGCACCAAATTGAGACACAAATTTAGTAAGACTTCCTTCATGTCCGTATTTATTGAATTTCTTTTTCAAAAAGAATTTGGGAACATTTGCTAAGAAATTTGACATTGACTTTTTATAGAGAGATGTATCCGTCAATGCTGATGGCTCTATTGAAGCGCTTGCAATAACATACTGAAAGTAATCCGTTGAATCAGCAGAAATAATCTCAGAATTAGATCCAGTTGATAAATAATTTTCAGGTGCCAATATTGATTCAAAAGGCAAACGATCACTATAAAACAAAGCTCGGTTGACAAAACCTCCAACGCTTGAAGTGTTGAAATTTATATTCTGAAGTCTTCTGGTATTACTAGGAAGTAATCCATTTCCAAAAGAGGTGTCTAGAGTATACAAAGCAGGATAAGGCAATGCTCGTAAGCCGCCATTGTAAAGTGCAGTTCCCAGTTTTGAATCTTGCTTGTTAGTGAATACATTATAGATACTAGGAAGTACAGTAGACCAAGAGTCAGGGTAATCTCTGTCAGCACGACGAATCGGATAATCAACTGCAATACCTGACTTTATTGAATTGTATAAAATACCAGGAGAGAAGAAGGGACGTAAAACAGTTCTTAAAGCTCGACGGTTTCCGGCATCGGCTCCCGTAAAAATAAAACTATTAGAGTATGATTGAGAAAAATGTGTTGCTATTTGTAAAGTTCTGTTTACAGGATAAAAACCCTCATAAGGCAAAAGTTTAATTATAGCATCACTACTGATTTCAAAATGTCTCGGGTACTTGTTAAAAACGTAATTTCTATCTGTCTCATCAAGGGACATAAAATTATCTAAGAAATCAAAATTATCGGTTGTCGCATAACGATCGTAAAACTCTTCGTTAGTGCTATCAAAAACATTTACACTTGCACCAGTCAATTCCAGAGAAGAGGAAACAACAGACAAAAATGAGGCATTACTACTGTATTCACTAATGTGTTCGCTTACTCTAAATTCTGGCACAATCGTATAATCTTTACCTAAAAGTCTTATATCTTCTGCATATTTTTCATAAGAATTATAAAAAGGTGCTGAAGCTCCTCTAAGTTGTCCTTTCAGTGGACCGTCAACGTATCTTCTCTCTGCGCCCGCAGACCAAGTTGGAAGTGTATATACATTACCGGGTGATCGGGGTTCTGGTTGGTATTGGTTTGGTGAACTACCCAAAGTTCCTGTCATCGTCGCAGTAGTATGAACGTATTGAGCGGATACAGTTTCTGTTCTTGTCGTTCCAATCTGACCGTAACTACTTGTAAGTCCATTGTACTTTTCGATACCACTAGCAAAATTAGTATTTGCATCCTGAACGGCATGAAAGTAAGGAACCATCAATTCGCCTGCCGGTAACGTTGATTGATCTGCTAAAAGCACAGGTGTGTTAAAAGTACCAGTAAGCTGAGTTACATATATGTCTGTTTGTTCTGCCGTAAGATAAGGGTCAAGAGGCCAGATTGATCCTCTGCCAGGTCCAACACCTATGGGATATGAAGGATCATATAGACTATATGGGTTTTGTTCTGATGCTTTATATCCATAACCCTGAGAATTTGTAAGCGATGTTCTTATTCTATACCAATTGGCTGTTAGTTCTTCTAAAAGAATTGAATTATCAGCTAAAAGATCTAATCTGAAACTAGAAAAGTTTGTATAAACGAATTGGGTTGAAAAAGATTTATTGTCTCTCCAAAAATTATTATCAAAAGATAGACGAGATCGGCTTCCTGATAAGAAGGTGTACTTACCTTTAGGATAAATTGTCTCTTCATAGATAAACTCTTTTATCGTATCTATTCCATTTAGCTCACGAGATACATCATCAGAAGCTTGTTCTCTCAGTATTTCGTATGGTCGCCTTACTTTACCAAGAGCGTAGTTAATATTACCATCTAACTCCTCATTGAGTTCTCTGTTAACAAAACCATTTAAGGATGTGCCATAAGAATATTTTATATCGAGATCTACTTTTGTTTCCTTACCCGTATCGTCCGATATCATAGGTGTTCTAATTTTATGTTTTAGAGCCTTATATTTTGTAGTTACATAGGGTTCATAAAATCTCTTAGAGTAAAAGTAAGTCTGACTATTACCTGCTCGATCAGTAGTGGTACGTTCAAAAGTAGATGGTGAAAATCTACTATTCATGTCGATTACTCTAGGATCTAATTCTATTAAGTTACCCAGATCTCTCCTGTAAGCTCGACCAGCACGAGTCTCAGAGGCTCGAAGCTGAGTCCAAGGAGCAGAATAAGGCATATCAGACCAAATGTATCTTAAGTTTTGTCCTGAACCGGAGTATCCTGCTGTGTCAATGTATGTTCCTATGGAATCCGCACCGCCGGCAAAAAACTTAGTACCAGTGGCACCAGCAGCAAGAGAAAGCTGTATGACTGATCCAGTTACAACTGTGTTTCCTGCTGCACCGCCAACTGATTGTGTTAGGCTAGTGAAATTAGTCTCACCAAGATAGAGAAACGAATTAACACCTATACTCAAATCTCCATTGGAAAAAGCTTCAATAACACCTAGTCTCAAACTTTCTGCATATTGATGAGAGGCACTGTACGCTGAAGATCCTCCTTGGATACCTAGGTCATACTCTGTGTCAGAAGCTTTGAAGACGCCGCCTGCATTTTTAACAGTAGTGTATGTGAAAGTTACAGACCTAGCGGCTGCGTCGGTGAGTATAACAGTCTCAAGGTGGTAATCAGCCGGACTACTACCCGCAAACTCAAGAAGGTAGTTTGCATTAGTGGCTGCTGTTGGTGTTGGGAGAAATGGGCTCGGCACAGTCATAACAGATGGGTACTCTGACCCTGATAATACATAATCACTATAGGTTCTTGTGTCGGAACCAGACAATGAAAAGAACCACTGCGTGCTATTACCGGCTGGTATGGGTCTCATAAAAAAGTATGTATCGTGCAAAGTTCCCGTAATATGAGTTAGCTGAGGAGATGTTTCGTAAATCTCTACACGTTGAGTAGAGTTTCTTTGAGTTTTTATAGGTGCAGCAACCGTAGTACTAGTACCAAGATAACCACCTTGACCCGTAAACGTACTCAATTCTTTCAAGTATGGTTTTCTTACTGGGATATTTCTGAACGGAAGTGCATTGTTCGGAGAAAACTGATCTGATCGAACATCTCTAAAAAGTTGATTTGAATCAACCTTTGACCCAGGGGCTGAAAACCTGCCCGTAAAGATTGTTTTGTTTGTGCGTCGAGTAGCAATCTGACGAGGGGCTGGGTAATCTGCGGAACCTGTCCTGCCAAGAGCACGCATAGCTATAGTATTTACAAAAGCAGTCGGAGCATTATACGCATAATTTGCACTATTAAAAGCAAAGTCCATATTGGTTGCTGCTCTATTACTTGTTTGAACTACTTCATAATCTTTTATGTAATTCCCGATAATTCTTACACTGTTGGATGTAAGAAGAGTTTTAATGTTTGCAATATTTATTGGTGCTTTCGGTCCCATGCCACGAAGGTAATGACCTCTTGGGGCATCGCCGGTTTCAATAGTGCTAATTGTTCCTATCGGCTCAGTGCCACCAGCAAAAGCAGCGGTAGATGCCAGGCTATCTAAAAGATCTCCCGTGAAGGCAGTCCCATTTACTGACGATCCTGGTATTTTTGAAGTAATAAAAATCACCGCACCAGAAGAGAAATCTGCAATTGCTATACGAAGACCCTGAATGTTTGCTGCTTCGTTTAGGGTTTGCTTAAGAGAGGTTGCTACATCTGTAATACTTGTAGCATCGTTAGTGCCCGTAGTACTCTCATTACTCTCTTCCATGTCTGCGGTGGAATCAAAAACAGTTAGGAAAGTAACACCACCCAAAGTTAGAGTTAGTTCCAAACCATCATAATCATCTTTGTTGAACCCTCCGCCGCCTGCGGCGATCGTTATTGTGGATATAGCATAACCACCGTTTATTGACATAGAAAATTGTTCTTTTCTGTCAGATGTCATTAGCGGTGGGTTATGACGAGCCTGTATGCCACCAACATGTGTTTCAGTAAAGGGACCTTGGGCGGGGGTCACCTTTCCTCGGTTTAGGATTGAGTCTCCGTGAAAATTAGTAAAGTCTAAATTAGATAAACCTCGATCATCTAAAAACTTTCTATACCCAGACACCACAGTGCTTTTGAAAACACTAAACGGAGTAAATAATTCTCCGCTATAATTTTCTCCACCTTTGGTTGCCTGAAAAGATATTCTTTTCTTGGTGTTCGGATATACTGAGGATGTTATATTTATTTCAGCCTCAAAATTTCTGAATGTGAAATCTCTAGATCTAGGATTTTTATTCAGCATTTGATTACTGCCACCGTGATAAGTGTCACCAAACTCAGCAGAATGATGCATATTTCTACGATGATCTAATTCTCGCAAAGCCTCTCTTTTAACCGACTGTCTGGTGTATAACATATCCCCTGAGCCTGAAAGTATAACACCATAGCGCTCTGCTCGGTTTTGCCACCAGGCACCGTTTTCGGTTTCTAGTCCTGATATCGGTGCGTGGTTATATTTCCAAGTTGTGGGAGTTTCTAATACAGACCTTATATTACTCCTTTGATTGGAGCCTCCAATTATTCTTTTATTGGGAGCAGGGGGTGCTGTATTTATTATTGTTTTGTTTGCCATTTAGTAACTAGTCTCTATAAAAATATCTTGTCAGCCGTATCCGCCACCAGGTGGTCTTGGTCCGCCCTGAGGTCCTAACCCTCCGCCAAGTCCAGGATTCGGCTGACCTTGGAGTTGTCCTTGAACTTGTGGTCCTGGTGCCTTCTGTGAACGGTCTTCATGTGGTGGCGGTGGCTCTTGCGGTTGTTCTGGTGGAACATCGTTACCGCCAATATCATTAATTTCGCTTGGCTGTCCATTGGGTCTCAAAGGTTGTTGCGGCGGAAACGAGACAGGGTGATTAGGATCGCCAGGTACACCCATTGGCTCGTAACCTCCGCCAAGATTAGATATAGGTCCCGCATTTCCAGCACCCCAGGGGTTGGCATACTTTATCAAAGGTGCTTTATGTTGTATTTTATTTCGCTCTAAAGTATGGCTTTCAATTACATTCCTAACAAAAGGTGCATATCTAGCAGATACAGGGAATAACTGCTGGATCATATTGCCAATTGCTGAATCTAACCACTTGTAATAATCTAAATATTTTTGTAAGTCTGGTCGCTCGTTTTGCACTTTCCTGAAAAATATTTCTCTCAACTTTTGCATCTTTTTGTATTCTAATCGATACTTGTTGACAGGTTCACCGATCAAATTATTAAATTCATCAATAGATGCAAACAAATGCAGCATTCGATTTGATATACTGCGATACATACTTTTTTCTACAGCATAAAAGCTGCTAGCAGGCTTTTTATAGGTTCCAAAAACTTCATCATCATTATTCAGAATCTTAATCATTTCCGTAGAAGAAATATATTCAGGCGGAAGCAGCTTATCTGTATGAATAAATTCTTTTCGGGCTGGTTCAGAATAAGCTCCAAAGAAATCACCCCTCGCTGAATGTTTTCTTAAGTTTATATTACTAAACACCGTTCCTTGATAACTTCCAATATATTCATCACTAAATGAACCAGAAGATGCATCAGTTACGAGAAACCTGCCAGAACCATCACTGCTGGTAATATTTGTAAACTCCCAGTTTAGAGCCAAAGTTTGAATCGAAGGAGTATAAGATGATATTGTACCTGTCTGAAACAAATACGGATTCCTCGAAGGGTTCAAAACACCATGGGTATCTGCTTCTTTTGCCTGAAGGTCTAGCACTGTAATAGGAAGGTAATCAGTCCAATATCTAACACTGGTTGCTCTCACATCAGTTTGATTAGCAACAGTTCCTGTAAAATTAGTTCTGTGTGCGCCAGCGTATATACGTTTTGCTTTTGATAATATACTAGATCCACTACTGTATGTCAAGGTTGTTGTAGAAGAAAAACTATGCTTCTTCATACCTGTGTCGTAGTTCACACCATAAAGACCCAACTCATAATTGTTTGTTCCCACACTAGTACCAAATACACTATCTGCAAACGGGTACTTGGTTGGCTTGAGAGTTAGGGATAAATTCCACTTTTTATTTTCGTATACATTTCGATATATACTGGAAGTTAGCAGTGTGTCGCCGGCTCGATTCTTAACTACAAAGAAAGCATCCTTAACTCTATAACCTGGAGATGTTATTTCTGCAAAGTCTCCAGGGCTCCTAACTGCAAAAACTTGAAGTCCATAATCATCTATAGCATTAGCCCAAGTTAGATCGGTTGAAGTATTATCTAAAATATATGGACTATGAAATCCAAACAATGAGGAACTGACAACACGAGGTAATTCTGCACCAGTAGAAACATAAGCTTCTTTATTTGGAAAGATAAACTCTCCCTGGAGTGTAAAGGCAAATTGATCTAAATCTAGAGAACTGCTTATTAAACCTGATGACGCTGCATCATTAGCATCATAATATTGATATACTGTAGCATCTGCATCTGTCGTGGAAAGTAGTGACGTAAAATCAATATATTTTTTTGTACTTACTGATGACAAGTAACTACTGCTAATTTCATAGTCTGCGTTGTTGGCGTAATTATTTAGAGCTATAACATCTTCACCAACACCGATACATCTTATAAAGTTTCTAACAGCTTTTTCATTTCCCTTAGATTTTAGAATGTAATTCAGGTTGTTGTAAATATTCTTGTAGATAGAGTTTTTGATATCCGGCAAGTGCTGATCAAAATTTATTTTCTCGTCTCTTTCAAGGAATTGTCCCAAAACACCTATGTTTTCAAAAAGTTCTGGGGCGTCAATACCCATATTTTCAACAAGTCTGTCATTGTAAGGGAACTCATCAATAGAGTTTGTCAAGGTTCCACTAACATACTTGTTATACTTAAGTTCTCTAAGAGAAGTAACCTGATTATATATCGTATCGAAATAACTAGATAAAATCTGTGTTATGTTTACTATTTCGTTGCCGTTATTTTCTTCTGTTTCAATAACCCAATTAGGTAAATGATTTAATAATCTTGAATTATTATTGTTATCATAGTAATTTCCAGAAAGTTCGTAAGATGCTTTTAGAGAAGTATAAGATGGATTTGTACTTCTAACTATTGGATCGCCTCGCTCTATCACAGACACTATATTTTGCTGATCTATTGCTGAGCCTGTGTTTCTAGAGTATGATGCATCATAGCCGACATATAAACCATTTGATAATCTGCCGGAATAATCTAAAACAATTTGATCTACACTTGTTGTTTCGGTAAGTCCCTCATTGAATTTGTAATAAACACCCAAACTAACGTTGGCGTCATATTTGTCAGAACCTCCCTCAACGTTATGAAGCCAGTATCTTCCAATTTGTTCTGCTGTTCTATTAGTTTTCCAGAACCTAAACTCATCCAAAGATGCAGATAGTTTACCTGCCCCAAGATAAGTGGCCGGAAGAGAGCCTGTTGGGTTTTGGCGGAGAGCACCAATATTAGCTATCATAGTACCAGTGACCTGGCTAATCGCACCATTGGCTGCAATCCCAGTATCTATACACTTGCCATTGACATAGAAATCTAAAAGCGGTGTGGACTGGGAAGTATCAAACACAAAGCCAAAATTTCTCCATGTTCCATCTGAAATTGTTATGTTTCCTGAGCCAGTGGGAACTAAAACATTATCGAAACCAGATGTCCCAGACATCATAGTAACCCTAAACTGAGTCTCAGATCCTGAAACTAATTCTATTCTAAAGCGACCATAGTCATCTTCTGTTGAGTCAGTCTGTCCGTTTGTAAGGTCAAATATTACTTGGTTCGGAGACTCTGACCCTGAGTCTATCAGTTGATTTTTTTGGAGAAAAAACTCGACAGAGGAACCGCTGGGACCGCCAAATTCTAGATTAGATGTTCTATATTTAACCTCATTGAATTTAGTGCTCTTGTGTGGTCCACCTTTGACCTCTATATATTGTCCTAGAGATGAGGAGTAATACCCTGCTGAGTTGGAGGTAATTGTGCCGTAGGTTGCACCGTTAGTTATAAACCCAGTTGATCTTGGATAAATTACATCTAAAGTGTATTTTTCTAATGGATTTACATCATTATAAAAGTTAGTTTTTTCCAAAGAAGAGCCATCATAAGGATAATAACTCATGATATATTGAAATGCATTCTTGTAATACTCATACGCTGAACCAAAGCGGACAAAGTTTTCTGGCTTTGAATAATCTACAGGAGGAAGAAAATAATCTTTCTTTTTCTGTAGGGCTTTGAGGTGCTCGTTAGACTCTATTCCACTGCCCAGCGTTTCGGCTGAGCTAGGTGATAAGTACTTGCTAACTAATGTACCTTCTCGATTGCTCTGGTATAGCTTTTTTAAACTCATACATCTTCTTCTTGTATCTTAAATTTGAATACTTCATCTTGCTCTCTATATCCACCTTGTAAATAGTAAGCAAATTGAATTCCATAAGAGTATCCAGGCTCTAAAAACGATGTATCTAGTTCAAAATAGTTACCGCTCACATCATAAGAAAGTCTTGTATAGTTGTTAGCTACCGTACCTGTTCCAAAAGGAACAATCTCAAGGCTATCTATTGTTCTAAAAACCCTATAGTATGCGTCCTCTACAATCGTTGGTTCGATTTCCTTGGTAGCAACTGTATATATATTCGGACTCCAGTCCTTGTTTCGGATAAACACTCTTAAATTAGGTTTTTGACCTTTTGTATAAGATGGACTCAAGTTAGTAATATTTGTAACGTACTCTGTGTCGTATAACAAATCTGATGTATCGACAGGAATTGGTTCATAAGATCCAGTGTAAAAATCAATTCTGTCAGCACCAGAGCCTGTGTGCCAGACATCAAACACAGTATCCAAGCTACTAGTAGAGGCAAAAGACGCTGTATAAATACCAGTAGCAGTTGTTCCATTCTCTAATAATAGACCTGCGGTAAGCGCTGTCACAGTAGCACCGTCAGAATCTACCACTACCAGTGGTGATCCATCAGGTGTTGTACTGCCAGAATATAATTCAACAGACAATAAATTATTTGCTAGATTAGGAATATTAGTCAACTGACCTCTTATAACGTTATATAAAAATAATGTATTTAGATTATCTGCGCTGGTTGCTAAGCTGCTACTGATGTAAAAATTGCCCCTGTTATCTTTACGAGTAGTATCCCAACGAGCCTCTAAGGTTGGACGGTAAAAATAATATTCACTGGTTCTAGAGAAAAACTTTTTCGTATAAAGTGTTTCAGATGCAGACAAGGCAGAGTCTGGAAATTTTACCAAGAATCCGTAGTTTTCTATCTGATTAGCTTCATTCAACCACTTATATATTTGTTCTGAAACATCAACCGATAAATTTTCAAGCCCCGTTTCAAAAACCACACTAGCAGAAGTGTTTAGTCCCGATATAAACGAAGATCCTGTAACACCCCAATCTGCGGCTGATGTTCTTTTTTCCCAGTTGCTAAAACCTGCGTCTGTATAATTGTCCATATCCAGACCTCGACCCTCGGACCAACTTTGCGAAATCATCATCAAGTCAAGAGTAAAATCTTCTGGCAAAGTATTGCCATGTGGTGCATTGTATAAGTTTAAATTAAATTTTATACTTGCTGAATCGGCTGGCAGCACGCCAGATGAAATATCAGACTGTATGCTACTAATAGGGAACTGAATTATAAATCTGCTTTGTTCCGCATTTTGTGCGTTAGTTAGCGACGGAGTTGTCGAAAGCGATGCCGAGGTTTGTCCGTGAATAACAAAAGTCTCTAATACATCAGCAGCACCCATATTAGAACCAGTGGCTCTAGTTATAAGGTCTGACTCAAAAGCGTTTGTTATCGTATTGTCTAATGTAGCAAAATATTTCTTAATACCCATTTTACTTTACAACTCCTACAATGTCTGTGCTAGGAAATAAAATTTCAGCAGCAGAATCTTGCGGTATATTTAGATACCTACCATCAAATGACATATTAGCATCCACATCATAAACATAATTACTATAAGCGCCGCCAAATACATTATAAAGTTCCACCTTTACCGTGTCAGTAACACCAGGAACATCATTCAGTAGCTTAAGTATTTCAGAAATAAAAATAGATTCTCCCAAAGAGAATTTTATATCAAGAAACTTATCTAAAAGTTTCTGATTACATTTATCTAAAAGGTCAAACCGGTTTGCATCCAAATCTGCTATTATCTCATATCTGATACCTAAGTTGATTATTTTGCCATCCAAAATATCAATGGTGTCATTTATCATCTTATACCTGTCTAGCCAAGTTTTTAAGTTTTGTTTGAGAGTAGTGTTAGCTTGAGATAGGTTACCATCAGAATCCTCTGTCAACACATACATGTTTAGATTTCTTTTTAGTGAATTCTCGTCACGAATAACGTTTGCTCTTTTTATCTTTCCAAATTTAGGGTTCATACGATAAGCTACGTTAATATAATCTTCTCTTGTTACGGCACGACCTTGTGATGCATATGACCCTAAAGCCCGAATACGAACCTCATCTGCGCTAATAGGTGCAAGATCTCCAAGAATTGGAGATTCGTTGTCCACTTCTATAGAAGTAATCATGGTAGATATTATATTCTCTGAGAGTGCTGCTCTATTTTTAAAAAGCAATCGTGGACTTATTATAGTAGCAATAGACCCAACTGAAGCGTTGGCAGTCTGTGTGGTATTAGCTGTGTAATCAATAGTCAAAGTAGTATTGGTAGGAACTACACCAAATTTGTCTGTCTTAATAAGATTGGTTGGGTCAAAAGTTTCTGCCGTAACATAAGGCTTACTCGTTACATTTAAAACTACATCTGCTGGATCCGCTATAAGATCCCCTGTAATATTCTCTGAGGAGCCATACCCAAATTGAACATGGGTATTGTTCTCTCTGTCGTGTTCTACCACATACCTTCTTGGCACTGGTTTAATTTGCATGGTATAAGGAACAGCTACACGAGTATCATCATCAGTATTTTTCACTTGTGAAATAACAACGTCTTGCGATAAATTTTCTACTTCGTAATACACATGCCCTTGAGTATCTTTGATAGAGATGATTTCTGTAACATTACTTCTATTAAGTGTAAGTTTCAAAAATCTTTGATAGTCTCCAACCTCAATCTGTTCTTGATACTGTTGTCCCGACACTACCTCACCCATGGCTTTAACTGCAAAAAATGTTGGGTTACCAGTTGTGGAGTCAGTTCGAGCCACTGTTATTTCATTACTTGGATCTGAAAAATCAACATCATTGACGAGAGTATAAACAGAACTATTATTTCCAGCAAAGTTTGAACCAGCTTCTAAAATAGGGAAATAATTAAGATCCGGTGCTCTGGAGTTGGCAGCAACAGGAACTAACATGAAAAGAGATATCTTTCCTGTAGATTTTCCAGAGCCCTGATGCTTGTACCCTAATGTCTCTGCCAAACGAACAACGTTATCAAACCTGATCGCACTATCTAAGAAGCTTTCATTTGCTTGAAAATCAGCATAAAAAGATAGTTGATCTCCAACGTATGCTACAAGATCTAACATCAAAGATCCAAATGACGCCTCGCTAAAATCCTTGAAAGAGTTTGGATAATAACGTTTAGCATAATTTTCTAAGTCATTCTTGATTGACTCAAAATCTCTGCTAGTATAATTTATCGGTCGTTTTGCCATTCTGTTTTTTTCCTTGCTTTAACTAGTCGTCGTCGAGTTTATTATTAGATGATCTTGAGCGTTCAGAGGTAATACATTATATGATATTTCAATCCTAACTTCGTTAAAACCAAGAGAAGGGTCTTCGTCGCTAGTAATAAAATCTACCCCTGTTAGATTAATTGATGGTATATAAAGATCAATTTGTTCTCTCATTTTCTCCACTATCTTACTAAAAGTGGTACTATCAATTGCTTCGAATAAAAAGTTGTGTAATCCAACACCAAAATCAGGAAGCATTATTCTTTCTCCAGGAGAAGTTAAAACAAGCATTCTAAAATTTTGACGGATAGTATCTAATAAATTACTATTAAGTTCATAAGGCCCATAGGTATCACTATAGGTTAATGGGATTTTTGGTGATATTCCTTCTAGCTTACTCATTACTTCTAATTAGTCTCAACAGTTCAATACTTTCTGTTCTAATATCAGCCACAGATCTTACTATGGTACTGTAACGTTCTGGGGCTCCTGTTCGAAAAAAGTCTCTTGTTATTAATTTTCCAGTTTTTTGTCTAAAGAAATCAGTTCTAGGATCTCTAATTCCAACATTTCCACCGGCAGCTTGCTGGTACTGATCACTGATAGGTAAGTTATTCCTGTAGTATAAATAACGATTGGGATCTTCTCTATCATCACTTAGCCCTACTAAATATAGACCATAATTTCCTAGGAAATAGTTTCCAAACACATTATAAATTCTAGAGACCTGTTCAAAATAAATATCTGGACTATTTTCAGTTGGCGTAAATCTTAACAAATCCTCAGATGATTCAATAACCCCCGGCATTCCTTGCCCTATTTTATACACAGCATCAGCTATAGTGTGAGTTACTGCGTAATGACCAAAGCGGTAAATGTTATTGGTTGTGCCGTATATAATATCATCATTTAATGAATTAGGTCCCCGAACTCTATTAGGATCATTTATTGCTGCTTGGGCTCGATCATATTCGTCTTGTGACAAGAATTGTCCTTCACCTGCTCGTCTATTAGCAGGATCAAATAACCTAAGCAAAGAAGGAGCTACAAAGGCGAAATCATCTAAAGCAATTCGCTGAATCGCCTCTGCTGTGCCTGGGTCAGGTGTTATTACTTGTCCTTGAACTGTTCTTCCTGTCAGATTTTTAACAGCAAATGTATCAGGAAATGTCTCTAACAATTCATTTCCCCTAAGACTTAGAAAGTCGTTTATTGAAATTAGTCCGAGATCGGTCAAACCGTCGTCGTCCGACAACAATGTGTCTAAATATTGCTCTCTTGCTTTTACTTGATCTATATTGTAATAAGTAATGTCTCTATCCCCTGAATATGCTGGGACTGTTACTGGGAATCCTGTATAAAGTGATGAAAATTTAGAAACTAATTGTCCCTTTACGGCTGTAAGTAAATTATCATCAGACCCTGCAATCTCAAGCTCGAACCTAAAGTAAGTATCGCTATATCTTTCAGCAAATTTTATACCTGTATCATACCATATCAGATACGATGCAATTTGAAAAGATATTGGAAAATAATAAGTACCTATTTTTAGTCCTAGTTCTGTAACATCATCAATTTCATCGTCGTCATTAAGTGTATAACAACTACTCAAAATTGTTCGAACTGAATTTCTCTGTGGCTGTGGAACGCCAAAATGATCTTGGGACCTTCCGGGACCGGCTCCTGGGTCTAAGGCTGCATCCATTGACCTATAGAATTTAGCCAACATTCGCTTGTAACGATTAAAGTTTTCGTTTCCATCTACAAAAATAGATCTGTTAACATGACGGCTAGCAAATTTACTTAAGTTTTTCATCATACCATGAAGAACTGATTGTACGATACTAAACATATTTTGTTCTGGAGTGTTGTCATCTGTTATGAGTGGGTTATTTTTAAACTTTTCTTCATAATTTTCGTCGCCTGGGTTAAGTCGGGGATACACCTCCTGAACCACAGGAATTGAACTATAAAAAGCACCGAGAATTTCCCTACTCTCAAGTTCAGCCTTAATCTTTCTAGTAAAATAATCAGTCAACATCATCATTGTCCCCGTAGATCCCCATGACGGGTAGACAGTTACAAGAGGCATCATATTTACTAAAGATCTTTGCAGTCTAGTCTGTATTACTTGAATAGCTGACTGAGCCTTAAATAGCATTTCTGCTTCTATACACGGATCATCTGATTGTTCTAACGGTTCTCTATTTAGGGCTGTCACATATTGTGGCATCGTCCTTTTGGCTCTTGGGATGGAGACTTCCTTATTGATTGTATTATCAACACGCAATCGATAGTTATTCATAACAACACAGTCAATGTCTCTAGAACCTGACGAGGTTGGATCGTCGGCAATAGCAGCTACACTCGTTGGCATACCAATTGAATAATTGCCATAAGTATTTTGAAAATCAACTGTATGGTTGGAAGGCATTCTAAGTTGGCTATTATTTTGACGGTTTGTCATTATTAGGTCATAGTTTTCATCTATTTTTATATCATAGATACCATGAGAAATACCCTCAACATAAATTGCATAATCTACATCATCTCGGTCTCCGTTTCTTCCAGGTTCAAAGTTTGTTGTTTCTTTTCTAATTGTCCCTTGAAAATTATATTCTGATTTTAATATACCTCTATTTTGCTGCGGCAGCGTATAATGAATTTTAACTGATCCGTTTTGTCCTCCCTTAGGTCTCATTAGGTTATACCCAGTGTAAGAAGTATATGGGGCGAAATTGGTATTGTCAAAAAAGTAATCAAAAACTTTTTCAGACACGTCTGAAAGGTAATCTCGCTCTTCTGCGGTTCGTGCGTTTTCACTGTTATCAATCTTGTTTTCTGGCAGGTCTCTTACAATATTATTAATCAAAGAAGTAGGTCCATGACGTAAAGTATAGTAAGAAACATCCCAAACATCATAATGAGGTTGAGTTACTGTCCTATATTGAGGAAGTGGTAATCGACCTGGGCCATACGCAGCAGTTGTAAGAAAAGAATTAACATGAGATTGAACCTGACTAGCCCCAATCTCACCAAAGTTACTATCTGGTGTTCCTCCTTCTTCAGGATCTCCGCCAAATAATTCTACAACCCAATCAGGTACCTCAACACCTGCAACTCGAAGATTCTCCTGGTCTCTAATTCTTGTTTGTGCGTTACCAATAGAAACAGTGGATCCATAATTAGATGGTGTTATAAATATGGGTTCAGTACCTCCCTGGTCTATGAGGACTTGACTGACTGGTAATTTTCTTAGGGAGGTAAAAATTTGAAAAAATAATTCAACACCCATCCTTGTGTGGTACATGTTATATTCGAAAGGAGACTCAGGTGCGGGGTCTTTGCCAAATAAATCGTCAAAAATACTCGCCAGCCAGCCAGCCAAAAGATTACTTAGATTTGCTATTTCTTTTAGGAAATCATCATACCATGTCATCAATGGCAACGATGCAATAAGAGCTTCAAGTTCGGCTCTAATCCTTACTGCATCACGCAACCAATCACATAGATTGTTTATTTTTCTTATTTTATCATCAACTATAGCGGCATATTGAGCTTCAGCATCTTGAATATCAATTTGCAAAGTTAAGGGGTTTATAAACGAATCCCTATCTGCACAGTAAGCTTCTAAAGGAGATATACCACCTTCAGTGCCAACACCATCAGATTGGGCTCCTATCTCTAAGAAAAAATCAGCAATTTTTTGTTCGGTTAGTTCAAACTTATCATATGCGGTTGGAAATATGACAACTTCTTCTGGGGTAGAATCAGCAAACTGAGAGTAAGTTCTCATGTATTTGAATGACTTTAATGTCTGAGGGTTTCCTAAATTCTCGTACAAGTGCTCTAATATTTCATTTGGCAACTCACCATCCAGCAAGCGCTGCGCTTCTATTGGCGTTACCATATTTGAAACATCTCTTATGAAGGATCTTAATTGAGATATTGTTGGTGGCTCTTTTGTAACTTCTTCTATACCACCGACAACCTCTCTTTTGAAATTATATATTCCTACTTTCTCAGCAGCCGCAACTAAATCTACTTGGTCAACATAGTCACGGATATCAGCTAATCCATAATCATAATGACGAACAGGGTCTGTCAGTTGGTCTGCTTCTGGAGCACATCCTAAAACTGCATTCAAAACATCCTTCGCTATACCAGCAACTATAGACTTAAGAAAATTTAATATTATTGTTTCAATAGCTTTTTGGTATATTGATGATTGTTTTGTTTTTAGCCCAAGCATTCCTGATTTTTTTAACTCAATCTTGACCGGCTTGTCAAGCGTAGTTCGAACTAAATCTTTTGTTACAGGGGGAGCGCCGATCGGATCTAAAAATTGATCTTCAATAAGATCACCAAGAACATCTAACGAACAAAATATTTGTTGATTTATTTCTCTTTCGATATCTTGCCTAATTCTGTCTGGGTTTTCTGAATAAGCTTGTGCGTTAGCTAGAAACCTTTGTTGTTCTGCTGACATAATAGCCTCTTCACGAAGAACTATAATAGCTTGACGAATCATAGACCTTACTCTGGTTTTACTATTGAAAGCCTGCCAAAAAGCCAAGGCATACTTAGCAGCTTTAGCTTGACCTGTGTCACAATCTATATTAGAAAGAGTAGAAGCAATTTTATATCTTAAGGGTCGCTGAGAAAACAACCTTTCATATAAAACAGCATTCTCTGGTGTTGACAACTGTGTTAGTTTTTGAAATACGTTTTTCCTTCTTAGGTCTATAAGATTTTTTCTTTCTTCCTGAACTGCACGTTCAACTTCTATGGCATCAACATCTACTTTAGGGTAAGCATATTGAGATAAGAAACTTAAGACATCCTGTTTGTTTGATTGAGATTTTACAGTCGCTGACTCGTATATCTCCGTAGAGAATCTTATAAACGAATAACTGGTTGCAGTCAATAAACTAAAAGCATCCAAAACTCGCACAATCTCTTCGTTGGAGTTTATATAAGCCCTATTACCACACCCATGAGAATAAAAACTTCCGTTTATGCAAATGTGATCTAAAGTATAATCATCGCTAAAAAACATTTCAATTCTGTCTTCATCTTGAACTGATATTTGATTATAGTTATAGAACAAAGCTAATAGATCAAAAAATGAATTTAGGCGGTCTACCTCTTTCTCTAAGTTGATGTTAGAGATAAGTTCGGGGGTAATGTTACTATCAAATAAATCAGCATCATACTCACGCAACATCAAACGAACATAAGTCAAGTTTCGCAGCAACTCTTCAACCGTAAAGCTAGCACTAAAGGTGCTTTTGTTTCTAGGTACAGTTGGAGCAAGACTTGGATCACCAATAATTCTTCGTGCTTTTTGTAATGGCCTTAATTCATATTCTTGATAAGATGGTTGATTATATTCACTTGATTCATCTACAGATAACGACGTTATTCTAAATGCTGGAATTTTTATTGCATAAGTCCACCTTGAGCCTGGGCGAGCATCCTTATATGTCATTAGAGGAAATTGGCGAGGAGGCAAACCTATTGAGTTAGATACTGCGCTTAGATTTTCTTGAGAATATCTTCCGGTGATTTTCAAAATTTCTTTAATGGCTCGGTTTATTATTCTACTATAATTGTTCTTAACTTGGTCTGAAGATTCAATCCAAATATTATCAATATCTTCTTGTGTTATAGGAGCATCCTCAAAAAGCCTAATATACCTGTCTTCGTCTGATTGTAACTCAAATTCTCTTTTCATTTTGCGCATTGCGCTCAGTGTACCTATAAGATCATTCGACAATATATTAGTTCGGGCAACAAAATAATAATTATTGTCAGCAGAATTATAGTAAACACGGACTGGTTCTGTGCCAGGTTCGCAGTTTTTACGCCAATCATAAAGATCTACATTTGTATCAGAACCAACATAAGTACTAATATCAGGCGGAAGTTCTAATAGGTCCAAACCTACATCTTCGCTATATTGAGTCTCTGGTAACCCTAAAGATCTTCTCAGTTTGTTTTTGTAAACACGAGAGTGATTCTCTGGTATTGCTATTAGTTTAGCCAAATCTTGTTCGAGTTCGTATTCTCGTAAATAAAACTCAGGACTTGTCTCAGAGCTATATTTTTCATAGACTCCATTCTCTCTCAACAAGTTTGCTAAGTTTCTTAGTTCTTGTATGGACTCAGTAACACTAATTGGTTGGGGTTGGGATATTCCATTGACAACAGTAATTTTTCCGTTCTGTGGATACAGAGCAAAGTATGCTCTCAAGTCTTCCACAGAGACTGAAACATTTTCTAATCCTGAAACCTCTGTGCCAACTCCAGGAAACTTATAAAAATAAAGATAACTTTCATGTATGGCATCAATTATAAGTTTACTATTATCATCATCATAAGAATATCCCGCACCACGACGAGCGTTGTCATCAAACCGGTTTGGGTATGGGTTGATTATTCTTTTTTGATTTTCTGATAATTTTGAGAAAGTCATTGTTTTACCTAGTTTACGTTATTGAATCTACTTCTGAAATCAAAAGCTGCAATTGGATTACTTTTACTATAATTCAACTTGTGATAAACAAAGTTTTTTTCCTGAATTGATAAGTTTATTATTTCAATAGGTAGTCTCTTCACTAATAATGATAACTTTGCAGCAGATGCGGCACCTGCACCAGGGACAAGGGCAGCAACAGCAGAGGTTAGTAACTCTAGTGTAAAAGCGGCTGACCCATGAAGATCTGTTATTAGGTCCACCAAATTATCCAGGACCTTTGCCAAATCATCTCCCTTAACCATTGGCTGTAAATCACTATCATTATTACCAGCAATAATATCAATTCCTTGAATGTTATCACCAATAAACATTCCAGAGGCTCCGTTATATGTGTCAGTGCTAGTTACAAGTTTGATACCTTCACGTCCTATAATACGAACTGAATCTGCCTTGATTGCTATAGCAGACCTGTTCGTTAGGCTACCCACTTTTCCTTTTGCTAGTCCAAAATATTCTTTGGAGTCGATGTCCGCACGCTGTGAGATATAAATACGGGCTGCATCTAATTGAGGATCTTTGTTAGTAAGAACTCGCTGACCCTTTGGTCCGACTTCCCTAGCTAATATACCAGATAAACCAGCTATTATATCAATACAACCAACATGAGTATTTGGCTTAGACCCTTTACCCTTTTCCATGGTGCTAGGTCTGTCCTTGCCCATAATAATGATTGTGTTATGTTGTCCTTTTATAACATTTTCGGTGCTTGCCACATTATAATCAGGGTTAGGTTCAATTATAGGCTGTTGGTTGTACCCAGAATGAGTTCTTCCTTCACGGACCCCCAAATCTTCTTTAAGTGCTTTTTTTGCACCACTAAGCAATGAGTTGGTGATGGTTGGTCTGGTCGGTCCTGATCCTGGGAGCGGTTGCGGCGCTCTTTTTCTGACAGGAGCAGTTGGCGTTCTCTGAAAAGACAAGTTGCCAGCTTCATCGTTAGAATATTTATTTGCTAACTCCTCAGCACGAGCACTTATTTCAGCCTCTGATGCCTCCGGGTTATTTACAAACTCCCTCATGAAGTCATTAAGTTCCTCCTGAGTTAGTTCCTGAGGTCCATTACTCATTAGAGAACCCTCCACCACTTCATTTGCATGAATTGTTTTGGATCTATATAACTAGACTTATCACTTGGACTTCCAGTAATCCACTCAAAGTGTAAATGTGGGGCGGTTATACGACCTGAGCCGGCAGATATTCCCAGCAGTGAGCCTCTAAATACTTTTTGACCTGCTTTTACCAGCGGGATTCTCTCTGGATCTTGAAGGTGGCAATACCTTAGATAAAATGTTTGAGGATCCGTACCTGGACCATATTGACTGTAGGCATCATACTTAACCAAAACATAATTACCCCAACCTGATTGATATTTGATAGCTTCGACTGTTCCATCAAAACAGGAAATAATAAGATTACCTAACTTAGCCCTCATGTCAACGCCTCGATGCATTGCAGTCTTTGCTTCTGATTCACCTCTTGCTCTGAGCGTTCTCATGCCAAAGGCAGATCCATAAACTTTACTATTTGTTATAACAGGCCATTTTGGAGATTCTCCTGGGGAAGATACTCCAGCCTCGGATAAGGGGCTTCCAGATTCAGGGTTAGTAAATTCTAATTTTTTAACAATTCCACAATCTTCAATCGCAATTTGTTGACCGGGCTCAGGAAGAGGGGGCAATGATAAGATGCACTTATCTCCAAAAGTTTCCTCTATATATCCCCCGGAATTACGCCAAACTTGAACTACTCTACCCACCTCTGAATTACTAGAAAATTGTGTAGCAGGGTTATTAAATTCAACGGATACCAAGGTACCAAATTTTAGTAGTTGTGACCCCTCCGATACATTGTGTACTACTAGTGGGTGAAAACCTGTCGCTGGGTCATTCTCATCATTCGGGACTGGTATCCAAAAATGACGTGGATCTGAAAGAACTCTAACCCTAACCAGTTGGATATTTTTACTGGGGTCATCTTTTTTGATAACATCAACCAGCGGAGAGCGAAGTTCATCGACTGCAACTACAACAGCATATTTTGCGACTTTCAATTCAGCAGTTATATTAGGAGTATAATTTTTCTGTATTATATGCCGAAGAGCCTCAATCGGGCTTGTTATATCTGCATCATAAAATTCAGTACCTATTGCAGGACCAGTTTCAGTTTCCTCTAGAAAATGCTTGATGCCCTCTTTAGATATCACATCTTTTTTATAAGAAGATTGCATTTTTTCAAGATTTTTAGTTATTGCTTTACCTAAGGTACTCATATTATTCGTCCTTCAGTATATCGAACAACTGGTTTTTGTCATCATCTGATAAACCAGTTTGGGATGAACTATGATCTTTCTTGTAAACTAAGTTAGCTAGCTTCACTAACTGTTCGTTGCTTCTCTGTAGTGTTTCTACAAATTTTGCTGCGGTGGCACCAGAGTCTGAGTATCTTTCTCTGGATACGTTCATGTACTCTTTTAAGTTATCAAGCAACAACTCTGTCTCTTGGCGATCCTTATGGATATTCTCAAGAGCTTGTTCTATTAGGGCATTAAGGTCTTTTTTCATACAATAAATAGAGGGCTAGTTAAATTCTCCTTCGTTCCATTTCTTTTTGAAAATTTTATATCTTTCCCTCATTTTATTCAAAGCACTAACTATTTGCTTTGTATTGAGACCGGTTATCTCCCTCATGTATAGATAAATTGCCTTTTTATTGAAAATTTCTATCTGCTCTATGTTTTCCATCAAAGTAATAACAGCGTTGAGAACCTTCTCCTCGTTTGGCTTCAGTTTAAGTTTTTGCCATCCACTGACTTCGCCAAGAAGTGATTCCCAAAATTGACGTTCTTCGATTCCCATCTCTAGATCTACTGTATTATTTTGATCTATTATTTCAACTTCCCTGATCATTGAATCATAAGGGATTTCTCTTTTGTTCTTTTTAGTTTGTTTCTTAGCCTTATGAGTAAACCAGTTTTTTGTTACTACTGAAAAATACGAAAAAGCTTTCTTATTTTTTGAGGGGTCAAACTTACTGAGAATTGTTGTGAGCCATATTTTACAGTCGTCTTTATGATGTTCTACATTCTCCAAAGATGTAAACTTATAAGTGTAAACAATCTTATTAACAAGCTCATCAAATGCTGGCTGGATGTGTTCTATATAAAGTTCTGATCTTATGCTCGTATCCTCTGTGGCACAGTAATTTATTATTGCTTCTTCCGTCTTTTCTGTAAAATAATAATTCTTTTTCTTCGTTCTACTCATCAGGTAACTCCGTACCTGATAACTGATTGCTATTGATAAATTCCTCTATCATATTAGCAGTGCCTGTTGTGTGTTTCATAAGTGACTCCAAGACTGGTTCTCCAAAAAATATATCTCTATTGTAAACATCCTCTAAATGTTCTTCATATTCTGCTAGTGAAAATAGTAGTTCTTTAGTATCATCACCAATATGAGATAGATAATTTAAAAGCTTCTTGCAATACCAAGCTAAGACGCCATTCGCAATTATAGATATAACTAAAAATATACAAAGTAACCAAGTGCTTATCATTTTTTATAAACTTTCTTACTCAATTTCTTCTTGTACTCTTTTAATTCACTTTTGCCGTCTTCTATAGCTGTTTGAACTTTAGTACCTACCTTCTCTTTGTTATTATAACATTTTTTTGTCACTCGTAAAACATTAGATAAATTTTTCTTGATATTCTGCGATTTGCAGAAAGTACATTGTATATTTTTTTCTTTGTATGAGTGCCGAATATCAAAATTTTCTTCACACTCTAAACAAGTATAATTGTATAGGGGCACTATTCTGTTGCTACTTCAAAACCTTGATTAGCTTGAGTGTCACCAAAAGATGGTGGATTTGTTACAACCACCTCGCCTGTTTCATTGATTTCTAAATTCCAATCAGATAAAAGCTCGGTAATATCAGATTCCTCAGCTAAGCATTTCTGCAAAGTCATCAAAAGAGCGCCAATTGCTTGATTAGATAGTTTCATTTATTTTCTCCTTATCCTTATCATACATAAGTTTTGCTAATTGTTTAAATGTAGTTTCAGGTTCCCATCCTAATATTTCTTTAGCCTTAGTTGAGTCACCTAGAAGATAGGGCACTTCATGGGGTCGAAATAATCTAGGGTCAATCTCTACATATTTATCAATATCTAAACCAGCATATTCGAAAACAACTTTTAAAAATTCAGATACTGTGTGAGTTTCTCCTGTAGCGATAACAAAATCGTCAGGCTCCTCCTGCTGGAGCATAAGCCACATGGCTTTTACATAGTCTCCTGCAAAACCCCAATCTCTGTGGGCTTCAAGATTTCCAAGACGAAGTTTATCTTGCAATCCATGTTTTATTCTAGCGGCGGCGAGGGTTATCTTCCTTGTTACAAATGTTTCTCCACGGCGAGGAGATTCATGGTTGAATAAAATACCACTGCAAGCAAAAAGTCCATATGATTCTCGATAGTTCCTTACTAAATTATGAGCGAACAGTTTAGCACAAGCATATGGGGATGCTGGTGTCATGCGAGATGTTTCCGTGAATGGGTATTCCTCACTGTCACCATACATTTCCGAGGATGATGCTTGGTATAATTTACACTCTGGTCTAATAGTCCTTATAGCCTCAAGGATTCTCAATGTTCCCATAGCGATACCATCCACTGTATTCTCGGGAATATCAAAAGAAACCCTAACATGAGACTGAGCGCCCAGGTTGTAAAACTCATCTGGTTCATAATTTATAAGAAGTCGATATAATGAACCAACATCATTTAGATCATAATATTCTAGTATAAAATTTTCGTTATCGTATATATGATCAATACGATCCGTACAAATCATAGAGGTGCGACGTTTAGCGCCAATAACTCTATACCCTTTTTCTAAAAGAAGTTCTGCTAAATACGAACCGTCTTGTCCGGTAACCCCAGTAACAATAGCTGTTTTCATTGTAGTTCCTTTTTCAGGTTCTCAAAACATTCAGCAATACCTTGCCTAATGTCTATTTTAGCATTCCATCCTAGATTATTTAATGGCTCAATATCTGCCTGAGTGAAGAGAATATCCCCCGGTCGATCTGGAACATATTCAAATTCAATGTCTGGAAAGTATTCTAGTACTATTTTCTTTATCTCATTTAGTGATATGTTTTTTCCGGTACCAATATCAAAATATTGTCCGTGAAAATCTGCTTCTGATTGCATTGCAAAGATATTGGCGCTAACCACATCTCTTACATTCACCATATCCCTTCTTTGTTCTCCGTCGCCAGTAATAAATGGATTCTTTCCGTCCCTAATATATTGCATATAGTTCGAAATAGCTGTCGCATATGGACCTAGTGCCGACTGATCTGGAGAGTATACATTAAAGTATCTTAAAGTAACAGTATCAATATTAAATACTTTTGCATACAGCAAACATTCCATTTCAGACACTAACTTCTGGAGTCCGTATGGGCTGTTTGGACTCTTACCATCGCCAACTACAGAAGATGAACCAGAGTAAATAACCCTTTTTGCTTTGACTTTGTTTGCAAAATCAAGAACTTTAGTAGTAGCCAGAACATTATTTGTCATGGTTTCTACAGGGTATTCCATACTATAAGCTACCCTTGGGATGCACGCCATATGGAAAATAACTTCTGGTTTAAATAATTCATAGGATTTATCCTTCTGGAACACTGTAAGAAGATCTTGACTTGGATCATTCTTGTAGTCTATTCCTATAACCTCATGTCCTTGGTCTCTCAACTCCCTACACAGGTGAGTACCAATATAACCTTGGTGACCTGTAACTAAACATCTAGTCATTTGTTTTACCTCTTATGTTAGGGTAATTATCTACAAACCACTCACAAGACTTTTTTATTCCTGTATCGAATTTAGTATATTTATTTTCATCCCACCCTAAATCGAGTAAGTTTTTATTACTGCTTGGTTTTCTGAATTGTCCGTTTGGCATATTAGGATTCCAGGCAATTTCTCCTTGATATCCTAAATTACTACACAAAGATTCAGCAACCTCTCGAATAGAGAGTTCATCTGTGTACCCTATGTTTATCGGTTCAGATTCATCATAGTTGTCAATTAAGTAAAATAAAATTTCTGCAATGTCGAGAGAATAAGTAAACTCACGCCTTGGTGATCCATCACCCCACACTTCCACGGTGGGTTCGTCGTTTAGTTTTGCCTCATATATTCGCCTCATAAGGGCAGGTATGACATGCCCATCTTCAAGGTGGTAGTTATCATTCTCGCCATATAGGTTGTTAGGAATAGCACACATAAAGTTACAGCCATATTGTTGGCGATATGCCCTGCTTTGCACTTCGATCATTCTTTTAGAGTATGCGTACCCAAAATTAGATGAGTGAGGAGGTCCTAAGTGTAATTGCTCCTCAGTAATTGGATATGTTACACTGTCTGGATAGACGCAAGTAGAAAGCATCGATACAACTTTGCTAACACCAGAAAGCATACTTGAGTGTAAAACATTTGAATTTATCTTACAATTTTCAGTAAAAAATTCACCAACGTAATCTGTATTTGCTTTTACTCCGCCGACACGAGCAGCTAAATGTATAACTGTATCATAATGACCACTCTTCATAAAATCTAGAACTTCTTCTTCATTTACAAGATCAAGTTCGCCCCTAGTTGGAAAGTCTGCATCAGGCTTAACTTGTTTTATAGCATGACCTACCATGCCAGCACCACCAGTGACTAATATTTTACTCATCGATAACTGCCCTGCCTTTTAGTTTTTCCCAGTCTTTCTCTGGTCTTACTTCTAAATTTTTTTCCCAGACTGCTTGTAGAACTTTCGGGGTAACGCCAATTTGCTGCATGATGTAAATCATGGCATTAACATCTTTGGGAAAACACGATCCACCAAAACCTTTCTTGCCATCTGGACCTGGTACAGAAAAATGACTAGTACCTATTCTAGTATCATATACCGAGGCTTCCACAACTCTATTGTAGTCTGCATTTAGACTGTCACATAGCTGTCTCATTTCATTGGCAAACGAAACTTTAGTAGCCAGGTAGCAGTTGCAAAAATATTTGGTTATTTCTGCTTCTAAAGACCCACATATAACATAGGGGACTTCTGGGAATTGTCTCATATACATTGCCTTAATGGTTTCCAAAGATGATTTACACTTATCCCCGCCTAAAACAATTCTTTTTTGGTTCTTGAAATCTTCTATATGATTTGCTTCCGTTAGAAACTCAGGATTGAAGATTACATCTACAGTTTGAGATGACTCTTGTTGTAGTCTTTGTGTTGTTCCAGGAGGAACCGTTGACTTTATAACAATAATTTTACTTCCGTAACGGTTGGCATTTGCAATACCGTCTATTTGAAGAACTGTCTGTTCCACAAGTGATGTATCACATGATCCGTCCTGTCTCATTGGAGTAGGAAGGCAAACAAAAAGTATATTAGATTTAGATACCAACTCCTCTAAATTATTGACGGTCGATAAATCTTGATTGTATTTATCATACGTTTCAACTTTATTTTTTTCACATAAGCCTGTCCTGATGGAAGATCCAACAAAACCACAGCCAATTATTCCTACTGTTGTATTACTCATATTACTCCCATCGAAACCATCCGTCAAAATTTACTTGACTTAGGTTCTTATTCGAGGTTCCCTTCCAGGGTCGCCAGGGACCATACACACCAACTTTGGATGCGTCACTTAATGCTGAAGCCCACCACCCAAGTGTCCCATGTTGAAACATTATATTATCAAAAGATCTTATAAAATTAAAGTCTTCTACAATTGTTCTTTTTTCCATAATTGGTTTATACTCTGCAAAACCCTCAATGAATGAATTGAAATAATCCACCGACTCTTGGGGCGATACTCTATTTTCAGCAGGAACATTATAGTGAAAACTCATATTAGCCAATTCTGTCTCGCTTACAAAATCCCACTTAGGCATATCAGTTACAATGTGAAGTTTTTCAAAATCAAACTTTTCTATTGCACGCTTATAACTATCTACTTGTGGTTTGGAATGAAATTCGTTCTTATAGAATAATCTATCTCCAGCCCTAAAATGTATAACTAAATCTTTATCTTTTCTCTTCTCTACTTTTGGATACCAAGATTTTATCTTATCAATGTCGTCATGAAAATGTTGGTAGTTTTCGAAATAACCAGATAGTATAAATGTCTCGTCTTTGTATTTTTTATCAAAACACATTTTGTATGCGGGCTCAGAAACCATAATCCCAGAGACAGCAGAACTATCTATAAACTTCAATCCTAAAGATTGTAAAGATGATATAGCATAATAATCTGGTGCTGGTGGGACACAATATGTTTCTTGTCCTAAATAATCTGCCAGTAATCGAGCAGCATTATACTGAAACAAGTTATTACCAAAACCATTTGTTAGTCTAACGCAAACCATTATTTATTTTGATCCCTCTCTCTATAAATTATTCTTATCTTTTCGATGTTTTCTAGCATGGTAGAATAGTTTTTATTTATCCAGGACTTCTTTTCTTCTGTTGACGCATTATAAGGGCAGTGAGGGATATTTCGTAGAATATACATTATAATATCATTTTTTAAATTTACATTATGTTTACTACTAACTTCATATAACAATTGTATCACCCACGGGAACCGAGGATAGGCAGCCAAGCCATCTAAATACAGTTCGACCAAATCATTATGAGTATTGAAAAGATGATAATGCTCTTTTTTTATGAAAAAACAATCCTGATAAGTGCAGAGGAGCTTGTAGCCCTTTTCTTCAAAAGACTTATTCATTATGAACAACCCTTGTTGCATATTATCTTTAGATATTTCTGTTGGTAATCTTTCTTGGTATGTTGGGTTTAGCATCTGCCCGCCCTCTATACAAACAACTGTTGGAAAATGTTTTTCGATGGCTTCGAAAACATCTAAATCAATCCCATCTATATCTATAGAGCAAAAATCTATACCATCTGTTACATAATCATCTACAAGGTTATCAAATTTTGTTTCGCCGTCAGGGGTTACAAAAGAGTTGATTGTTATAACGTTATCATTTTCTGAATAGTTTTTTTCTAAATCATTGTATCTATCCTTTTCAGGCTCAATCAAAATACCACCCCAACCATTTAGGAAAAGCTTTCTAGTATTAGAGCCCTTTATACCATCCCAAGCCCCAAACTCAACAAAAGTGCCATTTTCCACGCCAATCCTTTTAAAAATTTCTTCGATTAGGAAATCGTTTTGGTTATAATCGTATTTTCTTCTGTGTGATTGTGGTTCAGCGTGCCATTTTTCATGGTAACCAACAAAATCTAACAAGTTTTCTTTCTTCTCAACCATTATTATCCTGTCTGTGATCTGGTATAGAGACCCAATTACCATCTGCGTCTAAAAGCTTTTCATCCCACCGAACATAAGGAAATTCCGTGATTGGTTGAGTTTTATCATATGCGTAAAATGGTCGGCATATACTTGGAACCAACATTGTTGTTTTCCCGGTCTGTGTAAGATACTTTTCTAGAGCTACTTCCGGGCAGTCAAAATTGTCATCAGTGCGAGTCTCATCTTCACCGTCCATATAAATAAAGGAACAATACTCATCGAAAGTTGAAGGATTTGAAAATGAAAAAAACCAAGGATCCCTGTGACCGCTTGGGTAAACAGTGGAGTGAATTATACCATCAGCTATTTCGAATTGCTCCAAATAGACAGGCTTCAAAAACATTGAATTATCTGGTCTACATCTTACAACGACATCATAATCAAAGCCGTTCTCTTTAGAATAATTCATAGCCATCAAATAACCTTTTCTTATATTAGACATTTGATTATTCATTCTTTTTTTGAAGTACCCCAAAGTTCCAAAATCACTATCATCAAGGTTTTCATTCTCTTCTATAGAAACCTGTTTCAAATTAGTGCCATAAGCATGTCTAATTTGAGACTCAAGTGTCGCTGAATCTTCTGCTGAAGTTATGTTATATTTTTGACTAGTGCTGGAGCCCAATGTGTGAATTGTATTCCTGTTGCAGGCATAAACAAACACATCTGCATTATTTGGCTGTATAATATGTTTCAGGTGGTTTTCTAAATTTACTTGATAGTCTCTCATTTGACCTGTTATTAATATCGCCACCCTCATGAGATAACTTCTAAGTTTGGAAAATATCTAATAAACTTTAGAGATGTGCCACTTATTTCATTTGCACGGGCGCTGATCTCCTTGAAGAAATTCCATGCCAAAGGAACGACTACTAGTTTATCCTTATCCTCAGCACTTAAAGATTGAGGGTCTTTTATCTCTATATTTCTTCCCGGTGTCAAAAGGTTCCACTTCAACTTATTATCATCTACAATATAATCTAGATCTATCTTGGCAAAGTTCAAGAAAGTATTTCCCTTTGCAGCAGCACCATATCCCACCACTTTGTAACCATCAGCTTTATATTCTTCAACAGCTTTTCGGAAATCTTCAACAACTTTATTACAATTATTTGCGTATTGCTTATAAGTTTCTATACTGTACAGACCTCTTTTGTTTTCGTCTTCAATTTGCTTTTCAGCTAAGGACTGGTTTCTGTCACCAAGCCTCAGTACAAAGACATAACTTCCCCCATGAACATCTGTTTTCCTAACATCAACCAAAGAAAACCCATTTATATTAGCACATATTTTCATAGATAAAGAACTAAAAAATGAAAGGTGCTCGTGATAAATGGTATCAAATTGATTATCAAGTATCATATCGGCTTGAGAAGTTTGGATTATAACATGTCCTTCATCTTCTAAGCTAACAGAACAAGCTTGAAGGAATTCATGCACGTCGTCAACATGGGCGAAGACATTTTGCGCTGTTATAAGATTAAACTTTGTCTGGAATGATAGGGCAACCTCGGGATTCCAATATTTACACAATACATTATGGTTATCTTTACTAAGTGGGTATAAATTTTCTGCTGGATCAACGCCAAAAGTTTCCCACCCTTGTTCCTTGAATTTATCTAATTGAGTGCCATCATTACAAGCAACATCTAAAACCTTACCCTTTATCTTAGTATATTCTTCGCACAAACCTACAAAATCAGAAAAATATTGATGTAGAGTCTTACTTGTACCGCTGACATAGAGATAATCCCTAAACATCAAGTCTGGATTTACTACGACGCTTAGTTGTGTGTGGAAACAATCATTACAGGTGCAAATTTTCAAAGGATAAGATGCTTGATCCTCTCCTTTGTGGTAACTATTAGCTAGAGGTTGTTTATTTAGATCTAAAACCTCAGTTAGATTTTCTGATTTACAAACTCTACAATTATTTATTTCTGTATATTCTAGCATCTGATCTGTTCCCCATATTCATGGAATTATAATTATCTACCAGTGATTTAGTAATACTCTCCACTGTTTCTTCAAATTCAAAATCAAACTCTTTTTCAAATTTTTCGGGGTTTATCAAAAAATCATACGCTTTGGCTTGAAGTTTAACGTTTGTTATAATTTCTGGTGGTTTGTCGGATATAACCAATTCAGCACCTGTTACTTTAGCTACCCCAGATGCAATGTCTTTGGCATTTGAATTAAAAGAAGCCAGGTTATACATGCCCTTGTTGGACTCATTACCTTTCTCTATAATTGCTTTAACCGCTCGGCATAAATCATAAATACCAAGTATTGGTCGATTGACTTCTGGGTTGAAACAAAATATCTTCTTATTCTCTATTGCATTATAAGTCATAGCATTAATCATGATATCGTTTCTCAAGTTTGGAGAATATCCGTTAACAGTTCCAAACCTAAGACCAAAATAAGTCTTACTTGATAATTCTGCATATGAGTCTATTTCATGCTTAGATAAATCATAGAAGTTGTTTGGTTTAAACTTTGAATAAGATTCATCTACCACCCTGGCACCAGTGTCGCCATAAACAGATGAACTACTTGCATATATAAATAATTGTTCATCATCGATTTTACCTAGTAGTTCAGCAAAATTTACTACATTATTTCTTAGTGTTGACATCATATTATTTTCGCACATCTTTACACTAGAGTGCCCTGCTAAAAGAATAACAACACTTTTATCAATCAAGTCTCCATCATTTATGGAATTCATATCCTTGTTTAGGTTATCAGGATTACAAAAGTTACCAAACCATTCAGTGTCAATAGTTGACACATCGTATTCTTCCTTAAGGTGATTATACAAACGAGTACCAATGTACCCACAACCGCCAATTATTAGAACCTTCTTTTTTACCATATCTTGTGACGACCTCTTAGTATTTCATAAAACATGATCCAATCACATGCCTTAGCTTTTAGTGTGGTCCACCCGTAGTCCTTTTTACCTTCCCATGCTAGGGGTTTATTTTTTTCAAAAACACCATGAGCGACCCAAGCAAAAGGATAAACAACCAAAGGAATGAGTGGGAACAAAAACCAGTACCAATTATACACTACTGTAAAAGTAAATGCAATTGTAAACAACTGACCTAGGAAATGTAATAGTTTACACTTTGGGTGCTGATGTAATGTTAAATAAAATTCGTAGTATTCTTTCATGTGTTATTTCCTTAGATTAGTTTTGATATTTATTATCTATCTTAACTAATGGGAAAACTTTCAAAAGCTCATCAATACCATTCTCAACTGTAATAGTAGTTTCAAATCCTAACGAATTAATCTTATCATAAGAAACAACATAGTTCCTTTTATCAACATCGCCATCGAAATCAGCATAATGTACATAACACTCTGTTTTAGACTGAATTAGATCGCAAACGTCTCTCTTGGAATAATTCATGGAATTTGACCCGACGTTATAAACTTCACCACTCATCCTATCAGAATTATTTACAGCGAACTCAAACACTCTTGCAATATCTCTAACATGTATAAAAGTTCTCATAAAATGAGATTCATAAATAACTATGTATTTTTGAGTGTGTGCCAAATAAGATAAATCATTTACAAGCAAATCTAATCGTAATCTTGGACTTACACCAAAGGCTGTGGCAAAACGAAAGGCGCTACTGTTTTCATATTTCATCACCTCTTGTTCGCCAAGAGTTTTACTTATACCATAAATACTCAGGGGATTCAGTGGTGTTTCTTCAGTACACACGTCTTCAACTGCGCCATAGTTTGAACCTGTAGAACCATAGACTAAAAACTGCTTGCCATCCAGACAGGAAATAACATTTTTAGTACCCTGGTGATTTACTGCGTGGGCTAATTCCTCATCTCTGCGACAGGCAGCATAGCCTACAATAGCTGCAAGGTGTATAACAATATCCTGTCCTTCTGTTGCTTTTTTTAGCTCGTCAACATCAAGTATATCACCCTTGATGAATCTAAAGTTGGGTTCACCAAAATTGTGAATAAGCCCACTACCATCAACAGTCAAGTTATCATACACTGTAACTTGATGACCGTTTTTCAATAACAAAGGAACTAATGTTGTACCGATATAGCCAGCACCACCAGTCACAAGTATCTTTTTACTCATTTTTTTCTCCATATCAAATATAAATTATAATTTTTGTTTCGTAAAGATCTAAAGATTTTCTTTATAAAAGTCAACCGTGTTCCTGATACCTTCTTTATGGTCGTAAAAAGAAAAGTCAGGAAACTTTTCCCGGAACAACTCTGTCGATAGAATTTTTACGGGATCGCCATCTGGATACTGAGTATCAAATACTAATTCTCCTTCAAAACCACAAGCCTCTTGAATAAGCAGTGCCGATTCCTTAATTGAGTATCCCTTAGCTTGACCTACGTTAACAGGGTATTCAAGATGATCTATATCCATAGCTCGAATTAACACCTCTACAAAATCATCAACGTAAGCCCATTCTCTAACAGGATTACCAGTTCCCCAAACAACAAACTCTCTATCTCCAGCTTGTTGTGCTTTTAGCATTCTTATAACCATGCCATTCAAGGCATGAGTCTTAGTTGGATCAAGGGAATCCCCAGGTCCGTATGTGTTAGGTAATAGCAAATTTACAGTTTTTACCCCATATTGATTGTAATAACATTGGGATAGGTAATAAATTGCTCTTTTAGAGTTACCAAAAGAAAAAACCGAATCGTGAACTCCTCCATCGAGCCAGTTTTCTTCTAATTGAATTGAACTATCTCCAGGGTACGAGCAGTTAGAAAACGGTTGAATTATTTTTATCTTAGGGTTATAATCTAGCACTGCCCTGTAGACATTCAAGTTCATCTGAAGGTTATCACCATATACGTCAGCAGCATATTTTCTAACATACATCATACTACCGCCATGTGATGCAAGGTTATAAATCAGGTCAGGGTTTTCTTTTTCCAGAAAATTTCTAAATGATTGATAATCTAAAAGATCAAGTCCTAGAGTCTTGGAAGTCCTAGAGACAGTGTGTCCTTCTTTCACAAGGCGTTCATAAACCTTTTCACCAATAAAACCAGTACCACCAAGCACTAAAATTTTCATTCTATTCTCCTGAGTATCTAAAAGTATAGCCATGGATTTTTATCCTAGGTCCGTAGCCATTATAATAAGTTGATTTTATAATTTTGTTTAGGTCTTCCTTGGAAATGTTAATATCAATATTTTCTAGTTTGTCGATATCTCTTATTCGACCTGTTTTCTTACCCCACTCATCCGTATTTAGAGAAGATATCCTAGATAGTTCGTCAGGACCCTGCACTGATAGTATATGTATTATATTAGCAAAAGAATCAAATTGACATCTATGAACCTTATCTAGTAAACTCCCTACGTCATCTTCATCTTCTATAATTACTTTGTAAACATTTATTATAACTCCATTGTCAACATTCTTATTCATATAATGAACTGTTACCCCAGTTTCAGCATCTTCATTATATAAAGCCCAATTTATACCACCAGACCCTGGGTATCTAGGGTGTGATGGGTGAAAGTTTATAGCTGCGATACTAGCCTTATTTAAGAACTGTTCTGGTAAAATACAATAAGACTTATAATGAAATATATAATCTCCATTCCACTCTTGGATTTCTTTTGGTATTTTACTACCTCTTTTTTTAGATGCTTTCCAGAAGGTTGTTTCAAAACCTTTTGACACAAGAAGATCTACAGCGTTGTTACTATATCGACAATCCTCAAAACCTATAAAGAGTGCTTTATTACTCATTCTTAAACACATCCATTTGAGATAGATCAGGCCAGTCAGTGTAAACCCACTGTTTTGGTTTAGTGACTATTGCGTCAGGAAGCTTCTTAAGTCCAAGCTCTGCCGTTTCTGGTGTCATATAATAATGATAACCTATGGACTTAATATTCTGTACTGACCAGGAAAGATCTGGACTTCTTCCGTCATAAGACATTCTTTTCAAGGTGTCATACTCTTCCTTGTTGTCAAATAAAATAACCCCACCCCTACCGAGGCTTAAATGTTTTCTAAATTGAAAACTGATACACATGTATGTCCCTGGGATATAGCTATTTTCTTTCCAGTGAACGGCGGCGTCAATAATGTTTTCTGTTAGATAATAATAATCTTTCCACTTTTCATCGGTCCATTCTAGTTTTATGTTTAGTTTATCAGCCAACATAGGCACAGACAAATAAGTGTGTCTTGGCACCTTTATTTTATTTGTACCCTTCATGCGTAAACAAAGTTCTAAACCATGAGTACAACAATCTACTGCCACTGCATATGGCGCTCCAAAAAACTTTGCTATTTCATTTTCAAAATCTGTTATGGATTGGAACGACATTTGATTTCCCTCGCTTTGTTTAGAATATTATCAGCCATATGTTTCCAAGTATAATTTTGGGAGACTAAGTTATAAGCGTTATTTATAATTCTACTTCTTTCACTATCATTCGAAAGATAAAAATCTAGTTTTTCTTCGAAGTTGCTAAGATCATTTTCAAATGTAACACATGTTTCACCGTCTATGAAGAAGTCGCCATACTGTTCTGGCATATTATTACACAATATCAAAGTTTTTGAAAGTGCTGCCTCAAAATACCTAGGACCTATATCTAATAGCGGACCAGTTGTTGAAAGCCATATTTTGCACTCATTTATTTTCGTTGCATAATCCTCAAGTGTATTGATACGATATTCTAAAGTGTTGCTAGAATTCCAGAAAACATTATATTTTTCGTTATTATTGATAATGTTACCAACTCTTTCTCGGAGGTTGGAAGTTGGTCCTTCAATTTTATTACTACCATCAGCCTCAATACCATGAAGGGCACCTGAAAAACCTATATCATAGATCTTCTCAACTTCACGAGGATGGAACAATTTTGGTGTGGCTGTAAAAAACGATCTCTGAGATGGTACGCCAGCTATTTCTCCATATCTTTTATAGTTATGCTCTTGTGATTCTAATAAAAGATCTACATTGTTTATTTTACAAAAGTTTAGTTTTTCTTCTAATAAATTCTGGGGTTTGTGGATCAAACAAAAAACAGGGATGTCAGTTTCTGCTAATCCTTCAATTTTTCCAAATGCCGCTGATACAGGGATAGCAAAATAACCAAGACCAAATACGATTAAATCAATAGGAGCGTCGCCTGCTATATTAAGAAGATCATCTATATGTTTAGGTATGCCCTGTACTAACCAGATATTCACATTTTCATTTGTTGCAAGTTCTCGGAGAAGGTCTCCATAATATTGATACATATAATCATCAGATACTTTATTCTCGGCGTCAACATATATTATATTCACTTAGAGTTATCCTTTACTCCTGGAGCGTAGTCACACAAATGACGTAGAGCGCCTTGACTGTGATATCCTTCGTCTACAGTTTTTAGATCATGTATGTTGTCCCCATGGTGTATGAGGTAAAACAAACTGTTTACGTCATTATCTCCCCATCTATACTTGTAAATGCCACCATATTGATTCACAGCGTTGATCCACTGTTTCCATTCAGGCGTTTCAAACATAGAAATCTTAACAACATATGAATCGGCACAAGGATAGAAATGAAAGTTTTTATCAGCCTCTGGATCTGATAATAAATTTTTCATAAACTCGGATTTTGGTTCGACATTATAATGCTTCAAATAGCCTTTTACAAACTTCCAAAGATTGATTCTGGTATCAAAGTTTCCCTGGTGAGGTATTTTCTTTGTTTGATCATATACCTTCAGAGCACCCATCGGTTCGGACTGATTCTTCATAACTTCGAATGGATCGTAAGTCATCGGCTTAACAAACATAGACTCATCGTCAACACTCATTGTATAATCATATTTTTCAAATTCAGTATTAGGATAACCATAATAATTTGACATAAAGTGACACATGTGTAGATATCCCTTACGAGATATTGGAAATTGTGTCCTTACATACCAAACATCCTGTCGATTATAAAACAACTGATCTTCTGGGATGTGTGCTGGTGTTTCGTATGGAATAGATACAAAATTAACATTTTGTGGTGTCTCATTAGCAATCATCTGCCTGAATTCTTCTGAATCATAGATGTCATCAAAATAGAATACATAGACTGGGTAGTCATGCTTAATATTGTAGTTTTCCCACAAAGCTTTAAGGCTCTGTTGAATACAGGCTTTTCTAGAAGAAATGTATGTTATACAAGCTTTTAGTTTATTATCATTTTCCATATCTAACTCCTGCGCTTTTATATATATCTGTTATCAAGTCCAACGAATCAAAAGAGATAGAGACATCAAAATCATCAAGCTTGGCGTATAACTCTGGGTGGTTCGGACACGAGCCTTTGTACTTACCATAAGAATTTGATTCTTTCGCCTCTTTCAATTGTAATATTATTTTTTCGTATTGCTTTTTTAGGTCTTTATGTTCTTTTAGGAAGTGTACTTTGGTTATTTTATCTAAAGCCTTGCCGCCGAGTTCTATGAAGCCATACTCTGTCATAATTGCCATAGAACATTCTATGTTTTTTGGCTCGCAGGCTATGGTAATCTCAACTGTTCCGCCAAAATCTCCAAAGTTCATCAAAGAATAGACAGTATCTTCTATGGTGGTTGTCTTATGCTTTGTGTTATACAAAGAAGATGAGTCAACTTGAGGCTTTCCAAAAAGATAACATAAGATGTCTAGGTAATGTATGCCACACTCGTGAAGAGTTCCGCCTCCAAGAAGAGGATTGCCACGCCAGTCGTCAAAATATTCCTGAGGTCTTTGCCATCGCTGAATCAGGCTGACTCCTCTAATCTTACCCAACAGACCTGAATCTATCATTTGCTTAACGGCAGAGACGACTGGATTTAATCTTACTTGCAGAACTGAATATGCCCTCTGGTTATTATCTTTTGCTATCTTCTCTATTCTTCTGGCTAGTTCTGAACTGATACACACGGGTTTTTCTATCAACACGTCGCATTTGTTTTCCAAACAGTATTTTGCTTGGTGGAAATGTAGTGAATTTGGAGTAGCAATAACCACAAAATTTATATCTTCATTATCAACCATATCTTTGAAGTCTGTGTACGTGGCTACATCGTACTTCGATGATAGTTTATTGAGTAAACTTTCATCGATATCACAAAGTGCTTTAAGTTCAAAGTCTTTATTCTTTTCAATCGATTCTAGATGGCGGACTAATATCTTACCACAGCCGATTATTCCTACTGTATACTTCATATTTTCTACTTATAGTTTCCATCACGAATTTTTTTAGCCACGCTTTCTGCAATGGGACAATCTCCTGTTATCCCCTTCCTTTTGTATACAGGCTGATTATAAACAACTTCTGGATAGTGTCCTGTTGACGGTCCTCTTAATCCCAATTCAGCACGAACTCCTGTCATGTGAATCTTCATTTGCTCTAGTGCCATTAAGCATAGTGGCTCAGCAAGACGGAAATTAAAACCAACATACTCATGGTTGTATTTTCCAACTTGACCTTGGTCGCATATTGATCGTATTTTTCTTGCATCCAACTTAGAGTTTTTAGGAATGCAGATCATACCGCCTTCAAATGTTGATATATTTTTTGTCTTGTAAAAAGAGAAAGTACCAACATCAGAAATCATACCAGCATTTCTATTTTTGGAATCAACAGCACCGAAAGACTGTGCTGTATCTTCAATAACAACTAGGTTATGTTTTTCTGCTATTTCCATAATTGCATCCATTTCACATACTCTTCCATACAGATGAACTGGTATAATAGCTTTGGTATTAGGAGTTATGGCAGCTTCAATTTTTTCTGGGTCGATTAAGAGTGTCTTTGGATCTATGTCAACAAATACTGGTTTTGCTCCGGCAATAACTATAGCATTAGATGTTGCTATAAAAGTAAGAGGCGTAGTGATTACTTCATCTGTAGGTTCAAAATCCATAGACCACAAAGGGGCAATCAAAGCAGAAGTGCCGTTGTTTACTGCAATACAGTCCTCAAGATTATATGTATCTTTTACATATTCTTCGAAAATATTTCTAACAATTGCTGGCATAGACTTTCTCCATGAAAGAATCATACAAAGCTGCTGTATCTTTTATATTATAACTGTAATCGGAATAATTTTTAACTTTATTAGAAAAATCCAAAATAGGTGGATTATACAGTTCGACAGGACTATAATCCCAATCGTTCTCTTTTATAACAATAGCATCGCTACCTGCTATTTCTTTTGTACCTCCAGCACTGGAACAAATGATCTGACATCCTGATGCCAAGGCATCAACTACCACATTAGGACAATGATCTAACCAAGCGAGATGAATGAAGTACTTTGAGGCTTTATAAAGGGAATACAATTGTACTTGAGTTAAGTTTCCGAAGTAAGTTATTTGAGGATGTTTTACTTTTTCTTCTGGTGGCACAGAACCTGCAACTATTAATAGATCATTATCACCACAATGTTCTAAGAAGTATCTAATGTTTTCGTTCAATCTTTTATGAGGTCTCCAAGAGGAAGCGCAGCACCAAATATTATCGTACTTGTTATTGTTCATCTCTTCTGTTTTCACAATTGTTTGTAAATCAGCACCGTTGTGAATGACTGTAGAGCAAGGATGTTCTCCAAAATATTTCTTTATAAGTGTTTCACAGAAACTTGACTGGTAAATTACACCCTCACACATCTGATATGTTCTCAAAATATTCTTGTTGAGTAAGTTGTAATCTTGTGCTGTATTAAAGTAAATGCCATCCAACCTTAGAACTTGAGGGATATTCAATTTTTGACGAGGTGATTCAATAAAGCATAGAGACATATCAGCCTCGGCTATTGTTGTAAATTCGTGACCCATTTCTACTAACTTTGGTCCAAGTTTGTTTGCAAAAGAGTTTGGACCGCTCGTACTATTGAGATTTACGTTTTCTAGATGTAACTTCATTTCTACAACCTGTCATATTTTTGCTTTTTTCTTATTTCAAGCATGTATTCATATTGTTTTTGTGCCTTTGTTTTATTGACAGCATTTGGATTAGTTACATTATACACATAAGTAACCTCGGGAACAAATTTAGACCTAGAGCCTGCCATTTCTAACATAGGTAACATCATAACTTGATCGTATGATATTTCGTAAAAGTTTCCTTCTTTATTGATTAGATCTTCTTTTTTTACTTTATCCCACAAAGAAAATTTAAAGGTCTTAAGGTGTGATGCCCGCCACTTATCGGATCTAAAATTATTGTTTTCGATTATTTCTTGGGGATATTCACTAGCCTCTTCTCCGATACCTCCGTCTGGGAATCTAGCAAAACTACCATAAGTCATCAAACAATCAGAGTTTTTGTAATAGTGGTTTAGTTGTGATAATACATTACAATTTGGAAACCAATCATCACCGTCTAAAACAACTATTACATCTTCTGGTGAGGGTTTTGACTCTAGGATTGTATCATATATGTTTTTTAATGCATATTTTTTATTAGAGCACTTCACAACACTAAACTTGTCGCCGGTTGTAAATCTTTCCGCAACTTGAAATGTATTGTCGGTAGACATATCGTCAGAAACATAACATTCATAATTTTCATACTTCTGATCTTGAACGCTTTCGATTGTTCTTGAGATCCAGTTTTCAGAATTATAAACAGGAACAATAATCTTAAATCTTGTATCTTCTGGCTCTTGGTGTATTTGTGGGACTTTGCTTCCCATATGCTTATATGTTTCACTCCAGAAAATATCCGCCCTGGTCTGGAGGTACTCTAATGCATGTTCTCTTGAGCCAGTAAACCAGTCTTCATTTTTGTGTTGTACATTATCATTGAGTATAAGCTCGCAACCAAGTAATTTTGCCTCAATAACTGTTCTCGGACATGTGTCGGAACCCTCTGGTAGGAAAATAAATCCTTTTGCTTTTGCAAACTTTTTCAACATCGCAGAGTACTCTACCCCTGAGAAGGTTTCATATGGTATTTCTTTCTGTATAGCATATTCTACTGCCTTATTTGATCCTTTAACCCATGAGGGAGAGTCTTGAATCAGCCAAACATTATCTTTTTCATTTTGATCCAAAGAGTTTATATATTCAATAGTTTGATTATTAAATACAGAACTTAGAACACGAGTTGTTGGCTTTTCAAGAAAGGGGAACAAATCGTAATAGATTTGTCTTTGTGCTGCGGACATAAACCAAAGGTTGTTTGCTTTTGCGAAAAATATTGAAAATAGTTTTCCCCTTTGGCTGTTTTGACAATCACATTTACCCTCGCTAGCTATATGTTTTTCTGGCAATCTATAAGAGCAAAACTTATAATCATATTCTATGACTGTATAGTTTAGATTTTTGCACGCATAAAGAATAATATCATTAGGTAACCCAGCACAGTTGCCAAATATCCAGTATTTATCCTGATGTTCGTCTATAATTTGCTTTGTTACTTTTTGAGAATGAACTGTCAATACAGGTATTTTTGTTGCATCAATAATTGCCTGAGTTGTTAGCTCACCTCCGCCCACGTAATCTTGGACGAAAAGGTCTTGGACAAAAACTATCATCCCTAGCCCTCTTGACTTAGGGATGCAAACATATTATTTATCTCTTCGTCGTCTTTTGATGTGTCAATATATGGATCGAAAACATCCAAGTATTTATTACAGATTATATCTTCACTAAAATTATGTTTCAGGTGTTCCTTTAGACCTTCAGCACGAACATTGCGGTAATTTAGACCGTTATACATTTCTCGGAGTCTTTTTTTGTAACTTTCTTCTTCAGGATAACACCATTGAGCTTCCTTAGATATGACCCCTTCCCAAACAACTTCGGGTTGAACTGGTCCAATACCAAATTTGATCTTTTCAAATAAAGGTGTATCTTTTACTTTCCCTGATTTTTCATTTTTTACTGGCGCATAAAGGAAATCATTTTGTCCCGACCAAGCTGGGGCAATAACAGGAAGTCCAGAATAAGCAGCTTCAAAAATTGGTAAACCAAATCCTTCACCATGCGTTGTTGTTACATATGCCTTAATTTTAGGGTGCGTATACAGTCCGTGCATTTCTTCAGCAGTCATATCTCCGTGGATGAAATATACTTTACACTTTCTATCTGATCCATACGATGCTAAAGTTAGCTCAATATGTCTTGCTAGTTTTTTTCTATCGATAAGCGACATATTCATCTGATGACTTTTAATTACCAAGCCAACGTCTTCATTGTGCTTGAACTCATCTACAAACCACTTAATACTAGCTACAATATTTTTTCTTGGACCCCACTGAGCAACAGTAAGGAAATTAAAATTACTCGAAATATCAATTTTGTCTGACATATCCACTGGCTCTAAATTCTTCACAGGATAACCAATAACTTCTACTGGGGTCTGACATTTTAGCAAATGAGTAGCACCAGTATTCTGATCTTGTACATGGTATTCAGTTCCTTCAAAAACATTTTTACTATGATTAGAGATAACAACAATTTTATCCATAAGGTTTGCTTGTTGTAGCCAAACTGGATCGACTCTATCAACTTCAATCCCGGCAGTAACTCCAATATTCACTTGTGCTAATCTTTTCCATTCATTTGGAATAGTAACTTGAATAGATAAGTCAAAATGAGGTGGAGGCGAGGACATTTTATCCATGTCTTCTTTGAGATAGGGTCCTATTTTTTCAGGCTGCATGATCCACGAACTTTGTCCCCACTCCAAAGGCTGTACACAAACATTAATGGATGAATTTCTTTTAAGTGACTTATAAACAAGTCTTGCATGTTCCCCATATCCACTTCTGGATAAAATTGGTGCTGTTAGTAATACGTTTTTCATTTTATTTCAATTGTCTCCCAACGGGTATAATTTTTTCGGCTATCCCAAGACCCTAAGCGATGGTGTAAATCTTGTAGATAATCAACCCAAAACTTTTGATAACTTTCAAATGCGTAGTTTTTCTCAACATGTTGTCGTCCGGCTTTACCTAAATTATCACGTTCTTCTGGTGTCATTTTGTAAATCTTCTCAAGGGCGTCAGCAACATCTTTTTCACAAGTCCTGTCTTCAAAAATATAAGGAACATGCTGCGAGCCAATAATAGCTTTAGAACAAGGCTCAATACCTACTCCAAACCAATTTTCTCCATCAGTTACTTGCTCTTGCAGTCCGCCAGTCATAGTATTGACTACAGGAGTTTCTGTCGATAAAGATTCCAAAGAACTTAATCCAAAGCCCTCGGCATCAGCAATATTTATAGTGCAGTCTGCCAAATTATACAACAGAGCTAAATCAGGTGCAGCTAGTTTTTGTCTGGAGAATTTTATCTGCCCCTGGTCGCATCCAACTGTTGCTGCTAGATATTCTAATGGTTGTCCGTGAGGATCGTTTGTGTCTGTATGCATAATAAGACATGCTTTATCATGTCCTACTCGATCAAGAAATGCCTTAAACCAATATACTAATGATCCGCTTTGCTTTCGTCGTGCATTGCGATTATTCCAGAAGAAAATAAATTTATCCTCCAGGTTCATGTTCTTTTTCATTTCAGAAATTTTTGTGAGACTTTCTTTGTCAGTTACTTTCTTGAATATATCTGGGTCAACTGCGTGTGGTAAGTAAACTTCCTCAGTTGTTGGCGATGCTTTCTGAACGCATTGACTAGTAACTTTAGAAATTGTAACAATAGCATCTGTACTTAGATAATATGGTGCATTGAATTCTGGAGTGGGAAAGTTATCCCACACATGATAATAAACCATTGGTACAACTTGTCTGATTTCAGATTCCATTTGCCATAACCAGTCATAAAATCTAGGATCGGTCATGAACCAGATTAGGTCAGGTTTTTCTGATAGTATGGCGCTTCTTATTTGATTTGGCGTACCATAAGCATCCACGGGAATAATCTTCCAAGAAGAGCCATATTTTTCTAGTCCATGCTCTATTACACTGTAATCTTTATGTTTGATTGCTCCCGCAAAAGATACAACTTCAAATTTACCACTCTCTAGTAATGCTTCGATCATATATTTTGTCTGAGTAGCTACACCCGATGGTAATAAGGGGTGGTCGCTTAGTGTAAGGATTTTTATCTTCTTATCGGACATGTTTGTTTTTCCTAATTGCAATATTCTGACCTATAAAATTCACATACACCTGGGCGGTGTTTGCAACTAGTACAGGAGTTTCTATTCTTAATATAACGTTCATTTGTGATATTGTATAGAGCAGTTGTCAAAGATTTTAGTGCGTCGGTTGTTCTTTTTTTCGCTGCTGTAACTCTTACAAATTCAACTTTTTTACCTGGTTTTGCAGTTCTTTTCAAAAGAACAAAATGGCAGTCAAGATCATCTGGGCTTACGTCGTACTTTTGAGAATAAAAATGTTTATACATCACAAGTTGATAAGCCATTGTTTTATCACTTTTCTTTTCTCGTCGCCAACCCCAAGAACAAGTTTTCCAATCAATCAAGTGAACCTTTTCATCTTTATTTGAATGAACTACAAGATCAATAAAGCCCTTAAAGTTTTTCTTTGCATCCTTGAATTCAGTAATAGGCTCATAAAGAAATTCTTCAGCAGCCAATACGTGCCAGTCCTCGCCAAGCTTTCCAAATTTTTCTACTAGAGAGCGATAAAGGTCGGGAATAATTTCAATACCGTGTGCTAGCCACTCTTGCAAATCAAAATCGTTAGCTGCTCGTTGTTGTTCTAGTTCTGGCAGTGCTTTTAGTTCTTTTACAAACTGTTGCTTCAGCAGATTGATTATTTTTTCTTGAGACCTATATTGTTCAGTCTTTGTGAGAGTTTCCTCACATAAGGTATGTAAAGCTTTACCAAAGGCAGTATAAATATTTCCTTCAAACTTATTGATCTTATCGATATAGGTAAGTTTATGATAGTGCGGGCAAATAAGCCAATTCTTCCACTCTGAATAAGAGATATGTTTTCCAGCCAAAGTTTCGTCGCTTTCTTAGTTGTTGACGAGTTCATCAATCTTGTTATATAGTTCGGGACTAATTTTCTTTAGTTTTTGCTTGCTTCCTAAAAAATACTCTTCGAATCCAGTTCCAAAATATTCACGGAGAGAAACAGATGCATAAGGTCTTATATACATACCAGATGTAATCATTTTAAGCAAGTTTCCTCCAACCCTTTTGTATAAAAAGACATCAAAATTACGGTCATACTCAAGATTCATGAAATTATATTCTTTAGTCCAGTATCCTTCAGATCTTAATTCAAATTCTAGCTCCGCTCGTTTTTTGAGGAACTCCTTTTTGATTTTCTCATCTGCGTATATCTCTTCAGGGTACAGCATTTCTACATGATGTGCGAACTCATGAATTATATCATCGATAATATCAGCGGCATTATCTTGTTTGTTGGTAATATAAAAGATACCATTATCGTATAATGCATTAGCATCTTTCTTATCAAATATAGGAATATGTTCTATTCGAATTTGATTTAGAGATCTAAAGAACTTTGATGGTAATAATTTTTCTACAGAAGATAAAACACTTTGGAGATCTATATTATCCGGACAGGGGTCAACCTCAACAACATCTACCCCAGCAAAATTAAAATACTTGGGCGTATTGTTTACTCTTTCAAATATATAATCTCTCATAGAATTTCCGAAGCTAAGGTTGCTAATTTAGATCTTTCGCCTTTAACTAGTGTCACATGACCCGCAATATCATATTGTTTGAATTTTTCAACAGCATGAGTAAGACCGTTTGAAACTGAATCAACATAAGAGTTATCAATTTGTTGGATATCTCCAGTAAGCACTAATTTAGTTCCATGACCTACCCTTGTTATTATAGTCTTTAATTCGTGGGCTGTTAAGTTCTGAGCTTCGTCTACAATCAAGAAAGCATTGGAAATTGAGCGACCTCTAATGTATGTCATAGCTTCTATTTCAATGGTTCCTTGTTCTATTTGCATATCTAAAGCACCACGGTCGCCAAACAGTTGTTCTAAGTTGTCTCTAATAGGGGCAATCCACGGCATCATTTTTTCTTCTAAAGTTCCCGGCAAAAATCCGATATCTCTACCCATGGGTTGAACTGGACGAGTTATAATCAATTTATCATATCCACCTTTTGCACTAGTGGTATTCATAACTTGCTCCAAGGCGCAAGCTGTGGCTAATAATGTTTTACCAGTTCCTGCTGGTCCTGTCAAGGAAAGAACATGTATATCTTTATCGAATAAGAGATCCATTGCATATTGCTGTTCTTTGTTGTTCGCTGATAAACCCCATATGTTTTTGTATTTGTTTATCTTTCGAAGAGGTTTATCATAGTCCATAAAACGACAGATTGCTGACTTACTTGTACCTTCATTTTTTAATATAAGGTATTGGTTTGGGTAAAGTTTTGTTCCTTGTTGTGGTAATAATGTTTCTTTACCGGTATAAAATTGATCTATAAGGCTAAACTCTACCTCTACTTCTTGAGTTCCGTCAAATAAATTCTCTATAGAGTTAATTACTTTCTCAGGTTGGTAGTCGTAACATTCTATACCGTGGGCGTCGCACTTTACTCTCATATTGAGATCACGAGACACAACAATAACTTCTTTGCCTTCATCAATTAATCGGAGAGCAACAGCTATAATTTTATTATCAGCATCATTGTTATCTACCCCAGGAGGCATGTATTTTTCATCAAAATGTGCCGCTATTACTCTGCCTTTGCCTCTTCCTAAAGGAGCACCGGTAAGTAAACTACCTTTAGAACGAAGTGAGTCTAAAACTCTATTCATAGTTCTAGCGTTTAAGCCAGCAGTATCCTGCCTGTGTTTATGACGATCAATCTCATCTAAAACTATAGTTGGTATTGCGATATCGTTTTTACCAAAAGCTAATATGGAACCTGCCTCCGTGAGGTATACATTCGTATCTAAAATGATGGTTTTTTTCATATTTTCCCTGAAATAAGTGGGTTTATATAATTAGTTTGGTCGGTATACTTAAAGGTAATAAAAAAGCCGCCCGGAGGCGGCTGGTGGAGGTAGGGAGAATCGAACTCCCGTCTTGTCTAGTTCCATAGAAGGGTCATTCACAAGGTTAGGTCTGTTTTTTTCGTCAGACAGCCCGCTTGACTAGATCATCTTATTATGGCTGAGATAATCAAAAGCACTTAGAAGACAAAATACGGCTTTCTGTTTTTTGGCTGCCGTCGCCTCAAGTCAAGTCAGGTTATTAAGCTGCTTGTGCTAGTTGAAAATCGTCGTTTGCGATTAAAAGTTAAGCGTTTTTAGTGAGCCACGCTTCCCTCACCCTTGCACCTTTTCTACTTCCCCATCAGTCGATACCGGTTACCCCCTTGTATAATAGTTATACACTATAACGAATTACTTGTCAATTTATTCTTACATAAGTATTATAGCCGGCTGTTAACAGCTTAGCTGTAAAGGCTGTTAAGAATTAAAAAATAGTTAAAAGTAGTTAAAACAGTTAAGGCTGTTAAAGCTTGCAAGCTATTATAACCAACTCTGACAAACCGTTAAGGGTATTTATGAAAATAAATCTAATTCTTCTGAATCTGATTCCTGATTATCATCCGAAGGTTCTGGTTCTCCTACGTTTCCTAGGTCTTCTTCTCCAGACTGCTCTTCTTCGTACTCATCGGTAGTAACGTCTGGTAAGTCTGATTGAAGTTCATCTTCGAACTTGTCAAAATAAAGAAGCATGTTTGTAATTAGGTAATCATAAAAGACATCTTTATCTTCTTCATCTGCCAACATATCATAAGCATCAACAATTTGTTTCTCTACAGCCTTAAAGGTAACTGAGGCAAAGTTTCTACCGGTTTCATTTTGGTCTTCAATTTTTACAAAAGGTTCGTCACCATCCTCTGCGCCTTCAATGTCAATAAATTCACCCTCTACAGATTGTTCTTCTTTTCCATCTGATTGTGGATCTAAATCAATTGATATCTTTTCTAATAAAGTGTCAGAATCTACTGTATATTCAATATCTTCAGTTGCGACTGCTTGTTCGCCCTGGTTTTGTGATTCAATAGGTCTCAATGTGTTTTCTATGGCATGAACTATATGATTACGAAATGATGTACGTTGCTCTTTAGAGGTAGTAAGCATTTTATAATCATCTTCTACGATAGGAATTATTTTCTCCAACAAATCAGCAAGAACATTAATGCCAGTGCTTCGACTAGCTTCATCAGTACCTGTCTCAGCTTCGATTAATTGACGAACTACTTTTCGAATCTTTTCTTCGGCAAGTCTTTGTTGTTCTAGCTTTACAGCTATTCTTTTACGAACGTGTTCTCTGATAAGTTCTTCAGCAATTAGTTGGTTTCGATCAATAGTCATGGTATTATAATTATCTCCGTCTTTGACGTTTTGCTTTTCTAACTTTTGGTTTCTCTCTTTTAGGTTTATTTCTTACCTTAACTGTGCCACCAAAAGGACCAGCATATCCAGCCACCGCACCAGCACTCATAGCAGACATTTCATCTAATGTGTTATCAATCAATGAGTTTAGTCTTTCGGTTTGTGGAATTACAGAATTCCAAATAGCATTTCCATCTACACCCGGCGGCATATATGCTAAAAATGTTTCTTTATCTCTCTCAGCAATTGCTTTTCTAAGATCACGAGCACTGTAAACAAGACCTTCTTTAGATTGCACTGGATCCTCAACGATGTCCTCTACATTTACACCGGGGTTATGACGCTCAGCATACGATTGCGCTCGGTCAAAGCGGGTATCACCTACATCCTTACTGCTCTTCACTAAAAGAACTGTATCTCCGTCAGTAGCAGACTCAGGATCAGCAACAAACTCGTAGACTGCCTGGACTGGACTGCGATAGTCTGCAATTTTTGCAGTAATGTTTGGTTCACCATTTTCAAGGTACTCTTCCCAGATACGCAACGACTGTTCATTACTTACTTCTGGGTAATCAACGGGAGAAATTAAAACAATCACCTCATCCACATCAGGGCGCTTAGCAATCTTATTCACATAATCAAAGTGACCACGATGTGGTGGTTTAAACTTACCAGGGAATAGAGCTATGCGCTTACCTTCTTTTTCAGTAATGACCTGAGTATCATTATTTAGTGATTCGTTTCTTTGCCCTGGGGATTGGTTTACTGCCTTGGTTAATTCATTTGCGATGACCGTGGTATTTCGGAGGGCTTTTTCACCAGCATTTATAGCTTTACTGCGATTTTCGTATGTGAAGTAATTACTAATATCCTCAGACAATTGTTGGGTTGCTTCAAAAACATTGTCGATAGATGTCGATAAATTGTCCATGTATGTTTCGGCAATTTTAACAATACTGTCAGTATTCACGGGCAGTGTAGCCAAGACTTTATAATCGGCTTGTGCTCCACCAATTTTACCCAGAGTCGATACAGTTATAGACCATTGGGCTCCGCCGTCGCCTTTATTCTTGGATTCAGTCAATAAAGAGTTGAATCTATTCCAAATTTTTCTATTTCGCTCAACTGTCAGATACTTCAAACCCTCTTCTGCTACTTGTGGATCTTCTTGGTCTACTTCGGCAGCAACTTGAGCCAATTTATCTCTTCGAACCGCATCATAGCCATTTGTATTTCTTAGGATCGTATATTGTTCTTCCCAATTAGCAGCTTTTCTGTATAGGTCGTAAGTATTCTTTGTTCCTTTTCTGTCAATACCAAAGACTCGCTTTGACACCTTGGCATCTGTACCCTGGGTAAGAAGATCAAAAATATTATCCCTTGTGATAACAAATTGTTCAATTTTTATTTCTTCGCCCAGTTTCCAGCCTACAATATAAACAACCTCACCATATTCATTTAAAGCGTCAACCAAGTTTGTAAAACTACCATGAATTACGCCCGCCTTACCGGCCTTACCGTCTTTGGTCTTTTGCTTTCGTTTATCGCTAAGTAGCTTTAGACTAATTGGAACTCCTGTATGTCCTTCTAAGGTACTAAAAGCCATCATATCTTCGATAGGTAAATTACCTTTGTCAGTTATTTCTTTAGCTTGTTGTCCGGACAACATGGCAGACAGAAAACCCTCAAATACAAACCCAGCAGAGGATGATGTAAAGTTTTCGATAACCGCAGTTAAAGATTCAAGAATAATCAGGGTGCTAATCATTCTCTGAGGGGAGGTCATCTTATTATCAAGCTTAATTCTGTTTCTTAGATCTTCAAACCTTTTTTCAACACTAGCCCCTCCTGAAATTGTTGCAAAGATCTTCTCAACCTGAGACCTTTCCATAGATCCAGGATCCCCCCAAGCTTCTGATGGTGCAAACTTTGGCAAAGATAGAACAAACTTTCTAGCTCGATCAGACTTAATATTACTTTCTTTCTCTGTTATGATTGGTCTATCAACAACTAGAGATTCTTTTGTACTTCTTTTTAGATTCCCGTAACGGAACATCCCAAGTATCTGATTCATTGGGGCATAGTTCCCTGCAAATTTATAGGTATGTCCATCATAATCAAAGACCACCGCCTCGACTGGGGTAGTGATATTTGTAAAGTCTTTTATCTTATTAAGGTGCTGTTGCATAATTGCCATTGCCTCAGGATTTTCAGCACCTACTGAAGTTATGTCTTTTACAGCTTCTGCTAATTCAGCTTTTAGACGTGCGACCTCTTTGTCATTGTCCGCAATGAAAATACTCTTCAATCCTTTTAGCAGTTCTACAGTAAAATCATGAACTATTGTCTCAAGTGGTTCAATTGCTTGTTTTAACAACATTTTTTGAGCTTTGATAATCTGCGTAAGGTCTTGTAAATCCTGATTGTTTAAGCCCTTTTTCAAGGCTTTTAGTCCAATATTCTTTGGCAATTTCAGGATATAAAAAATAATCTCATCTTTTAGATTTTTAGGTAAATCAGTATCAATACCATTTGACAACCTTCTGACCATATAATCTAAGATGGTTGAGTTATCTTTCAATCCTTCTGATTTCATTTCACTATCAATACCACCAATTGCTTTTTCTAAAGCGGTATCATCTTCTAGTTTCTGTAATTCTATTTTAGCTTGTCTGGCTAGATTGAAATCATCACCATGAAGTCTTTTTTTCATCCGATCGAAAGCATTATCTAGAGTTTCCAGGGTTCCTTCTGGTATGGGTTGCTTCTCCCCAGTTTCTCTGTCGAAGACAAAATGACCTACATCATGAATTTTTAAAGTCTTATCATCATATAGGATAACATTCTTAGACCCTGGGTCCATTACTTCTGCGTTATACCAAATATTGGCATTTGGTCCAAATATTCTTTCCTTTTCTTGATCTGATAATGCTTCAACAGCTTTTTCAAAAGTAGAGAAACCACCAGTAAAAGCTTCAGTCAAGCCACCTCGTCCAGCAAATTTCTGAGCTAGTCCTGCACCATCTAATCCGCCGGATCTTAGATTACCTTTATTCCTGGCTCCTTTGGCTTTCCCTTCGGGAATAGAATAAGATAGAAAAAGGTTCTGTCCGTCTACTTTTTCTTCTGCGGTAAGTTCGCCGCTTGAAGCAGCATTTAGGATCTCTTTTATTTTACCAAAGGTTAATTCTCTATTCTCATAGAGATGATCCATATGACCTGCAACACCACCCATTACTTATCCTCGGTGATTACTTTTAACTCTTCTTCTAAAGCATTTACACGCTCGTTTAGAGATCTCATTTGACGCTTGATTGATCTAATGTGCTCCTTTGCAATTTGGAGCCGACCGGTGTCTCTTTTGTTCGTAACTCTAATATTAGATACGATATCATACAGGGCTTGGATAGAAGCTCCTGCATCAACTCTAATATCTTCATTTAGAAGTAATTTTTTAGTTATCTTTTTTAGCACTTGGTTTCTTAGCTTTCGGTGCGGCTTTTGCAGCAGGTTTCTTAGCTGGCTTTGCTTCAACTACTTTTTCTTCTTGCACTTCTACTTGTGGGGCTGCTTGTTTTCTTTTTGCTATAGCAGCTAATTTGCGTGCTCTTCTTAATCTTGGGCTTGCCATGATATATCCTCCATATAGTTCAAAAGAACATAATAAATAGTTTGTATCTGAGTGTTTGACCTCTAAATAGGATCTAATCTTAGAACACTTCCCGTAATACTTAGAACAAATGCTTTCGAGGCCCCTGTGGTATCAGTGCCCTGAAGTTTGAATTGGTTTGCTGTACCAGACAGATGAAGACCATTTGGTTTCATTATAGAACCATCAAATGTTAGGTTACCAACCTGAGTTAAAGTATTAGTAGGTATATCGCCAAGGACATCTATTTTTGCAAGTTTAGAATCATCAATCCTTGTCTTTACTTTTTCGGTAGCATGAATATGCGGATCAATGTGACCCAAAAATCTTCTTCTAGCCATTATCCTTCAGATCCGTCATAGCCAAACGATGTATTACTTGGATCGTTTAGATAGTGCCTCATTACAAAACCAGAAGCATGTAAACCATCTCCTTCACCCGCTACCTCTTCCCTATCAGACCATGCACTCAATATCATTCCATTATTGTGAGGTATACCAGGGTAAACCTGTATCAAGCCTGTTCCATGAGATATTGCTACTTTGATAGTTTTTGTTTCTAAAACACTTCCTATTCCTAGATATAAATTTATTGATGCAGAATGATAATTGTTGCAATATAAATAAATCTCATCTAAGGCACCAAGATCACACGTATGTATTGTTACTGCATTTGCAGACCCAGATGGTATTGAAATAGGATCGTTCGTAGAACCTGCCCCAGATAATTTATATCTTGCATGACTTACAGGAGATCCAGTCCAAGATAGTCCTAGTGTAGGTGGTTCACTTGTTTTGTTGGAAAATCCCATTTTTTATACCCTCACAATAGTATAAATATTCAACAAATTTAGATTTTGTCATCACCAAACATGTTAGTTACTAAAATACCACGTTTTTTTTCTTCATTGTTGTTTTGTGAAACCACAATCTCAGGCATTACCGGCAACTCTAATTCCAATTGGTATTGAGGTGTTATTTTTTCTCTTTTCACAATGACAACAAATTTAGTTTTGCTAATCGAGGACATCTTATCTCCTAAGGTATAATGTATTATTTACCTAAAGACTTAACGGTTGGAATATGAAAATATTCGTCTAATTTGTGATTTAATCTGTCTAGTTTTTCAGTCGTTGTAGTTGAGGTGGCATCACCACCTTTATTTAGTGACCCCCAGACTTCCATCTCTGCTTTAGCAATTGATTTCTTTAAGAAAATCTTTATAGCTACCAAGGGTGAAGCAACTCCAATATTCTCCATTGATCTGTATCCTGCAAAAATAATACCGACCAGTTCGTTGTTTATATTTATTATTGGAGACCCACTGCTTCCAGGTTTTGTTGGTATAGTATACATCGCATACCCTTCTGGGGAATATCCAGAAAAGTAACCATCAAAAGTAAGAACCATTTGAGGAGATACAATACCGTGTGGTGCTGCCATATTGTAACAAAGTTCTCCACGCTTTGGCTCACTAGCAGAAACTCTAAGTACCGGGGGTTTTATAAAAACATTATCTACTGAGAGTAGACATGTATCAAACCTCTTATCGATAGAAACAACCTTTGCCCTGTGCTTCAAGCCACTATAATCAACGACTGTAAATCTCTGACCTAAGTGAGTTATCTTAACTCCGGACACCACGGCTTGTGGTTTGAATGTGCTCTTGCACGAGTGTCCGGCTGTTAGAACATAACTAATGCTACTGTCAACTTCACTATGAGCCACATAAGAACCAGAAGATACTGCTCTCATAACAGCTTTTTTACACTTTTCTTTCTTTGTCTTTTCATCAAGTTCACAACCTTCCCATAAGGTTTCGGTTCTAATCTGGACAAAAGATTTGACAGGAAAATTGTGCCTTACCGGCTTAATCTTGGGAGATGAAGCACACGCTCCAGCACAACTAGCAACCGTAATATACAACAGGGTGATTATACACACTCGGGGTAGGTCGGTAAATATACGCATCATAAAATAACTATCTTAGAATAAGAACTTAAAGAAAATTTTCTGCCTATGTAGTGTGTAGGAAAGCCACAGTTTGTACCTACAAAGGAAGGAAAAAGAACATGTTATCAGCCCCAAGAAGTTTACTATCTCTAACTACACTATTTGTATTATTCCTCAGTTCTGTCTCAAGTGCTACAGAGAACGAGAGTAGAATAATACCTCTTGAACCTGTCTGGGAAATGGTTGATGGAGAGTGGAAGTTTAAGGAATCTAAGACAATTGAAAAAGAGATTCTCATACACATAACATCCTCTAGAAAAAATATTCAAAATAAAAACCTACTTATTAAAGAACTTGTAAAACTTCCTTTTGTGGTTATTGTAGAAAAGAGTGACCTGGAGGTTGTGACAAAATAAAAGGAGCAATATGAAATTATATACAAAGTCTAGAGCGCTCCTTGTATTTGTTTTATTTTTGGTGATAGGGTTATCTTCTTACCTTATTTATAAAAACACCCAGCCACAAATTCTACTAGCTAAGAATAACACCTATTATCTCCCAGGGCAAAAAAACAATTGCCTATGGATAATGCAAATCAATAGTAACGTTAGAGATTCTCTAGGTTCAAGTTCAGAAATAAAGATAGGTATCCCCCAAGCACAAAAAATGGGATATCTCGCTGGTAGGATTGAAGTCAGCAAAGATAAGACTCTTATACTAGCGTTTAATGCACCACAGTCTAATGGAAGTCAGCCGCCAATAGTTATGACTGCTGATTATTATCACAAAAAGTTACCCATAGAAAACATAAGGTTCAGATGGACTCAAAGTAGTTTAGTTACAGTCGTTCTTTATAAGAATAGAAACAAATGCTTAGCATCAATGGTGCCGAAATGAAAGATAAGTACGTTCGTTTTATTGTTTTTGTTTCTTATATTTTATTAGTTTGGCTTGTTCTTGGGTGCGAAGAAGATAGACTCGTTAAACTTGAGTGCATCCCTGGTGAAAAACTTGTGTGCGACGAGAACGGGCAGGATTTTCCTGCGGCTGATCCTATTGATATCGCACAACGAGCAGGTCAGTGTTCTTACGGTTTAAAAACCTGTACAACAAGTGGTTGGTCTGAATGTTTAGGAGCACGGGGACCAGCCGAGGAAATTTGTGATGGCATAGATAATGATTGTGATGCAGCTATAGATGAAACGTACCCAGAAATGCATCAGCTTTGCGGGTTTGAAGAAGATGCTGATTATGGGGTTGGTATCTGTACGCCTGGTGTTATGAAATGCGACAATGGAGGTCTGTATTGTGATGGGCATATTGGACCGACCGAAGAAATATGTGATGGGGTTGACAACAATTGCAATGGAACTGTTGATGAAAATATTCCTAATTCAACAGCAGTTGTTTGTTATGAAGGACCAGATGGAACTTTAGGTATTGGAGAATGTCGAGCAGGAGTCAGATATTGCACTGACGGTAACTTTGGTGGACCTTGTGATAATCAAACTTTACCAATTTTAGAAAGATGTGACGACCTAGACAACGATTGTGATGGTGAAGTGGATGAAGGTTTTGATAATCGTGGTGTAGATTTAGTTTTTGTTCTCGATATATCCGGATCCTTTAGGGATGAGATAGACTCAATGATTCAAGGCATAGCTCCCCTTTTAGACGACCCGATAACGAGCACATTTCGCTTTGGACTTGTTGTTGTAGGTGCTAGGGGCGGTGACGATCTAAGACCACCATATTACCTCGCAAGAATGGTTTCTGATTTTGTATATGCTGATGAATTTCTTGCCGTGATAGAAGCCGGTAGAATGATTGATAGTGCAGGACAAGAACCAACAATAGATACAATGTTTTGGTCAATGAATACATATCCGTTCTCATGGCGACCAGAAGCACAAAAAGTTATTATAACAATGACTGATGAAGAAGCTCAGACAATGAACGAGCGCCCTATGTCTTGCGTCGAGGTGGGTGAAATATCAAATACTTTAGGTTTTGAACTATTCGTGTTTGCCCTCGAACAACATCATAATACATTTATAAATTGTGTAAGAGGTGAAAGAGATAGACTTTACACTCCGACTGCAAATTCTGAAACTGTATTCTTACAAATTAGAGCTATTTTTGAAGATCTTTGTATTGGTCAGGGCGCTCCATAGAGTGCCAAACACCATCAGGCGTCATATAAGCACCATATTTCCCTACTTCTGCTAGTATTATATCCTCGTCTTGAGCCTGACGAGGACCTTCTACTTTTTTTCAGGCTCATCCTCAAGTTCTGGTATTTGATTCACAACACTGTGTATTTGCTTGAGTTCTTTGACTGAATCATGCATGTGATTGATCAACCTGTTTATGGAGGTAAGTATTTCTTTATTATCACCAGTAGCTAAAGACTCTTGAAGTTTTTGGTTACATGTTCCAAACTTGTTAGTAAATCGACCAATAGATCGAGAGGTAAGAATTGTAGCTACTGAGCGGATATCCTCTTCAGGTAGTGTAAAAGATACTTTCTTGTTTTTCATTGTAAACTCCTGACATGATTTAGAATAACTTGGACTACTTGATCTTTCTCTTCATCATTTTCAGCTAGATAAAAAGCCCAAGCTGTAGTTGTTTTCTTATTAACTATTTCGCTTTCAATAGAATTGATATTATTTTCTAATAATAATATGGACTCTAGCGATAGTTCTATTAACTCTATATTGAGAGTCCCTGCTAAGTTCAGCAAAGTAGCTATATCATCTTCTTCATAGGCTAGCGAAGCTTCGGAAAATAAGCCTGAGTATGAGTTATCCCCTGTTTTATCAGGATGTGTTTTTTCGGCTATCTTTCTGTATAATAATCTTATGTCTTTGTTTTTTTTAGTTTTTTGTTTTATTTCCCTTTCTTCGCTTAGATCCTCTTCTATAATCTTAGGTGGTGGGGAATCCACTATCTCTACTTTGGGAAACATATGTTTGTAATCATCTGGATAGTGTTTTTCGATATATGCTCTTATTTCTTTTTCTTGTATTAGACAAATTTCGTCAACTTCTTCTTTTTCAAGCAGAAGATAAGAATATTGTAAAGTTAGTTTCTTTATTTTGATGGAAGACATAATAATATAGATAGGTAAAAGGACGGGGGACCGAAGCCCCCCGCCCATAAAACCTACTTAGAACTAAACTCTACTCAGCGTGAGCCGTCAGCACCAAGATGCCGCCTTCAACCTTGAAGGAGAAGTATGCATTAGCACCGGCAGCGGTAGAGCCCGATACACGAAGTTTATCGAGACCAAACTGCTGAACACCAGAGAAGGTGTGTGCCGAAGAGAATACATCAGCATTAAGCTTAGCATCTGTTACTGCACCAGCAACAATATGAGAAGCACTAATAGCAAGATCAGCAATCTTCGGAGCAGTCACTGCATCAGCAGCAAGCTTGGCAGTTGTAACATTGAGATCGATCAGGGCAGCCGTGTCAACAGACCCAGTACCAAGAGCTTCGATATCAACAGCAGCCGATCCAAGTTTTGCACTTGTCACTGCATCATCATTGATCTTAGCAGTTGTTACTGCACTAGCAACAATGTTAGAAGCGCTAACAGACAAGGTGGCAAGCTCACTGTTTGTCACTGCATTAGCAACGATGTGAGAAGAACTAATTGCAAGAGCTTGAATGTTGTCACCAACAACAGCACCGTCAGCAAGTTTAGCTTCAGTTACTGCATCAGCAGCAATCTTAGCAGTTGTTACTGCACTAGCAACAATGTTAGAAGCACTAACAGCCAAAGTAGCAAGCTCACTGTTTGTCACTGCATTAGCAATGATGTGAGAAGAGCTAATTGCAAGAGCTTGAATGTTATCGCCAACAACAGCGTTGTCAGCAAGTTTAGCTTCAGTTACTGCATCAGCAGCAATCTGACCTGTGTCAACAGCCAAGCCGGCAAGCTTAGCATTTGTTACTGCTTCATCATTGATCTTAGCAGTTGTTACTGCACCATCATTGATCTTAGCAGTTATCACTGCATCAGCAACAATGTTAGAAGCACTAACAGCCAATGGAGCAAGCTCACTGTTAGTAATTGCATTAGCAACAATATGAGAAGAACTAACTGCAAGAGCTTGAATATTGTCACCAACAACAGCGTTGTCAGCAAGTTTAATTTCAGTTACTGCATCAGCAGCAAGCTTGGCAGTTGTTACAGCCAGATCATTGATCTTAGCAGTTTCAACAGCGCTAGCAACAATGTTAGAAGCACTAACAGCCAAAGTAGCAAGTTCACTGTTAGTAATTGCATTAGCAACAATGTGAGAAGAACTAACTGCAAGAGCCTGGATATTGTCACCAACAACAGCACCATCAGCAAGTTTAGCTTCAGTTACTGCATCAGCATCAAGCTTAGCAGTTGTAACACCACCATCCTTCAATCGAAGAGCATCACTGTTAATTTCGATACCGGTATCATCAACGTTGACACTAAGAGCACCACCGCCGTTTACTCCATTTGGAGCAGCCATACCGAGACCATCACCAGCTACGTCTTGATGAAGCTCTAAACGGAAACCGTTCGATTGAGATCCAAAAGTAAAGACATTTGCCGAAGCAGACAATCTAAGAGTGTCAGCACCAGAGAAGGTTGCTGCATCAATACCTTGACCAACATCAAAACTACCTACGTTGTAGGCTGCATTAAGGGCAGCAACGAGAGAGCCTGTGGCACCAGCGAAGCCGCTAACAAGGGCATGTCCTGCTGTGACATGTGCTGCATCAGCGCCCATTACGCCCGACATTGCAAGGTGATCGAACTCACCGTTAGAACCGGTGACAAAACCACCTAAAAAACCACCATGTAACTGATAAGGAATAGCAAACGCCCCTGATGGGTGTGCATAAGCCATACTATTTCCTCCATTTGAAGTTATTTCGACCGAACTAAAGGAAGACGAAGCATAAGTGTTCGCACCTCTAATTTTATATGTAACTGATTCGGTAACTGTAACAGATTTGGAACTTCCTGTAACCGTTTCTGTACTATTAAGTACTCCGCCAATATGCTTTTGGAGTTGTAAACTTTCAGAATAATAATCTTCCCAACTTAAAGTTACAGAATCTCCACTTTCAACAGTTGTAGCCGAGCTAGAAAAAGAGTTTATAACAGGTGTGATAGGCTCACCGCTGATATAAACAGGTCTGGTTAAATCTAAACTATCATATGATAAAGACTGACTTTGGACAAGTACAATATCATCATAATAACCAATATTACTTGTTCCTGAACCTCCTCCGCCTACACGGAAAAAAGGAGTTTGGTTGGTAACATTGTTTATGTTGTATCTTTTTGATGCTTGACCGGTATAACTCCATTCACAATCATTTCCACTATTATCAACAAAAACATCACCATTGATATCAGTGAGAACAAATCGAAGAGTTTCACCAATTCTGGATGCATATATATGAATCCAGGGTAACCCAGTTAAATTTATTTGATAAGTTTTTGCTATATACTGATCGACATCAGGCGTATCATCACCGTATGGAGCATACCATCTGATATCATAATTTGTTAGAGAATGACCATGGAGTGCATAACTTGACATAAGACCAAGATGAGAAGATATTATTGTTTTGTGATTGCCACCCTCGGAATAAAAGGATTCACTAGTGGGTTTCCACCAAAAAGCAAGAGCAAAATCACCTTGCCCTACAGTATCGATGGTTCCCGAGGCATTTAGATATGTTCTCCGACGATAGTAAGTCGGAGGGTTTACACTATTATCCGCTGCATCAACATAACCAACGTGAAAAGAGCTTGAACCGAACCGCTGGATGTCGGTGGCTATTTCAATTCTTTCGTTTCCACTATATCCTGTTTCTACAAATACTACACTATTTGCAGAAGAAGTGTGTATATTTGGGTTTTCACCCGTCCAGTGATATATTCTAGCGGTCATAGGTGACCCCCGTTTATTAGAGTTAATAAACTTATTAATAACTTATAAGAAAACCTGTTAGTAAAACAGAAACGGTAACAGGTTATAAAACGTGGTCTGGGCTATTAGTAGTGTCCGAGACACTTTATAAACGATAGTGGTTCATTTTTATTCAAAAAAAAAGCCCTGCGTTAGCAGGGCTGGAGGAAGAGGTGGGATTCGAACCCACGGTACATCGCTGCACAAGGCATTTCTAGTGCCTCACCATCGACCACTCGGACACTCTTCCATAAACAGTTTTGTGACTTGTTTAGGTCACGGTACTAGAACCGCACTTTTTGGAGCCGCTTATCCGACTTGAACGGATGACCGTCGGTTTACAAAACCGAAGCTCTACCAACTGAGCTAAAGCGGCAATGGCACTCCCTAGAGGATTCGAACCTCTGACCTACGGCTTAGAAGGCCGTTGCTCTATCCGGCTGAGCTAAGGAAGCTTATGGTAGACCCGCAGGGACTCGAACCCCGATAGGATCGCTTATGAGGCGACTGCATTAACCAATTATACTACAGGTCCATAAAGATAATATTCAATTTTCACAAAACTTTAACCAGAGAGGGCAGCCCAAGCTGGTAAACCCATTTTACGGGCAACAAAACAAAGTGTTAAGAAACTAGTTCTAAATCACGCTCAGAATAGAAAGGATTATATTGGTTGGCACTACCATCGTACTGAACCTTATAATTACCACCAGACTCAGCTTGCATAACTAAAGCAACCTTACCAGCAAGTTTCCAACGGTTGTTGCGCTTGTTATCTTTGAATCGCACCAGCGAACCAACAGAGTACTTAGGAGGCAGAGGAACAATAGTATTTAACGCTTGCGTCAGGTTGTTCCAAAACGTACCAGGGAAATAGTCCGTGTGAGGATCAGATTTTAGACCGTCACGAACTGTGTGAGGAGAACTAATGGTTCCGTCACTGTTAGTCCAAAACGAGAGTAATTGATTAGAGTCCTCAAACCGAGCGTAGACTTTTATCTGACCATTGTTATGATAGTCATTTTGTGTGATATCGACTTTACGGTCTACAACTTTAGCACGATTTTCAATTTTCTTGATAGCAGCTTCAAGCTTCATATCTTTCTCCCTTACAACCTTATATTACTACAGATCTAATGAAAGTCAAGTTTTATTTTGGAGAATAAATAGCGTCGTCGATGCCTTCTAAATATCCGCAAGCAACAAAAATGCCAACCATCAAAACACCAGCAACCCACAGCCGCAGACCACCAGCACCTTCATGACTCTCAGGGTAGAAAATAATATTTCTGATATCCATTGTTAAAATCCTCCACATTCAGCAGGGAACAGGGGACCGTTTTGTTCTGCTTGATAAGCAGCCAACTCAGAAGGAACCTCAAAAACATCCATATCAATCATGAATGTTTCCACAGCATCCTGGACTGTAGGAGCCCAAATTTTAAAGCTAGCACCACGGACTTGAATCTCAAAGCAGTTCATACCTGCCTCCTTACAACACTATATTATCACTGATAAAGAAGAAGTCAAGCTTTTTATGCTAATTCTTCGTAACTTTTTTCTACAAGTTTTTTGATTGTTTTTTCGATGCCCGGATTTACGAGTCGAGCATTGGGAAGAATATCGTGACGGATAATGCTTCTCATAAACTGTTTGTCTTCATTCGCTGGATCTACCAAGAAGGGAACTTCCTTCCTGTTACACCAATCTTCTAGCGAGCGTTTAGGGGTGAGGATAAACGGTCTAATAACGTTTTGATTGCGGTACGGGATGATCTTTGCGAGTCCGTGAATAGAAGAGAATAAATACCACTCTATCACGTCGTCTAAGTTATGACCTGTAATGACCGGCTCATCAAAGCTGTGAAGGAACTTATAACGCTCGTTCCGCCAATGCTCCTCAAGCGACTCACCTGGCGGGCAACTATTAAAATTAACACCAACCACAAGATCAATATCACGATTTTCACAGAACTCCTTTACAAAACTTTTACACTTAGTTCCGAAAGAAGTACCGTGATCAAAGTAAGCTGCTGTTACGTTATGGTTATTCGAAAGAAAGTCTAAAATAGCCATAGAATCTGGACCGCCTGAAACGGCGACTGTAAGATCCCTTGGCAACTTTCCCAAAACCTTAAGCATAACAACTCCTTTGGTGCGCTCGGTAGGGTTTGAACCTACGACCCCTGCCGTGTAAAGGCAACGCTCTACCACTGAGCTACAAGCGCATCTCTGAAGAGTTTTCGCCCAAGTACATCTGGGCTCCTATCCCATTTTGTATCTAACCCTACAATCCGTCTTCCACACGCAACTCTTCAAAGGTATGTGGGTACTGAAGGTAGGGACGCTGGCTCTTTGTGCTTCCTGCCAGATCGGTTCGGGTTTACCCCTAGCACTTATCTTCGTTTTGTGTTTTTCTTTTTCATTTTAGTTTCCTTAACCAAGCCTATCTAAAGTCCTTTTAAGATCACAAAGCACATAAACTGTCGTATCACCTGAAGTTTTAATCTTTGTGATAGGCGGCTGGATGTAATTAATTGGACCGTAAAGGGCATTGTCGTTGATTTTTTCATTATCAATGACAGCTTCTTGTATGACCTCTACAGTACATACATTGTCCGAACTAATCCAGATTGACCCTTCTGGTGTGGCTCTCATATTAGTTTTTTCAAACTCTACAAACATATCTTTCTCCTTAGTTAGTTTGTATTTATAGTCCATAGACGCCGATGACGTCTTTCGCTTTGTCTTCAAGAATATTTCCACGAGGGAAGTTGCGAGCAGGTGCTTTCCAAGAAGCAGCCTTCCAAATCAAGCCGTCCTCTTTGCTGACGAAGAACCAAACACTTCGGTGGTACTTACCGCCATCTTGGTAAACCTTGTAGTATTTACCACCCGCTCTGACTTTGACCTCTGGGCGAGGCAACGTCGGGAACTTAGAATCGTAGTGATTATTAAGAAGCTCCGCACACTGGTCAAGGAAACCGTTCATGTGGAACTCAACTTCAGGATTAGCAATAGCCATTTATCTCTCTCCCTTACAACACTATAATACTATGGATTAGAGATAGGTCAAGTTTTTTATTTACTTTTTTTGTTTTTTTTGCTACGCATATACAGAAATTGTTCCTTCTGTAATTTTGCTTTTGTCTTCAATAGCTTTTCTTTGCTCTTTATCAGTAATTCTCGTTGCTTCTCTGCGTGCTTTGATCGCAGCCACACGATGAGCATCAAAGTTCCACCAGGCAAAAGCAGGGCTAATAGAATACCAACCAGTAGTGTAAATGCCGTTACCACTCATGATTTCCTCTGATATTGTTGTAAAGCGATGATAGTATCCTCAGGACTTTCTACGTCATAATATTTATTACACATTCTAGCAATGGTGTAATCATTACCTCCCGGTGTAATTTTATCTCCAAAGAAAATACAGTCTTGCGGGTTCTCTGTGATATTTTTGAAAGCGTAAGTTTTATCCCATTCTTTACGAGTGATATCAATAGAAATTTGACCGCCTAAATTGAATACTAACCCCCACCCTTTAAATTCGTTACGAAGTTTTTCAGCAATCCTTTTTCTTTCAGAACTTTTCTTATCCCATCTGACATAATTCTCTCTTTGATCTAGGCTACAGTTTCGACCAACTACTGAGAAATTTATTTGGCTTTCACGCCACTCGATAAAAGTACCTGTCTTAAACTGAGTGTGTGACTCACTAGCTAATTTCAATAAGTAAGAGACAATGTGATTTATATCTGCTTGCGAATAATGATCTAACAGGCTAATCTTGTGAACTAATTCAGGTTCTACCGGATGTGTTTCATCATCCATATCAAGTTTACAATTCCAAACCCTGGTACCATTACAAGAAAAAACTTTATCAAAATTAGAAAGTAAAAAATCTACAGGGATTTGCCTTTCTATTTTCTCCATATCAGATCCTGATACTAGGTATTTTTTGTATGCTGGTCTTATTTTAGATAATTCTACCATCATATCAGGTGAAATATCTTGAGTGGCAGGTGTTAGCGTGCCATCCATGTCAAAAATCAATGCTTTACTCATAGTAAATCTCCGAAACTCCCTTGAGTTGAGTATATTGTCATATCTTCTATATCAGCCGGCGGTACCATTAAGAAAAAAGTTAAGTCAAATTCAATTTCATTATCAATAAACATAGTGCTTTTCATATGAGAGTTTTGATCCAATATATTCTTATAATACGATCCAGGTTTTGTATTTGGAAGATATAATACAGTATATATTATAACTTGTTGGTTGTCTACCTCATTATAGAAGCCATCCGTAATAATACCTAGAAGATCCCATTTAGAACTGCGAACGTAGGTTCCTTTTGGTACAGCATTTTCAGGATAGGGTGAAGTATCCGACTCAAAAACGTCTCGGATAACATCACTAACACTATCAAGTATATCTTTTTTTAGAGACATCAGTGTGTTGTTGAATTTACTTTAGTTACATCTTCAAGTGTTAGTTCAACAGTTGCTGCTGCTTTCATTAACACTGCTCTTTCTTCTTTGTTCAAAATCTCTAAAGAGTCTAAGGCAGCAAAGAACTCATAAGGTGTTACTGGAGGGTCATTGGAGATGCCCTCTAATATATGAGCGGCTTTTTGCACCAACTGAAGTCCTTGGTTCAACATATCTTTATCCATTTGTCTATCCATACTATTTTATTACCTTCTGGTATAAATGTCAAGTTATAAACTCATAATCTAAAAGTTTTATTCTCTTACTTTGGTTTTCGGTCGATTCAGAACAAAGATCAGTTGATAAATACTTTTTGTTATCATCTGCAAAGACTGTCGCTACTGTTTTATCGCTACCAATCTTATGTGCTTTGAGAATAGCGGCAAAGAGGTTAGCACCTGAGGAAATACCCACCGAAAGACCCATCTTGTTCATTTGTCTAGCCATAATGATTGCATCTGAGTCCTTTACTCTTATGATTTTACCCAATTCATCTAAACTAAGTATTTCGGGAACAAAACTATCTCCAATTCCTTCAATTCTATGAGACCCATCAGTATTATTGTCCGGAAACACCGGAAATGCTTGAAAATGCTTATTTTTTTCACTAAAATAGCGAAAAACACCCATAATGGTGCCTCCAGTGCCGGCACCAGCCACAAAAGCAGACAAAGGACTAAACCCATTATTTTTTAGTGTTTTTTCAAGTTCTGGGGCGGTCGTTGCTAGGTGTGAAGCCGGATTATGAGAGTTTTTGAACTGTTGAGGACAAAAGAACCCTTTTTTTTGACTTTTCTCGTTAGCAATATCAATACACCTTAGAAAACCGCCGTCTTCAACACTAATTTCATGTAATTTTGCTCCATAAAAGCGCAATAGACGCTTTCTTTCTTCAGAAAGCCAATTTGGCATGTATATTTCTACTTTATGTCCCAAAAAAGCACCCATGGCAGCAAAAGCAATACCAGTATTGCCACTAGTAGCTTCAATTATCGTATCTGAGGGACTTAGAACCCCTAGTTGGTGTGAATTCTTAATAATTTGTAGAGCCATTCTGTCTTTTATACTGCCAGAATAGTTCCAAGCTTCATATTTTGCAAATATTTCAACAGTTTCTTCGTTTATTTCACAAAAAACCCGTATAACCGGTGTGTTACCTACAAAATTAGATAGAGTTTCTATAGATTTCAGGTACTTATCCAAGATATCCCTTTCTAACTGTCTCTCCACAGGTTATTAGATGCAAACTTAATGACTTCTTCTGCTGATTCTTCATTGTATCCATATTCTTCTATTAGAGTTTGTACCATTTCATTGTATTTACCTTGTTGCTTCTTATCTCTGCTTTTTGATTTGGTTACAATTCGTGATATATCTCTAACTGAGGCTGTTAATTTATTTTCAATAGCTTCCTTTAGCGGTGCATAACTTTGCCACGCAACTTTCTCGCCCCTTCTAAGCCGAGAAAACATATATGAAGTGATATCTACTCTGAAATTATCTCTTGCAGTACCAACAATGCCAATTTGTTCTTCAATTGAAGCCATGAATCCTTCATCTGGCTGTATCTCTTCGTTTGTTACACCATCTTTTACAGTAGTCATATTAACATATGCCTCAGCATGATCCAAGTAATTATTAAACAAGGATTCTGCCTGTTCATCATAAGCTGAAACAAATGCTTTTGTAATTTCTTTTTCCAGTATATTAAGATATTCGTCATGTAGTGTTTTACCTAAGAAGTTCAGGTATCTATTTCTATCGTCCTCTACTACAATTTGATCTTTTACTTGTTTTATGAGCGCATCTCTAATCGATATTGGGGTTACCATATTCTTATCACTATCAGACATCGCTGCATCAATAGCTTTCATAATAAATCTTGTAGATATACCTGTCATACCTTCGTCTCGTGCTTCATCCCGTAAGTCATTTATATCAATCTTCTTTACATGACCTTTTTCTATGACGTCTTTACCATTATAGATTTTCATCTTTGTCATAGGGTCCACTTTATTTGATGGGTGTAATCTACTTAGAACTGCAAACATGGATGCTACCTCTAATGTATGAGGTGCAATGTGTCCATCAAAATCCGATAAACCCAAAAGCTTCTCGTAGATCTTTTGTTCTTCTGTGTATTCAAGACTGTATGGAACATTAACCCTAACAATACGGTCTAAAATAGCTTCATTAGTATTTTCTGATTTAAACTTGTTCCACTCTGCTTCATTGCAGTGTGCTAAAATAACACCATCAAAATAAATCATTGGTCCCTTACCTGGGGAGGGTACGGCTTTTTCCTGAGTTGCTGTAATCATGGTGTGAAGAAACTCAATCTCGTTTTTAAACACCTCGACAAACTCAACGATACCACGGTTACCGACATTAAAGGCACCATTCAAGGATAAAACCCTAGGGTCATCCTCTGAGTATAAATCTAGTTTGGAAATATCTTCACTGCCAATAAGGATTGTAACGTCTTGACTATTAGCATCCATTGGAGGCACGACACCAACACCCCTTCGCCCTCTAACTGAGAAAGATGATTGTGTTATTGGTACAGACATATAATCATTATTGTATTTTTCTTTTAAATTGTGCCGGCACACCGGACATAAATCACCTTCAATCTTTATTCCATATATCTCTTGAAATTTATCTCGCAAAGAACGAGGGATCAGGTGAAGTGGTTCCTCTCTTATGGGGCAGCCTTCAATATGATGCATTGGTTCACAATCTTCTAGAGCCCCTTTTATTCTTTCTAATAGAGCAGATTTACCTGCCCCGACAGGTCCCAGGAGTAGAAGTACCTGACGGCTTTCCTCTCCTTTAAGAGACGCTGAACGGAGAAACCTCATGATCTTAGCTAGAGAACGCTCCATGCCAAAGAAATTGCTTTGAAAATAATTGTAGGTTCTAATTTCTTCCCCACCAAAAAGCTTATGACAACGATCATCCGACTTGGACATTCGTGTTATGCCATGTGATGTGATCGTATCATACAAACGTTTGTGAGATAGTTTAGTAATTGTAGAGTCTGCCTCTAACAATTCAATATATTCTTTTAGCGTTCCTTCAAACTTTTTAGGTTTTTTACTTTCTTTGTGTTTACCAACCAGTTTAAGAAATTTATCAGACTTGTTTTCTTTTGGCATGTTTTTTAAAACTCCCATATTTCATCTTCAATTATGGTAGTGAATTTTACCCCACCAGTCCACAGTTCGTTAATCTGTCCGAAAACTTTATTAGCTTCAGACAATTCTAAATCTCGACCATCGTGTTCATGATGTAGGACCAATGTGCCATCTTGTAACATTTCCTCAACATACACCACTGGTGATGAATTAAGACCTATATTTTTAATTAGGTCGTCACGAATAGTTCTCCACCGTTCTCCGCCAGAAACATCGGTTACTCGATGCACTCCATCTTTTTTATCAAACGCAAAACTGAATAAATTCAATTCATTACACAATTCTTCATCCAAATATTTTTTAATGAACGTTTCATCGGAATGTGATTCTCTAGCTATAAGACATGCATCAAAACCTATCTTATCTTCAATATGTCTAAATATCTTGTACCCTAAGTGATAAGGGTTCACTCTTCCCAAGTGCGGTCTTATTACTTGGTTGTGTAATCTTATGAAAGCTAAATTATATTCTGTTGGTAAATCTAGCATATTCATTATTTTCTCGTGTATTAAAACAGCCCAACCCTCGTTCATAATTTTAGTTTTTGCTTGAGGTATAAAATACAAAGAGTTTTGTTCTACAATGTGAATAACATCTTTTTGCCAATCCGCTAAATATTTGTTGTTATTTCTTATAAATCCAAGTAAATTATAATCTGGCTCCAAAGGAATTTTATTTAGATTAAAATTATCATATTTGCCAGTTTTATCATTGGAGATTAGTTTTCTATAATACTCTTTCAAACTTTTTGGATCTCTTCTTTTCAACCCTGGACTTCTGGGTACTTGATATCTAATTGTGTGACAAGCATCAAGAATCCGCTCGACTGCATCGATTCCAATATGTGGATCTTCCATATATTTCTTGATACGCTTACCAGCAGACTTAAACCGGTCAATAACATTGTCTGCATCAGTATCAACGAACATCCTATTGTTCTTGAAAAAATCACTATGACCTACACAATGTGACATTGTAAGTAGATGAGTTGACATTGGGTTCTCTGTCATAAGGTAAGCAATACTGGGGTTAGAATTTATAATCATTTCGTAAGGAAGACCCTGCATTCCTAAATTATATTCTGTCTGGATCCGATCAAATGATTTACCAAAAGACCAGTGCCGGTAATGAGTTGGCATTCCAGTATAAGCCATATGACCCATCATTTCTTTATAGTCGCAGATTTCATAATCAATGGGGTACCATTCTAAGCCAAGTTCTTCACCTAGCTTACAGATTTTATTATCCCACATTTGTAATTCACTCATACTCCACTCAGCCACTTAATATACCTCCGAACAATTTCCTAAAAGATTTCCAAATGTCCTTGTGAGTAACAAGTCTCACTTTCTTGAAGTGTTTATCTTCTAGAGGTTTTATCTTGTCCCACAATCCTTCACCTGTAAAGGAAGCAAAAAAAGATAAAGAATCTCTATGGGACCTTTCTTCACCTATCTCTGTGTAACAAATCAACTGATTAATTTCTTTCAATTTCCGAAACAAAGATATACTCTCTTCATTGTCAGAGGGCCAGTTCTCTCCATCACCACAATAAAATGTATATATATTCCAATTGTTTGGGTGATATCTTTTCTCAGTTATTTCTAATACTTTTCCTAAACCGGAAGACGCCATAGTGCCACCGCCTGTAGCCCGAGTAAAAAACTGTTCTTCGTTTACTTCGTGAGCATCAGTTGTATGAGAGACAAAAACAACATCTACAGAAGAATACCTATGATTTATAAATTGATACAGAAGAAAGAAAAAACTTCTAGCTAGGTATTTTTTCGATTTGTTCATTGATCCTGAAACATCCATTACAAAAAATATAACTGCGGTAGTATTGTCTTTTTGAACTGGTGCTATGTGTTTGTATCTTAGGTCACTGTCATGAAATGGAAACCTGTCGTCTGAGTCAGGATCATGTGTGCCAGCCTTTATTGCTGCTTTCTTTCTTTTTATTTTTTGCTTTATGGTTTCTTTTTTAGATAACCGAGGACGAATACCATAAGGGCGTTTTCCTTTTCGCTTCATCCTTTCTTCGGCTATGAACTTAAATCTTTTCTTTTCTAACTCTGGCAACTCAAGATCGGCAAAAAGATATTCTGCCAATTCTTCCAAAGACATCTCTATCTCATACATCTCCTCCCCAGGTTTATCACCTGGTTTGTTCCCTTGACTACCGTCCTGTCTTTGACGCTTACCAATCCTTTGTCCTTGTTGTACTTTTTTACCCTGCGCTGAACCTACACGTTTATTTTTTTCGTTGTTGCCATAAACGAACTGGTGCTCTTTGATACCTCTTACTGGTATCCTGACTTTCTTTTTTCCGTTTTGCCCGATAATGCTTTCTTCGGCTACAACATCTTTGATGCTGTCTTTTATGGCTCTCTCTATTTTTTCTCGATGCCTGGTTCGATCACCAGCCGCACGGTCAGCAATTGTTTTATGTTCTCTGAAAGTACTCATATAGTAAGTAGTTTCGGAACGAAGGTTATTTTACAGTTACTGTTATTGTATCGTCTTTGGCAGGCGTAAGTTCTGTAATTGCTATTGTATGAGAATTGCCGTCCAAATCTTTTATGATCACCAGTCCAGGTTCGGCTGATCCTGGCTTTGCTCTATAGGTGGTATCATCCATAATATATCCCTTATTGGATACTCTTTCATAATCAACTTTTTCACGACCGCTCGCTGTCTTCTTGACTACTTTTTCCAAAGTATTCCAAGTTACGGGCATACCTTTTTTAAAGTCTTTTTCCATGCGGAAAGATTCTTGGATACGTCCTGTTCTTCTGAGACTCTCAGTAACGACCTTACGAATCAAACTCTCTGTGATTTCTAACCCTTCCTTTCGGTTGGCTGCTGCTTCTTCGGGAGCATTCCAATCAACTGTTCCGCCAGCAAGTGCTTTTGAGCTAGCTGCTACCTGTCCCTTGTCCGCATCAATTATAGGCATATCTGGTCTTTCTGGAGCCCAGTTAGGGAGTTTGAAACTTACTTTTCCTAAATTGGTTACCATTTTAGCAACGGCTGCATCTACTGCTTCTTGTCCTTCTTTCCCTGTGAATTTTTTCAAGACGTCCATAACATCATCGGGGCTCAAAGACCAGACACCAGCTTTGACGTAAGCCATCAATTGGCTCTTTATTTTCTCAGGTACAAATTGATCAAAGCCACCTGTAGCAGGGTTTCCTTGATCAACACCAAACAGACCTTTAGACATAGTATTCAGTATGGCTACTAATTCTTTCCCTGGGTAGTCTACCAAGAGACCACCTACTTTTAGATTCGGATCGATCATTGCAGATGCAACCCATCGATGGTGACCGTCCATAATAAACCCATCTTTACTAATCAATGCATTCAAGTTTCCGCCAGGTTGTAGATCTTTGTTTTTAGGGCTCAACATATTTATTACAAAAGCCATAGCCTTTTTGATATTCATACTTGATTGAGATGGTTTTAGTTTTTGAACAGAGGTGATGCCCTCGGGTTTGTTTTTTACTCCGATGACGTCATCTTTTGGGTCACCGTCTTTCAAACCTGATGTAGCAATCTTCTTGGCTATCTCTGGATTAACATCTGATAGCTTGAGTGGTGTTCTTTTTGCGTCGATCTTCTCAAGCACAAGTTTTCGAATTTGGTCTTTTGTAATTTTCATTTGTTATGAGTTCCTTGAGGGATATAAAAATGTATTATAAATAGTTTACGCTGGTGATATATCCACTATTTTAATTGGTGTAGCGATAAACTCATTCCACAAGGATGTTTTCAATTCACCGTTACAATCGTTCTCTAGGTCAACACAAAGGTTTTCTTTTTCCCCAGGGTAGCCAAGCCTATAAAGATTGACGCACTTACGACCATTACTTACTGAATAAGATTTTACATCGCTGCGGAAGCCTGCTCGGACATTGCCTTCGAACTCCATAATCAAATTAGATTCTTTTCTGAAGAAGGGTCGTTCGGCTACCGTGTAAGAAGAAATGTCAAAAGGTTCCCCCTTATCAATTGCTCTTTGAATTCTTTCAACACCATTTTCAGATGTATAATGAAGCAGTGTTTTGGGGTTGTTAGTTGAGCCGTAGATTTGCTCGGTAAACTCGTCATCTATGAGAATGTATGGCTCAAGGTCTCCACGGGAATAAAAGTACGCCAATCTTAGCTTGTTAATGTCGGGGAAGTACTCTCCAAACTCTTTGCGAAGTCCCCATACACGATGGTTTGCAAAATCCTCAATATGATCCATTACATTTTTGTGAGTAAGGAGATCGTAGCGATCAACTTCCACGTTTAGCTGGAAGTCATAAAAAGAATAAACTAACTGCCTTAATTCATCTGGACCATCGATATCGCCACCCCTTATGGAATGACCATCTTTCTGAAGTTTCAATATTTGATTGGCGAAAGTTTCCCACTCAGCGATAGTATGGAAAGATGTCTCTGGTTTTATATACCCATGCACGTAAACCTTGACGGCTTCGTTAACAAACTTCTTCCACCTAGTTGAATTCATTAGAAAGGACCTAATCCAGACTTACCAGACTTTGCAGCTTTTTTTGTGAATGGAGGTGTGTTCTTGTTACCACCTGTTGCCGCAGTTGCGATCCTTTTGTTCATCCGCCTTTTATAAATTGCTTGCATCTTGCCTTCGGCGGCTGCCTCATTGACTACATTCCGAACAATTTCTTCGAGTCTCTTGAATGATATCTTCATAATTTTACATGTAATAGAGAGAGCTATTGAGCCACCACCACCATCCTTTATTTGCTTTCTTTTTTGACATTCTTATCTAACTCCTTGATTTTACTCATAACAGATTTGGAAATGTTTTGGATCACATGCATTGTCTTCATTTCGTTAACGATGAAGTTCCATGTCTTATCTTTAGTAATCATTGTTTTCCCAAAATTAGTTGCCTTATAATTAGTCTATTGTCTTGAATAAGGAACGACTAACATGAGTTGAAATAACACGATCCGCTTTTTTATAATAACCTGTGCTGATAACCATAAACTCCCGGTCACCTAATTCGCAACATAAATCAACTTCAACTTTATAAAATGTTTTATCGCCCAAAGTTGTTTCTGGAATGACCTCAATTCGTTCGCTTCGGTTACCGCTGGCTTGGTTTTGGATTTGTTCGTAGAATATATTCATAGCTTGAAAATGGTTCATGCCAGATATTGAAGCTGTTTTAGCTTGCATGATACGTCTTGTATTCGTAGCTATCTGTGTTTCTAGTGAGACCGAACTATGCAAGTACATGGCACTAGCAGCAATGATGGCAGCCATGACCAGGGTAACAACAAGAGCGATTCCTCTTCGACGTTTATTCCACATTGATAATGACATTCCTAGTAGGTAGATTTACCAGCCCGTCCGGTAAATTTTTATTTTTCAAAGAAAGGTTGTTAGTAACCCAATCCCTTGTTCTTTGCAAACAAATATTACTTGGGACATTGTTATCCAGACATTCACGCTCTTTTACTTTTACAACCTGACAATAGCATCGCATTTTGTTATGCAGATCCATAGCGGGAGATAATGTCATTTGTTCCGGCATAATCTCGTTTGTCCCAGGAACCCAATTAGGGCATTGAATTTGTTGCAAATTATAGTACCCATTGTATGGACTAAAAAATGTTAGTAAAAACAGTAACTTATAAATCATTGAAAAACCTCAACTTTCTTCATCATCTACATAGCCACCGAAAAAGCCGTTGGCAATAATAAAAGTTATAGCAACACTAAGCGTAAGAAAACCGACCACACACATACCGATACTAATGTACATCATCATAAGTTGTCACCAGAATCCTTCCTATGTTATTGGGATATCCCGTATGATATTGTAACCCATATTGTTGAATTATTTTAACACTTTCTTGCAACATGATCTCACTATTGCCCGTAATAATCTCTACAAACAAACCAGAGTGTAAGTGTTGCTCTAAAAACCTTACAACCTCGTTTTGGACCTCATGGTGTCGAAGCCCATGTAGATCAAGTTTGGGAACGGGCATCAATCGCTTTTACCTTGCCGGCAGACCAGGCACCAAGTCTAGCCGACCAGTACCACCAGCCTTTGCCCCGCCGGGCGGTAGTATTTTTTTGCACCCAAAAGCATAGCAACAGAACTCCGACATAAATTTTTCTCATCACTTAAAATCTCCGATTTTTTTTCTAAAATTTTTTCAAGCAGGCAGGGCAGGCAAGGCAGTTAGCCACTGTCAAAATCGTCAACTCCGTGATAATTCTCTAAACTCAGTAAGCTCTCTTCGCCGGTAGCGCAGTCAACACCATAGAAATATCGGGAGTGACCGGACTCCCTAGTAATCAAGACAAGAGTACCCGGCTTATGTGGGGAGTAATTGTCAACTGCTGGTAAAGCTCGCACAAGATCCCCAACCTTATAAGACCTGCTAGCAATATTAACCATATGAAGAACCCCCGTGCGGGCGTGCGGACACGGAGCCGCTGGCAATTGCTGAATCTAATATTGAGTACTCTCGCAAAGTCATGTCTGCTTCTAACTGCTGTTTCTGTTTATAAATCATTTAGAAGCTGCTTTCGTAACTTTAGATAGCAATGTCATTCTTGGTCTAGCTATCCAATAGTATTTATCTTGTGATTGAATTTTATACATATTATCTCTTGTCATCCTATAACTTCTTTCTATTACTATTCCTGTTCTAGTTACGGACGCTCCTAAGTGCCCGTGTATAAACTCTACTAGATCTCCTATTTCATAGTGCCAACCTGTGTCATTCATTTTTTATTTCTACCTTTGATAACAACTCTAGATCTTCTCTGTGGAATATGTGTGTATCATCTTTGTCTGCTAGTTTGATGTGGTAGTAATCTCCCGGACGCTCATAGCCTACCTTTTGTATCTTGTTTTGTTCCGGCACAGAGTATACTAGCTCTATCACAATCGCTAGCCTACCAGTAAAGTATTTCAATGCTGTCGATGTTATCTTTACTAGATCACCTACATGTAAGATCTTGTCCATTGTTATTGTTCGCTAGCCTTAGATAAAAGCTTGAGCTTGTCTGTTGTCACCCAAAAGTCTCTAGTACTAGTTTTGATCCGGAAGCGATCTTTGTCTGAGTTGTACTCTACTACTAGTCCTGTTCGAAGGTTAGTAACGTTTAGGTGGTTGTGTACGAACTGAACTAAATCTCCAACTGCATAGTGTTGTTCTTTTTCACTCATTGTTTTTTACTTCCTTTGCAATTGAAGTTCGTGCAGCAGTACACGCTGTAAGCCTAGCGGCTCTCCAAACAGCACAGCAGCTTCGACCAGAACATCGCTGGCATCATACTGGGAATCTAACTCCTCTCCTGTATCATAGTCATAGAAGCCGATCATGATGCCTAGTTTGCCGGGAGGTTGCTGCCATGGCTCCCAAACTACTAAATCACCTTTCTTGAAATCTGGCATCACTATGGTTCATCCTGTATTTTATATAGATAGTTTTCTTCCCACCACGAAGGCTGGCTGTTTGAGAACTGGACCCTGTATTGATTCCGAGAGCGGGGTATGACTTCCTTGTCCAATACTAAACCTATCTTGGCATAGTTTACTATACCTGATTCTATTAGGAAAACAATATCTCCTACTTTAAACATTATACTCTTTTCCTTTCGAAACGTAAAATCTCAGAAAATTAGCTACGTGTTGTGAATGCCCTTAGCACACCCCCCAGGGGGAGTCAACCCCTAGGGACTAACATTAGGGGCAGAGAGGGCTGGCAAGGCTGGCACACTACAGCAAGCAGTTGCAGTTATGCAAACAAAGCTGGTTATAGCTGTTACTATACTCTATTATATCTTCATTACTTTTATTTTGTTCCCTCAAAATTTCACATAAAATTCTCTAACTATCGAACATTCTCGGTGATTAGCTGATAGCAATCACACGCTCATTGGTTTGGAAGTAGGGGCGGCTGGCACCCCGCTCATCAGTCAGCCACATACGCTGGGCTTTGCAGTTCTTAGGCTTAGGTGCTTCCATATCCGTCAAGATAATAACACCGTCAAAATCTCCACGCTTGTTGACATACTCGGTAGGAGCATCAAAGCAGGTACCGCCGCACATCACTCGCTCGGCTGAATGACTCTTGCCTTGCTTCCATTCGTAGACAAGCTTATTATCTACCTGGGTATCAAAGGGGATGACCGTGAAGCTGGCAAGCTTAGCAAGCTTATTCAGTTCGCCGAAGAAGTTCTCAAGCATCTCAGTACTGACACTACCGGACTGGTCGATGGCAATAGCGATCTTAGCTTGGCGCTTTACCTTCTTACCTGGGTGGATGTAAGCATAGCGCTTGTTGATCCTGCGGACAGTGCTGGATTTGTTAGCACGCTGTGAGGTCTTGATGAAGTACCTTAGTACCTTCTTCCAGTCTACCTTAGTTTCTAATCGCTTTATGATTTCTTTTTTTAGATCCCCTGAAACTGAACCCCAACCGTTGGGAGACTTGCTGGCTTCCTTAGCAGCTTCCTTCATCCCCTGTTTGAGTCGCTCCTTAGCCATCTGGTTGGCAGCAGCGGCAGCCTCATCACCTTCTTCATCCCAGCCTGAATGGTCATCAAGCTGTCCCGTGCCTGGCTCTCCTTCACCCTCACCACCACACTGATCGACCTGATCGTCCGTGATGTTCTTCAAGTACCACTCGGCACTCTTGAGCTTAGGCAGATCCTCAAAGGGACCAACACCTGGCATACATGCTAGCTCTGGCAGTTCGCCAACTAAGTGGCTGTTGATAGCCAGGTCAGCAGCAATGTTCCACGTCTTGTGTGGTACACCTTCAGGCTTACGGCTGGTAACATGCTCGAAGATCAGGTGGTAGAACTCATGCTTGAGTACACCCTTGATGTGATCCTCTGGCAAGCTGGCAAAGAACTCAGGGTTGTAGATCATTTCGAACTGAGCGGTATCAGGGCATACCCGAACACCAGCAGTTGCGATGCTGCGATCCTCACGCTTTTCTAACTTACGGCTGAGAGCAGCAAAGAACGGCTCGTCCATCAGCAGTCTGTAAGCATGTAGTTTTAGATCAAAACTCATTACTTCTCTCCCTTACATATGTATACTACCACGGTATAGTATTCTGTCAACTTTTTATTTATCCCCACAAAAACAAAAGCCCAGCCGAAGCTGAGCCCTTGCCGATCTCAAAGGAACCGGTGTAAGAGAGATTAGGCTCCCAAGATCTTACTCAAGTGGCTGCCGACAATGCCATCATTAGCAGAGTGGAATTTGATGACGTTTTCTTGTACGCCGCCAGTTGAGAGTACCGACCAAAGCTTCATAGCAGCTTCGGAGGGCAGGCTAACGAAGTAGCTAGCAAGGTTATTGATGTGATCGTCGCTGATCTCTGCTTTGCAGACGTCTTCTGCTTCGAGCTTCTCGATCATGGCACAGTGCTCGTTGAGCGACATGGCAGCCAGAGCGTCAACACGCTCGCCATTGAGAAGCTGATCGACCGTGACAACTCGCTCGTAGTTCTTAGCGAAGTCGTTGAGAGCGACAGCAGCTTCGAAGCCGACGAAGGACTGAGCCAGGGAGAACATCATGGGGCTAGCTTCTTCCAAGTAGCCAGCACCGTCAAGCACATCGTTCAGCCGCTTCCAGCTACGACGGCTGGGATAGCGCTTGTTAGGCTCGATGTCACCGTTGTGCTCTAAGTGGCTGCGGTTCTGGTTGATGAAGTCCCACACAAGGCTATCAACATTATCTTTACCCCAGGCTAACCAATCTTCAACCGTGGGTTCGATGTCCCAAACACTCCAGCGATCCAGTTCAGCAGGATCCATTTCATTGACTTGGTATTGTTCCCCATGCTCTCCGCCGTTGATGGCAGCGAACACTACGGTATCTTCATGGAGATGATGACCATTGAGCTTACGGCTGTCCGTGAGTTCGAAAATGCCTTGTCGTACTTCTAGCGTAGCACGATCAACCTCATCCAAGAAGAGTACCGAGGGCTCCTCACAAGCTTCCTTGAACCAATCGGGAGGATTGAAGCTCGTGCGGTTGCCGTCAATGCTGGGAAGACCGACAAGATCGCCTTCCGTCATTTGGCTGGCACGCCGTTCGATAACGGGCAGTCCCATTGCAGCAGCAAGCTGATAAACAACTTGGCTCTTGCCAATACCGTGACGACCACGGAGAAGAACTGGAAGCTTGGCAGCGCTGACGGCTGGTGCAAGCTTGACAAAGGTTTTGAAGTCCACACTCATGTTATCTCTCTCCCTTACACTAGTATATTACCACCGATACACTACCTGTCAACTTTTAAATGCACTTTATTTAGTTTTATTTGCCCTATAAACTCTGCCTGCCTCATGATATAATGGTAGGATGCCTGCTTATATTAGTCCTTTACAATATGTATATTACTATGTATTTGACACTCAGAGACAATCACTTCCAAATGCAGCCAAAGGCTGGCAATGCTGTAAAACGTTGTAATAACTCACATTCTCTTTTATTCTAACTATAATTTACAGTCACTTCAATGGGTTGTGTGTACCGTGCAATAATTGCAGTGTATTATGCAGTTTATGCAGCAGCAATCTGCAACAGGCTGAAAAGGCTATCAGAACTTGATCTTCTTATCATCGGCAGACTCAATATAATCCTCAATAGAACCACTGAACTGGCTGGCACCCTCAAGCAGATCGTAGATAGATAAAGTGTCTTCTGTGCTCTCTGGGTCTACATGTATCTTACCTGAGAATATTCTTGATATTGTACTAGGGCTGATCTTCATATTGAAGAACCTTTTACTAAATGATTTAGCTATTTCTCTTGTGCTAAACTTACCTTGTTGTTCTCTTATCCAGTCTACATGTAGTTTCGTTAGTTTGTGTGATTTTTGTCTTCTTTTTTTGGCTCGCCTTGCATTTTGATCTCGTAGATTAGACAGAGTACAGGTTCGGCATCTCGGCTTGTAGCCATCCTTGGTGACACCAGCAGTGTGCTTATAATATTCCGAGACGGGTTGGACTCGCTCACACTTGGTACACTGTTTGACCCAATCGCCGTTCTCGTTGAAAAAAGCAGCAGGCATGACTCAAACCTCTTCCCGCAAAGCATCAAAGGCAGAGTACAATGCTATCGGAATACACATCACTAAAAGCTTGAATAAGTTCTTCATCAGTCTCGGTGTTCATTGTTATCTTCTTTGAGCTTCTCAATAAGCAGATCAAGGAATTCCATGGTAAGCTTAGCTGTAAAGAATCCACCCACAGCAACAGCAATAAGTAAAAGTACTATCTGCATCTAAAACTCCTCGCAGTGAATCTCGTCAGGATTACAACTCACGGGAGGATTCCAGAAGTCATGGTATACTTGTCGCCATGCAGAATGTGGTTTTACCTCCATGGTTTGTAAGTGTGACATCAAATCATGATCTCGTGGTACACCGAAGACGAACTTACATAAATTAAGCCGGCGCTTGATGTCTTCCTTCACTTTAGGATTTTCTTCTTTACGATCCGCAAAGACCATCATCATACAATAGCGGTTAAACTCTTCCATCTCTTTTAATCGCACATCGAGACGCTCACAACAAGCTTCCTGATTTGTATAAACTTTGGCACGGACAGCACAACCGGAGGAGGCTAGCAACAACACGAGTAGACTTGCTACTATACCTCCCAATGTTACCCACTCAACCATGGTAAAGTTTTTATAATTCATCTTAGTCTCCTTCACTATCTGGGACAATATATAGTTCTTTACAGGATTCACCGAATCTACCGATTGGATCCCAGATCATCTCATCAACCTCGTCCACCTCATCTCGTTCATACATCTCGCTGATGACGCTTGCATCGACATCTAGCAACACTTCATCGTGAAGCAGATCTTTATTCATTACTGCGTAGCCGTGGACGTAGCTTTCGTATGAGTTAACCATGGCGGCGAGGATTAGCTTGTCTTCAAAATATTGAGTTGTGCTACAACCTCGCAACCAATCAACAGGAGCCTCCCACTTGGTTCGACATATGAATGACAGTTCGTCAGTTCGTCGGTCGTGTTCTAAATCCTCCAGTTCAATATAAGCGGTCGAGCCCCACTCTCTCTTGAAAGGAACCACGTCTTCAAAAAACTGTTCGCTGTCGATTGCAACATTTTCACTTAGCTCCTGAAACTCGGCGCTGGTAAAGTTGTGTACTGTTACATACGTTAGGGTACCCTTAGACATATAAAATTTCTCCTTGATCCTTTGAAAGTTTCTTTAGTCTTTCCAATGATTTATCTACATATTCTTTATTGAACTCACAGCCAACAAAGTTCCTATTCAAGTTATCGCAAGCGATCATGGTCGAGCCGGCACCGCTGAAACAATCCAACACAACATCACCAGGTTGAGTATGAGCTTTGATGATCCGCTCCAAAAGAGCAATCGGTTTCTGGGTCGAGTGCCAGCCGGCATACTCTTTGCTCGTCGTGTGATTATTCTTAGTCCACACATCGGTTGGGATCTTGCCTAAAGGATTGTTCTGAGCGGTTGTTCGAATATTCTTCTTCATTTTATAAGGCACCCTTACATCATCAGCATTGAACATAAAGTCTTTGCCCTTAGAGTACATCAAGATGTCCTCATGCTTGCGGGGGAACTTCTTTTTAGTTCTTCCGCCCCAATCATAAGCCCAGATGATCCAGTTTTGATATCGAGCACCGGGAATATTATTTAGAACATTCAGTTTATATTTTAGGAAAGTGTCAGACTTTGTAGTGCCCCAAACATAAAAACAGGAGTCATCTTTCATCACCCGAAAACACTCTTCGGTCCACTCTTTACACCAGCTAAGATATTCTTGTTCTGAAGCCCACTGATTATCCCAGTCGTCTCGAACAATCTCAAAATATGGAGGATCGACCACAACGAGGTCAACAGAGTTATCATCCAGTGTTTTTAAATACTTCAAGCAGTCAGCGTGCTTTAGCTCAAGCGTCATCTTCCCTCACAATCAGTTCAACATCAGTAGTTTCGGTATCCATCTCAATCCATACTCTGGCTCCACAACTCAGTGGTTTGTGGGGGCTATAGATGACCCTACCTAATTCTACACCATCTTTTGTTTTGATTATAGCCTCATGAGCGTAGTTATTTTCTTTATATGTTTTTACCGTCAAGACAGGTTCATCAGTACCCTGCTTGGTATTACGTTTGATGACGTGCTGGTTGACGTGGATGATTTTCTTCATTACGCATCTCCTATCTCTTGCCAGAATATTGGTCGGCTCCACTGAACTCCAGAGCCAGGATCCCAAAAGGCTTCTTCTTTAAGTAGTAGGTCGTAAGCCGATACACTCAACGGAGACAGCGCTGCCCAAGCCTCCGTGATGCGATCGATACGTGCGATTAGCTCTTGATTTTCCATAGCTTTTCTCCTTACGCTACGATGAGTTCGCTACCAACTTCTTTGATAGCTTTGATGACTTTGTTGCCGAATCGCTTGCTCATCCACTTGCTACCCCACATGTAGACCGGCATACTGACGGGGAACTTGCTGTCACCCTCGTAGCCGTCAAGGTTCACACTGGAGCCATGAACAGGACAGAGCAGCTTGAACGAGTCGTGAGTGCCAGCAAAATAATTACTCTGCTGTTTAATGTTTCGTGGCGTTGCCACGCTGCGAGTGCGACCTTCGTGGTCTTTGATGATAATGGCCTTGCCGCCACGGAAGAGCCAATACTCAAGCACATTGCCTAAGCCGCTGCTCTCTTTAGGATCCTGATGACCGACCTGCGACCAATCAATGCCCTGAACCAGTCCGACCATATCAGTATATTCTCTGGTGTTATAGTCAAAATCACGATACTGGATTAGAGCGCCGGGAACAACACCAGCAGCTTCAAAGCTCATCCGAGCAACCCGGTGAGCCAGAGCTTTCATCGCTCGGCACTCACGCTCGTGAGCTTCCTTAGCGGGGCAGTTGCGGCGGTTGTGACCATACTCGCCGCAGAAGCTACATTGGCGTTTTGCGCCACGCTCTTTACGTCGGGCACGAGCAGCAAGACGCTCGCCGTGCTCTTGAAAGCGGCTGCCGTCCCAGTTGCTGATGTACTCGCCATCATCAATGTGGTGAACTTCGTAGTAGTCGCTGACACCGTGGGCTGCCTTCTGCTTTTCTTGAAGGGGCTCAAGCCAGCTACTGCGCCAAGCTTCGGGATCAGGCTCAATGCCATACTTAGCACAGACCTTGAGGACCTTCTCATAAGAAGCTTTGATGGCAGGACAGCCACGACGATTGTGACCGTATTGACCGCAAGCAGAACATTGATTAGTGCGATAACCCATAACAGTATCTCCCTTACATCTTATATTACTACGGATTGGGAGTACGTCAAGTTTTAATTCGGTTTTATTTTTATAATCCGCCGAAATCTCGCATTAAATCGATGTACCATTCGTCAAAAGTGTTTTTGGTTTGCTGCTTTTTGCGGCGTTCTTTTTTGTAGTTAAACTTTGGAACCCAGCCCATTCGGTACATCACTGAGCGAAGAACTCGTGGGTCCTCTTTCTTAAGTTGTTGTACGATTCTATGGGCTCGGCGACTAACCTGATTGTTGGATAGTCCACGCTTAGCAAATGCAGTAGGGGCTGCCAACTCTAATCCTAAAAGCACCACAAACAGTACAAAAAGTAACCTAGTCATAGGTCTCTCCCTTCATTAGCGCCAGGCAATGCTTTTTCAATCTTCAAGCCGTAGAGAGCAGTATTTGGCACCACTAGTTTTCGATCAGTTTCGAGCATATGAAAAACCGTTTTAGTAGGAGTTTGGCGAATGATTCGAGCCTTCTTGTTTCCACTGATCCATACAATATCATCAACATCAAAATCAGAACCAAACATAAACCTTAAACCGGCGGCATAGTTAGTTACAAAGTCTCTAAACAAAAACGTAACAAAAGCGATCAGGAACAGGATGCCGTAACCACCCACAAGATGCTCTGCTAGTTTAACTAATTCTTCAGCCAACCCTTCGTGATTCATTAGATGCTCCTTCGGTCGGCATTATTTATGCATACCCTTTTTCTTTTCTTCCTCTAAACCTTTCCTCAACAATTCACCAACGCTGGGTCCTCTGTCCTCCGGGACAAGCTCAGCGGCACATGTTGGACAGTGAAAAAGTTTGCCCTCCGGAAGCTCTAGTCGAATATCACACTTATCCACAAAGCCATTGTTTTTTTTGATTTTGTTTTCTAAATCTGCCGAACACACATAGTATTGTAAACTCATTTTTTCTCACCTTTTCTCTGTTTATAAAGAGCCATGAGGGCTGTTGTTAGGTTGCCAACCGTGATGTGTCCGCAGATCACCATGGTTGCTAAAGTGTCCCCATTGACTACTATCATATATAGGGCGGCTATCGACCCAATGATAAAGAAAGCAAACTGCGATGGTACATTGATAGCATCGGCTGTCTCGGACCTCCACACGGTGAGGAGATGAGGGATATACACAAAGAAGGTAAGTAGCTGTGATATGCCATAAGCGTAGGTAAGATACTCAGCCATGGTTGCGGTTACCATAAACGTAGTCGCAAACCATCACTCCTTCCTCTACCTCACGCTGGATATTGGGATCATCATAATGTCGTGCTTTCACATAACTTAAAGCAATACATAGACGCTCAAATTTCTTCATGCTCTTATTGCGAAGGTCTAGTGCAGCCTGGCATACATCCTGGCACTCTTTTGGTACGTCTTTGATCGGAGTCGCAGCGCAGCCGACAGCGAACAAAAACATCAATGATCTAATCATGCTTAGTCTCCTAAATAATCTCTGATAAGCCGTTGCGGAGCATAGTACAGATCCCCACTCACTAACACCTCAGCAACTCTCAAAAACCTATCAAATTTAACTACTAAACCTATCTTCCAGTCTTTATCTAGTTCGGATGTTTTGAACCTCACCAGTTGTCCTGCTTGCCACATTGCTTTGGTCTCCCACGAGTTCAAAATACTTATCGGCTATAACAGATTTACAAAACCAAATCTCATTACCGACCTGAACTCGATAGCCCATGGGCTGGTCGAGACGATTATTGACAACATTGACGATCAACGCAACTTTTCCTTCGTACAACTTATAAAACTTTTCAAAACTATGATGGTAGTGTTCTGCCGCTGGCGTAGGACACTCTCTTAGCCAAGTATCCTTGGCGGCACCAACCTGTGTGCCCCGGCTGCCTAAAGTCCAGTCGTTGACACTCTTGACATGTACTATCATGCCGGCTCTATAATTAGTCTTCAGCGTCATTATTTTTCGTTTTTAAGAATGACTGGAGCATGTTCGAGAAATTATAAAGTTGTGTCCCCATCTCGCCTGATAGTTCTACTGTCTCTGCTAAAACCTCAGGATCCAGAGCATCTTCCATGGCTCGGCGATAGCCCAGGTCAACTAATTCCTCAACAAACCTTTGAGTTTCCTGCGGAAGGTCTCCGTATTGCGTGGAAAGATTCATCAAGTCCTTTGTTACACTGTCCACTTCATCTTCGAAAATTTGTTGATAATTGATTATAGTCATAGTTTTCTCCTCATCTTGACTTTCTTAAGTATATAGGACTGTACGCCCTTCGTTTAGTTCTTTTAGCACGGAGTTTCTTTTTGTCACAGCTTCCTCAAGCGTGGCATAACCTCCAAACCATCTCTGTTTTCCATCGAGTTTAATATATGGATAATATCTGTTTCGTATTTTTCTTACGCCTACAGCACCAGTCGTGTTGTTCTTATTTAGTTTAACCCGGTTGAGTCCATTTTCTGACTGGGAGACAAACCTTAGATTTTCTTTTCTGTTGTCTAGTGTATCGCCGTTCTTGTGATCGACAATCTCACCCTTCTTTGCGTTCATGATCAGTCGATGAAAATAATACTCAAAGTCCTTGGCTGCATTTCGCTTAGTACGGCGGACATAGAATATACCTCGCCCATGGTCATTCCACACATGCCAGCTTTGTCTCTCAAGAAGATGTAGATCTTCTTTGTCAACTAAGATCTCTTTCTCACCGAATGTTGGTGACACTATAATATGTCTTTCAAACATTTTTTTCTCCACGATACGGCTCAATCTCATGACCGTACATCCAATATCTTTTGTTGCCTACAAATTCAACCAGAAACTGCCTTGGTCTGTCAGTCTTTGGTCGCTCGATAATAATTCCCACGGTGCCCGCTTCGACTATAGTCTTGTGAGATAAGTCCGGCACTGGGTGGACCCCAGGTGCTCTGATTTGTACCGGCACAGAATGAACCTTCATAGGAGTAATGACTAGTGTACCCACAGCCAATACTAGTGATTCACGTATTTCGATCGGCATATTTTTGCAAGACTTCGTAGAGTCTTTGTGGCGTCAGGTCGTTGTAGTGGTAAAGGTTGTCAATTGCTCCTGCCAGCCTCAAGGCATATGCTATCCACTCAGAACAATACCAGCGACCTGTGCGCTTTATAAAGAATGGCGTAAACTTAGACAGGATCATTCCAGGCCAATCATAGCCATCACCCTTCGTATCATCAAAGAATTTTTCTATGGTTTCCAGTTGCTCGTCGGAGACAGGTACGCAAATCATGTCGTAGTCTTCTTCAGGTTCATCAAAAGGTTTCCTGCGTATGCCTGCCGTACCAAAAGGAGTAATACTGATACAAGTTTGATCGGGCATAATAAGTTCTGCATGGGAGTAGTTGCTTTTAGTGGTCCAGCGGACAATCTGATTGTGCCAATGTCCCTCACCTTTGTAAAAGGCTACACAAAGTTGCTGTGGTTTTGCTCTTTCAGTTACCCCATAGTATAATAATTATGCTTCCAATATCTTATTACGGAAAAAAATTTGGCGACGGCTGCGCCTTCTTGCGCCCTGAGATATATCTATGAGGTGCCCTCGGGTCCAAAGACCTCCATCGCCAACTCGGTGGACGCTCGGTCCAACTCTCTCCCTGCTTTTTCTAATACCTCTTCCAAAAGGTGAAGTGTGACCTCCGCCTTGCAGCCGGGCTCGAACTCGTGTGCGAGGTCTTTTGCCTTGACTACCCATCCGATTGTGTCTTCGAGGCGTCCGCTCGCTTCCGTGAAGGAGGTGAATGTTTTATCGATAAGTCTTCCGGGTCTAGTAGCCATGGGAGGCTCCTTTCTTTATGTCATTATTATATTACGAAAGAAGAAAATAGCAAGTTATAAATCCACCTAGAAAGAACAAAGGATAAAGATACCGACTTATCAGCGCCCGGCGGTACCAAAACCCCGTCGCCATTGTCAACTCAATAACAATGAGTCTCAAAGCTGCCGGATCCTCTTCGGACAATAAGCCTTCAAGCACAGCCTGTGCTTCGGCTTCGTTAATTTCGGGTGGGATCATCCTACTTTTCCTTCAGCCACTTTGGGTCTTTTACTTTAGCAGCGCCTTTTTTAATCTTTAGAAGTTTAGCTACGGGTGGGATATGCATCCAATCAACCCGATACGTTCCTTCAAAGTCTCCTATTTGGTGTGGTTGGCAGCCAAGCTTTTGAAGCTTTCTATTGAGGTATGTAAACTGTCTTTGTGTTTCCCTAGTTACATACAGTCCAATGGATCCCGTTTCAAAGTTACAATAAAATTGATCCTCTTTAAATTTACCGATCGCTCGGGCAATAGGTAAGCCGTCTCCCGCTTCCCTAAGTCTAAGTCGGTTGTTGCGGCAAAAGACTTTAAAGTCATCAATATATTTTTGTGCCTTACTCATTGTTTTATCCTTTCACGATAAACAGGCTTTAGTATTTCTTTCGGACATTCTCCGAATCAACCATGATAAAGTTCTATTATTATTGATAATTTCATTCTTGAAATATGGATTGTTACGGGTCAGCGGATAATAATAATTTACCCACAATAACCAATCTTCAAACACAACAGGTTCCAAAAAAGATCTCTCAAGCTCGGTGCAGGTTTCTCCGTATGTAAAACCATTCTCGGCACACATATATAGGCAGCGCCTTCTTTGAACCATATTCTTCATATTACCTCGTATACATGTCAGCTATGTCAGCAGCCCAAGCGTCAGGTTTTACCAGTACGGGATAGCCCATCCCCTTTATCATACCCATTATAACATCGATAGTTACATTACTTAAGGCGTCTTTCTTTGGGTTGACGTCAGAATGTATTGTCGGACGCTTGCCAGTTATCTCCACAAGAATATTAGCCACCTCCAGAGACACAAAGGTTTCATGAAAAAGTCGGTCTCTCATTGATGGGAACACACTAGTTCTACATTTCTGATAAGCCACAACAGCACCTTTACCCTTTTCTCTAAAACAAATGGTAGTGATCACTGTGACGTAATCAGAGTTAGGTTTTGTATCGGTACCTACATGCATCGAGTACCTATCAGATTTGCTGTAGCGATTGATATATTCCCTGATATTAGCGATGGGTTCGCCATTCAAATCTTGCCAGGGATGTTCGTCTAGTATATTCACTAGTCCTCAATCAATGCTTTAGCTGCCATTGTTACTGCAATGACACCTAAAAAAACTAAACCAACGGTAGTGTTCCAAACAATTTGTGCGCCCTTATCAAGCATCACCAAGATCCCCCATAGGGACCTGTCCTTTTTCTTGGTGTATTGAGATCGATCGATCTTTCGAGCAACTCAATTACCTGAGTCGTAAGCTCTTCGACTGTGTTAGCATCCTTAATACAAGTAGTTCTGATCTGCGCAATTGCTTCCTCGTCCAAGACCAGAGTTAGTTTTAGACTTTTAGTAAGAGCGTTGTACTCAGGCTCAAAGGCTTCGATGACTCTAGTCTTCATAATAATCCTCCAGTTGCTGTTCCACAGCGTGAAGGCGGATAAGCATGTAAATAAAAGCAGCCACATACCCAAAAGTAAATCCGGTGACAGTATCCATGTAAAAATCGAACCCGGTACATGCTGCCAAGAAAATCAATGAAAAATAATAAAAACTTAAGTACTTTAGTTTTGTTCTAGCGAGATCCCGCATTGTCTCAACCTCCTTAATGCATCCTCAACATTATCTGATAAATTTGTCAACTTAGTTAGTTGCTTCTTTGTCAACAAAACAAGATTTGTCTCTTCATCTACTTCATTAGTGGACAACTCTATTGTCATATATTCAAGTTGGCGAGACAGGGCGACGACGGCAAACGAGTATTCCACTGCATCTGGTATCCGATATTCTTGATCCGGTAACTCTACCAGGCTACACAAAAAATCTAAGTCTCTTTCTGTTTTATCAATGCCGAACAATAGCGTATCTAAGTTCATGCCATAAGTTTTAGCGCTCATTTTACTCTCCGCTCAGACCAACTGGGGTATTTCCTTTTGTATCTTTTCCGTCGCTGCTCGACCCGGCGGGCATATGACACTATCTTATCTATGTTTTTAGATTTCATCCACGCAGGTCCACCGTTGTAGCAAGCGAATAAATTAACACCCACACACGTCTTGTAAAGGCGCATTTCTTTTAGAACAACCACCGCAGCGACTGTAGCGTGAACGGGATCATTCATATCTTTCTCAAACTGTTTATAGGATTCATAACGCCAGATTCTTTTCCCCCAGAATCGCCAGTTGATCTGAAAGATGCCGACATCACCAGTGTGAGATCTCTGACCTTTGCGAATACCTGACTCCTGAAAAGCTATTGACATGAGAACATAGGGGTCCTCACCAAGACGGGCTGCTTCTTTTATTATTACCGAAGAAATTTCTTTTTGCTCCGCATTAAAATTAGCAGGATATCCCGTAGACACCAACGTGGAGACAAGTATGATAAACTTCTCGATCATTCGAAATCAATATCCACGTCTACTTTCACTGTCATCCTGGGAACCCTGATATGATTTACTAGACCATGGCGTTTAGCCTCGGAGGCGTCCATAAACCAATCAGCGTGCTTCTTGTTAAACACTTTCTTTTTAAAGTAATCATCTTTTTTGCCGCAATTGCGAGCCATCATCGTAAAGATCTTTTCATCAAGGCGATCTGCCTCGGCAACATCAGCTTTAAGCTCTTCGATCTTCCCACGTCCGCCGCTGCTTACATCATGAATCATAATGGTAGCGTCTTCGTCAGCAAAGCGCATACCTTGTTCGCCAAAAGAAAGAAGAACAGCGCCGCATGACATAGCCTTACCCTCTACGATCGTAGCGACTGGGATCTCCGATGATTTGATAGCTGAAATCATAGACATCAGCGAATATACTTGTCCGCCATAAGAGTCAATGACTACCGGTACAACTTTCTGTCCTGTGCTCTGAGCGGCTGCCATCTTGGAATTAAAATCTTGGGCTGCCTTTTCGTCAAACTTGTTTACACGAATAATAACAGGCTGGTGTTTTAACTCAAAATCTTTTAGCAGCGGTGAAAACTCTGTCTTCCATAGCATATTATCTTACCCTCTCAGTAATTGCTTGCCCTTTTTTAAATACTCTTGGAGGTCCGTAAAGCCTCCAATAAACTTTTCTCGCCCCTCAGTGATCTCAACCACTACTGGGACTGTTTGCCAATTGTATGTATTTTTTATTTCTGTTAGTAGTTCTGGTTGGTTGTCTAATCCATAACACTCAAAGTCATGCTGATTCTCAGACAATAACTTAATAGCTGCATGGCAAAAAGGACAACTCGTCTTCGTATACAATCTAAACTTCACTTATAACCTCCATTTGTACGGGATGTACTCGTTCATAAATAGTTCCGCCAAAGTTAACTCGGTACAATTCTTTGCCGGCATATGATGAAGTATTACGGGATCTACCAAGTATAATACCATATGGATGGGTAGCAGCGGCATGGGTCTCACACCACTGAAAGAAACTAGCGATAAGTTCAGTGTTATTACCTTTATAAAGAAACTTGTCTCGATGTGATAATATATCTGTTAGCTCGTATCGCTTGTCATGACAGTTGTTCTCCGAACAGTAAGATAACACCAGACTCTCCATCACAGTTGATAACTTATCCCTATTAGGCATAAAGTAACCCATCCTAGCAGAGACTAAAGATCCCGTCTTGTAAGGAGACTTTTCAAGAATGTGATTCTCAAACTCCTCAAAGGACGACCACTCTTTCTTGTCACTTTTCATCATTAATTTCAAAGCTTTGTCATAACAAAAGACCGAGGAAAAAGCTGTGAATATTTTGTCGTAATTTCTCATAAAAGCATTGTTATTAACATAGACGCTGCTCGGCAAACAAAGGACATTATTTTCGCCAACCATAAACCTTTTTTTACCTTTAGATATTGTAAAAGACACAATCCTTGTGCCATCACTGGAGTTGCCTTCGTAGCGCAAACCTTTACACCATATAAAACGACCACCACGAACTAAGGTTTTATTTACCTTTTCTTTACCGACTCCGCTAAGAAAAACAAGACGTAAAGATTTTCTATCTACTGATTTGGCGTAGTTATAACGCCGGGTCGCAAAATTCTCATAATAAGGATTGGTTACCTTCCCAAGAGAGGTTCTACGAGCACAGAAATTATCAGCTAAGTCATACCAATTTGAAGACATATATTATTTCAACATCTGTTCTAACTTATGAAAAGACATGGCGATGACAAGCTCTGATGAACGGAAACTATTACCATCCACTACAACACGGCAAAACTCAGAGTTCTTCGGAAAGTTAGTGAGCATTGAAATATCACTAGAAGAAGTGAACTCATGATCGTAAACTGCTACAACATATTCTGGGTTTAACAAACACTCTCTGGTCCAATATTCCTTACGGGTATTTATTTTCTTTGATCCGTCAGGTTCCTCTTCGTATTCTTTCACAGTCCTAAGATATACTTCATTAAGTTTAAGCACGGGATACAACCTCCATAGTATCAATTGTTCTCACAAGCCATTCGTTTCCTTTAACGTGGACCTTGTGATAAATATCTTCTTTGTTTACTTGTGGCTCGACCATAACTGCTAACGCTGGCTCTTCAAGTTTAATCCATTTCTTGACAGTATAATTATCAATCAACATAATGTCAGAGGGTAAATAAACTAGGTCACCCTTCTTCAGGTTCGCTTTCATCGGGGTCGATGTCCTCTCTATCTGAGATTTTTTCAATGAATTTATCAAAGTCGCCCATGCTCTTTACTGCACTCTGGACATCTCTCATGTTGCGTACCAACTCCCCCAGTTGAGGATGATTTTCAGTGTCTTCATTAGGCTCGACAGGCAGTGGCAACGAGGCGTCCTGAGGCTGGAGAGTCTCAAAACGAGCCCGCTCAAAACCAACTAACATTTGCTGATACTGCTTGAGTTGTGCCGTTGCTTGCTGCACGAGATCAAGAGCCTCAGCAACTTCCTCTAGCAGAGTCGCCCTGTCCGCATTAGATAAAATGTTTGCTGCCACTCGCAAAGTGTGTGACTCCTGGATCACCAAAGAACCCATTGTCTCTTCTACTTTGTCAAGGTCGATATCAAAACTAATTGTTGCTCGCATATACGAACCCTCCTTTAATAGGATTATACCCTATTGTTATTTGTTCTTTAAGTTATTTCTTTTTCTTTGCCGCCGCTTTCAAGCAGCGGTCTTGAAGCTTGACTTGCTCGCCATTTACAAGAATGGTTGACGAAGCGTAGAGACCCTTGGCGTGGTTAGCCACAACTAGACCCATCTGGTCGTGAAGCTTGGGATTACTGACCAGGTTGAAGTTGGCTCGCACCTTACACAGAGAGCCCACAGGGAAGGCTGGCGGCTCGGTCGCAGCCTTAATAGCTTTCTGAGCGTACTTGTTTTTAGTAAGGGCATTGAACTGCTTTTCAGTGGGAACAAAGTCCTCATCCGTACCAATCTTAAGAGACAAGTCACGGAAGTAAGTCGTCGTAACGTAGTAGTTAGCACAAATAAGAGCGGTGGGGCGGTGCTCTTTCTTGTAGGATTGAGCCCAGCGTTCTCGTTTGAGTTGTGACTCTGGAGAATAGCGTCGTTCCATACTGTCAATACACTCAATCTGCTTGGGAGACAGCTTACCGCCATCCTCAAACTGTGCCTTGAGAGATTCCGCAAAGCTGCGATCTTTATCAGAAAGCTTCTTAGCCATCAGTGCTTCAAAACGAACAGTGCCGTTAGGAACCTCAAGACGTTCTGTGCGCTGTCGTTTAGGATACATTTGGTGCCAGTAGCTCATATCTAATCTCCCTGCATATGTATATTACCATAGGTCAGCAGGTCGTCAAGCTTTTATTTAAACTTTATATTCCCAAATCCATCGCCAGCGTTTACGGCGTTGGGTATAAAACTCTGTGGCTGCCTTATGATAAGCTTCTTGTTCTGCTCGGATGCTATGATAGGCTATCTTTCCGTGTCTGTATTTTATATATCCCTTTAGGTAATCCCAATAATAAAGGATTATGAATCCAATCAATAAAGTCTCTAGCATCTGTTGAAAGTGGATGGTCTCGTGACGCTTAGTCTCTTCGCTCATTATCCCTCTACTGAAAACCAAGAAGAAAAGGGTAATGGCTCCAATGTTTATTGGAGCTAAATAAGAAAGCCACACAGGTATACGACTGTTCTCTATAAAAATAGGCTTCCAATCTCTCATCTTATTCTCCCCAGTCTTCCCACATCCAGCGGGTCTCGATGTGTCTATTTAGTTTTCTCTCAGTCTCTTTGAGCTTGATGCGATAGTAAACTGTGGGTATAGAAAAAACAATTGCAGTTATTACACAGGCAATCATTTCATTATCAAGTCCATAAAGTGTTTCAACCACATACCACCAGCAGCCGTAGCGATGAGCCACATCACTCGCTGTATGTTGACTTTCCAGTCCTTGAGTTGGGCAAATTCAATCTGCATCTTTTCAAACTGTTCTAGGTCTTTGTCGGCTTTCTTTTTCCACACTTGCAATTCTTTTGCAAAATCTAACGCTGGTTTTGATTCTTTGACAAACTCAAAACGACGCTGAGACTCTGACTCTAGCTCCTTGACACGACTGAATAGTCCCGAATCAGGCTCATAAAGATTTTGTTTTACTCCCCGAACTCCATCAAGGATATCATTTTGAGTTTCTTTGATATGCTCTACTTCCAACATTAACTTGTCAAACCCACCGTTCATTGACTGAGCGTTAGATATTTTATTTTCAACTTTTTCGACTTTTTCTAAAACAATTTTTAAAATTTCATCGCTCATTAATATTGCTCCAAACAAAAAAAGACCAGGCAATAGATACTCTGGTCTTTTTAGGATGTAACCGGCTATTCTAATTAGTCGCTAGACTTGTGTTTTTATTCACCATCCTTCCGAAGAACAGCACAATTTGTTGTGAGAAGCGTCCCAGCCGCTGAAGCTGCATTACGCAACGCACACTTTACCGTCTTAGCGGGGTCAATAACGCCCACTTCGATCAGGTCTTCAAACTTTTCACTTCGCACGTTGAAGCCAACATTTTTTTCATGGTCATCATGTGATAAAGAAGTCACTACAATATCTGATGATATGTCTGCATTCTTAAGAATCTGAGTGATTGGAGCCAAGCAAGACTCAACCAGTGCTTGAGCACCTCGAAGCTGATCCTCAGACTTCGGGTCAATATCTAAATTAGCAGTAGCTTTCAGCAAAGCGGTGCCTCCGCCAGCGACGACACCCTCTTCTTGTGCTGAGCGAACAGCCTCTAAAGCATCTTCAACACGATGCTTCTTCTCTGTTACCTCAATCTCTGTTGCGCCGCCAATGCGAATCACCGCCACGCCTGATGACAATCTGGTGATTCGCTCTTGGATTCTTTCCGCCTCCTGAAGACTGTCAGTGTCTTGTAGGTTCGCTTTGAGGATATCCATACGTTTATCGAGGTCGCCATAGTCCGTATTACCATCAGCAATAGTCGTATGATACTTGGCAGCTTCGACTCGCTTTGCCGAGCCAAGGTGTTCTAATTTAACTTTACTAAGCTTGATACCAGAGTCTTTGCTGACAAATGTAGCGCCGGTCACAAGTGCAAGATCTTGTAAAATATTTCTACGCTCCTCTCCATACCTTGGTGCCTTGATGGCGGCAATCTTCATATTGTTTCGCATCCGATTGATAATGAGGGCTGCCAATAGCTGACCTTCGATCTGTTCTGCTACAATGACGAAGGGGCGACCGTCCCTTGCTACGACCTCAAGGATGGGAAGCATCTCGTCTACATTGTCAAGAGACTCATCGGTCACAAGGATCAAACAATCTCGGTAATCTATTACACCACGACGCTCATCAGTTACAAACTGAGGAGATACATAGCCCCCATCGAATTGGAACCCCTCTGTGATGTCCATCGATGTTTCTAGTGACCGACTCTCCTCAATAGTAATCGCTCCGTCTTTGCCAGCAGCATCGACAGCCGATGCGATAAGGGTCCCTATAGTTTCGTCGCCATTAGCTGACACGGTTGCGACGTGCCGGATCTCTTCCTCGCTTGAAACGGGTTGAGACATCTCTGTAATATTCTCGCAGATAGCCTCAACCGCCAGGTCAATTCCACGTTTGACATCGATGGATGACGCACCAGCAGCGATGTGCTTATTAGCTGAGGTCAGAATAGCCCGAGCCAATACAGTGCTGGTAGTGGTTCCGTCCCCGCTTGTCTTCTCTGTCTCCAGAGCAGCTTGACGGAGAACTTCAACAGCAGCTTGCTCATAATCATCATCTAGTTCCACAACCCGAGCAACACTTACACCATCTTTTGTAATTACTGGATCGGCACCACGCTTATAGAGGATTACATTTTGCCCCCTAGGTCCAAGCGTAGATGCTACAGCATCGGCGAGCTTGTTTGCTCCACTGAGTAGCCTTTGTCGGATATCGTCCCCAAACAGGATATGATCTTTACTCATTTTTTTCTTCCTTTATTCTTTTTAAGCTGTTTTATTTGCTTTTGGACTGATGTAACCGACGCCTCTAAAGAATCCAGTCGCATATTAGTTGTGTAATAGAAACCAACCAACGGAACCAGTAAAGAGGCAATTGTTATTATTATCTTAATGTCAACTTTCACTGTCCTCAACTCCAAGAACTTCAACTTCAAACGTTAAATCTTGTCCTGCAAGTGGATGATTGAGATCGGCAGTGATGGTTGTCTCTTGCATCTCCACAAGACGAGCGATGACTTGGCGACCATCTGGACCTTGAAGTGGGATTGGCATTCCAGCCTCAAAGGGGAAATCATCTGGGAACATACTTTTCTCTAAAGTTGTCATTGCTTCTGGGATTGGATCTCCATAAGCGTCTGCCGACTCAATAGTAAAAGTCTTACTATCACCAGCACCCATGCCGGTCAAAGCACTTTCAAAACCTACAATGAGATTTCCCTGGCCGGTTGTAACGGTCATTGGTTCGTTGCGCTCAAAGGAACTGTCAAAGGTAGTTCCATCATTTAGTGTCCCCTTGTAATGCAAGGTCACCGTGCTTCCGTTTTGTACTGTTGTCATCTTTTTGTCTCCTTAGTGTTTAAGATGAGTATTTCTTTGGACTTTTTGTCCTTAGACATTCCGTAACTCCATTCAGGATATACGATTTCATAATCTTTGTATAGTTCTAAAATAAATGGACTCGGGTTATAGGATAAAATCCAGTTATTCTTTTTCTTCATTACCTCCGCCAGACCCAGATGGTCGAAGCCTTTATGGGCTGAGCCATTCTTGCCATAGAGAACTGGGTTGTCAATAGCGTAGGGCGGATCAGCATAGATGAAGGCATTGTCGTGATGACGAGCAAGGCTTTCTTTAAAATCTGCTAGCTCAACACTTAGAGCAGGACATAGGAAATTTCTAAGCCGTTCAATACTGCTTTCGGTAAACCGCTTGTCCGCTGCTTGTTGCGAGTATCCACCACTCAGAGTTGCCCCGCTAAATGATGAGCGGTTTAAAGCATAATACATACAGGCTCGCATCTCTCGCCAAAGGTAATGAGTGTTGTCCATGTGAGTCCAAGACTGCTTGGTCTGGTATTCTCTGAATTTTTGCTTATCACAAGGATGGAAAAGAGATTCCAACATATTAGCTGTGCCGTGCGGGTCGCTTAGTGTTTGTTTCCAAAAGTTGACTAGGGGCTCAAAGATTTCATAACCAAAAACTCTCACACCCTGCGAGGCGTAGTGGATCTCAATGGACCCACCACCAAAAAAGGGACTGACAATTTCTGTCAGGTCTTTTGGGAAATAAGGTGTGATATGTTTGAGGGCTCTAGTTTTACCACCGGGGTATCTTAAGAGTGATTTCAAGTTTCCTCACTTTCTTCGGGCTCTACTTCCAGTCCTTCAGGTTCGGCTGGATCGTCTTGTGATTGATTTAATCTTTTTGCTCTTTCTTCCATCATTGCCAGAATGGACTCGGGATCATCTAGCGTATACGGAGACTGCGCCAATCCAGCGCCGTCCAAACGAGCAGAGGTTCTGAACGG